GCTAAGGTTTCTGGCCGTTCCGGTTTTGTTCCGGGGCGGCCGGACTTCCGGCCCCGCCGCCGCAGGCCGGGCCTCCCTAGAACTTAAATAGCACCACCTAATAACGCTGTCAAGCGAAAAGATTGCTTGACATAACTTTTTTCACCTAAGCAGAATATAGCACCTAGCGCCCGTTGCTCGCACTCGCTATTAAGATGGAGCGGCGCACCCAGCCGCCACTAAACCAAAACGAGGTAAGTAATGGCAAAGAAAAAGTTTTTCCTAATCGCAGACACCGAAACAACTCAGACAGACAAGGTTGCCGATATTGGCCTTGTTGTTTGCGATAAGCAGGGAAACATTCACCACGAAATCGGAATACTTGTCGGGGACTTCTTTTCCGACAGGGAAAACCACCCGCTCTTTCATATTTACGGCGATAAGGGAGACATATTCAGTAAAGCAAGGCTTCCGGCCCGTTATCAGGCTTATGAGAACATGCTACAGGACGGAAGGCGCTATCTCGCCAGCGTCGGGGCAGTAAATCGCTGGCTTGCTAGGGCTAACGCCAAGTATCAGCCGGTTTTGACCGCCTATAACTTGGCTTTCGACAGGTCAAAATGCGCGAATAGTGGTATTGACTTGGATATGTTCGATCAAAGCTTCTGCCTCTGGCACGCTGCCGCTGAAAAGTGGGGACATACTAAGGCTTATAAGAACTTTGTTCTGCAAAATCACTTTTTCGGGAACCGGACGGCTAAGGGTCATATGGGATACCAGACAAAGGCCGATTGCATGGCGAAATTCGTTCTTAACAATCCCGGTTTGATTGACGAGCCGCATACGGCTTTGGAGGATGCTAGGGATTATGAGCGGCCTATTCTTGCGGCTTTGGTAAAGAATACTCCCGTCGCACAGTATATGAACCCGAAAGCCTACAGCTATAGGGACTTTGTTGTTAGGGACCACTTCACGGCCATCTAATCGCAAAAAAGTGAAAAAAGTTGTTGACGGGGGCAAAAACCCTCCCTAAGACAGAGGAACGGCGGGGGGCTCATCCCCCGCCGACAACCGACGAAGGAAAATAAAATGGCGACTGCCAAAACTCCGAATTTCACTCCCGATCAGGAAGCCTCGATCCGGGCCGCTTCCGAAGCCGGTCCCCTCAATCTCGACGTTGCCACCCGCCTCGGCGCGGAGATGGGCAAGTCCTATCGCTCGATCGTCGCGAAAATCACCCGCATGGGGCTTCCCTACCAGTCGAAGCAGCCGACGACCAAGACCGGCTCGCCGGTCACGTCGAAGTCGAAGCTTCGTGACGCCATCGCCGCAATCGTCGGCGGCAATCTGGACGGCCTCGAAAAGGCCCCCAAGCCGGTGCTTCAGCGCCTCGCGAATTTCGTGGAGGACGCGGCGGCGACCCTCGATGACGGGGAGGACGAAGCCGAAGCGGCCTAGCCGCTAGGGGGCGGCGGCATGGGTTCCTTAACCCTCGCCCGATAGGGCAACCGCCGTCCCCGCATTTTTCTCTTGACAAGCCGCTAGGTTGGCGGTAATCATAAGGAACAGAGTTTCGGCCTCGCTTCGGCGGGGTCGGAACTTCGTTCCGACCGCGATTTTTGAGCGCGCTACTCCCATTATGACAGGTATTTTTCTTTTGTCAACCCCATCTTTTCTCTTGCGTGAAAGATTTTTTGCTGTAGAAGAGAGTTATCGGAAGCGGAAAGGAAAGGAACAGCCGGAACGCCAAGAAAGAGAACGCGGGATACAATGCAGGCATGGAAGTATGGCTTAGGCTTGATCAGATGTGTTAACCTGCTGCGGTTGAATGGTTACTCTATAGGGGCCTCACCCTGAATAAAGTTGATGTGCCGTTGGCGGTTAGCCAAGCGTTATAATCAAGAAACCTAGATGGGAGGGGGTGGCCACCCCCTCCCATTGAAACCCCGAGATTATTTTTGTTAGGTAATATCCCAAACCCCTTGTGGGTCAAGTCTTAGCCAAGAGCGAAGGTTGCAACTGCGGGAGAAAAGCCTAACTGGGTCAAGCGCCTCTGACCGAGAAAAACTAGCGTTAACAGTTCTTTTGTCCGGAGTTTAGCTAATTCCGGTGGTTTGCACGATAGCCCTCGGTTAATATCCGCGTATGGGACAAAAAACCAGAAGTATAGACCTAGATAGTGTTCGCCTTCGGACTTGTTCCAAAAGGGACCTTACTAAATGCTAGGCTAGGGGTGGCAAAGGTATGACCCACCCTACTTAACACAGGTTAGTCACTTTTCCCTTGACGGACCAAACTAATTTCCCTACCCTAGAGAGACAGAAGGACCGCTGACTTGGATCGGCGGTCGGACTTCCGACCGGAACAAAACGTGATCAAACCAGGAACAGGGCCAGGACGAAAGCAGAACAAAACGAGAACAAACCGGGAACAGAACAAAACGAGAACGAGCATGATATGTTATATCATCGCGCTATGCGCCGACGTAAGTAGTACGTCAACAACTATTTTTACATGCACCCAGTAGTACGTCAACAACTATTTTTAGTAGTTGGTCAATTAAGGTTAAATTCAGCAAAGCTTAAAATTTTTGCTGATTTCGCGTCAAAAGCCGCTTACTTTAAGTTTAGCAGAGTTTTCAGCATTTGTCAAGACTTATTTTAGCTTATGTTGACTTGATTGCCCCCGTTTGCTTTAAAGTGATTTTCGATCCGCGCGGCGAGGCTTTGGATGGGCAAATTAGGCATATCTTGCGCTCATTTGAAAAATTGCACCGAAATTATTTCGCAGCAAACCCCTCCTCCACATTTTTACAACTACCGTTTTTGCTATTAAGTACTTAATCAACTAGTACTAGGTCAACTGAATTTAGTTCTTGACAATTTGACCCGCTTTTGCTAAGATGAAGGCTAAGGAGAGAAAGATGAGTCATATTTATTCAGCCCCTAACTCAGCAGAAGTTCTAGAAGGCTTACTTTATCACATGAATGATTATGATGACGAAGTAAAAGCTGCTCTAAAGCTAATATCCGAGCGACATGATGTGCTAAGAGACTTGGCAAACTTCTGGCGTTATGGATACCCCCACGAGAGAGACTGAATTTAGTTCTTGACTTTGCAACCCAAAGTCTCTAAGATGGGTCTTAAGAACGGGAGAATAGGCAATGCAGGACCGATATAACGAAATCTATGCAGTAGGAAAAGAGCTAGGCTATAAGGCTATGACTGCGCTCGATCAGATGCTGGTTGACACGATGGACAAGAGTGGGCTTACCGATGATAACGATCGGGATGCTTTCACTGAAGGCTTCTGGAATGGAATTATATAATGGAATTCGTTGGTAACGGACTTGTATTTTTGTTCTCATGTGTCCTAATCTTCATAACCGTTGTGTTATGGGGATCAGTTGGGATGTCTTTCGCAGATAGTAAAGGCTGGAACTTCACGCGAATTGTAGCTTTCGTGGTAACCGCTATTCCGGCCACCTTAGGTGGATGGCTTATCTATCTTATGGGATTTTAAAATGAGCAGACTTCCATTAGTTGTTGTATTCTTGGCAGCATCAATTCTGCTGTTTATTATTAGTATAAATCATAATTCTATGGATGCTAGGATATTTTCTGCTATTACTCTATTTGCTGCTTTGGTAGCGGCTTTTAAAAAGGATAAAGAATAATGGGACTTTTTGAACTAGATAATATTGATGAGGTTACTGATCTCATCGACCTAATTGAAGCTCACGGCGACGACCGTAAGTTCGCAGACCTTTATGAGCGACTCTGCGAGTATCGCGACGATTATGAGGATATGTAAATGATTGGTGTAATTGTATTCTTTTTAAGCCTTTTCGCAGTCATCTATCTTGAGTGGAGACTGTGGGAATGGGACACGGAAAGGTATGGACCAGATACTGCTCTTAATCAGGCGTTTTTCTGGACAGCTACACTTGCAATTCCAATAATTGCAGCAGTCAACTTTTTCTATATGATAAGTATGATTTATGGCAAGATTAACATCCAATGATGGGCTTAATAGGAATTGTGATGATCGCTGCCGGGCTAGCTATGATAGTAGAGGATAGACATGCCTACTATAGCTACTAAATTCGCTGTCTTCCATAGCATGAGTGACGAAGACCTTAATAACAAACCAGAAAACGCCTTTATAGGGATTTGTAACGAAGATGTGGCCACTTTCCTTAAAGCGCGCGGGCTTGAACGAGACGATGTTAGAATATTCTGGGAGTGCTAAAAGGCCTCTCCGAATTGACAAGCTATTTGGCTCTGACGTAATTGATCGCAAATATGATATTGAAACGCAGCGGACTACATATAGGCTAGCGGACGGGCGAAAGTATCATCGTTATTATGACGAAGATCATTTCTATCCAAGCACCCAGCCAGCGCGCTCCGCGCGCAAGACCAGTGTTGTGACGAATCGCTGTCCAGGATGTGGTTATTCTCCTTGTGAGTATAATTGCTACTCATATTATGAGGAAAATGGAGTCGATCTTTATAAGAGCACCCTAGGCTTCGATCATCTTTGCTCCCTAGGTAAATGTCGAACCTGTCGTCGCAAACCAGAAAAATGCCAATGTGGAGCTTATGTGAGCTTTGAGCTTCAGCGTACTAAAGAACGCCTGAGAGAACATGCTCGACTTAAACAAGCTCAGCTAGAGGCTAAAGCTGAAGCAGATCATATCTGCAATTTACTAGAGCAAATCCGTCATAAGACAATCTCCAGCACGCATGACTCCATTCTCGATGATTTCGACCGTCGCTGGCGTGCTGAAATTGAGAAGAAGAATATTGGGCGCGTTGTTCAAGCTATAGCGCTTGAAATAGCTCGTATCACTGCTCAATATAGAGAAGCTTCTGCCATTCACGCTATGAGGGAATTTGAAACTCAAGGTCGTTTCATTCAAGCTGTCTATGGCAAATCGTCTCTAGAAACAGAAATTGACGCTATTCTAGCATCGTAGAAAAAGGCTCTAGTAGAAAACCTACTAGAGCCTATTTTCATTTCTCGACGCCGCGCGCCTCCACCTTTCTAGAATTTCGGATAAATTGGCCCCATCCGAGAACGGATTATCAATCCATCCTTAGTCCATTAAAAATGCATTAGTAAGCATATAAGTAATGGTCTGCTTTAGCAGACGCAATGCGATGAGGAGATTAAAAATTGGGCGCTGCCTACTTCGTAGATTAGCTTCCAATTTAGATTGGTTGTACGATTAAGTAGCTTCGGGGTCATCTACTAAATCATATCTCAGATCGAGGCCAGGGAGCCTCCCTTGAATTCCGGCTCCCTGGATCTCAATTCGATTAAGATTTAAGGTGACCCAATCCACTTAATCTTCAATTGACATCCAATCTGTAACTAGTTACATAATATCACACCTTTTCCCAAAAGTCAAGAACTTTTTTCGTGAGGTATGGAAAAGGCTAGCTCGATTGCAGCTGATTATTTGAGCATTCGCTTCGATAGTTCTTGACATAATGCCCGTTTTCGCATATAATGGGAGCTTAAGGAGAGAGAAATGGCCTTTGAAAATGTTAACCTTAAGCGCACCATGCCAGCTGGGTTCGAAGAGCGTATTAGGGATATCATCAATGCTGTTCCGGGTATGGAAGCTGAAGAGCTTTTGGACCTATATTTTGAGCACGCTAGGAAAAATTACACGGATATGAAGCAGATTGTAATTAACTGCAAGCTTCTAGCCGAATTGAAGAACGAAATGATGGAGAGAATGTCGTGAGTGATCTAGCTGGTTGGAGTGAAACTATCAAGCGAATTGGTGAAGATAGTCGCCTAAAAGAATTGGCTGACGCTGCACAATTTCGCGAAGATATGATCGACATGCTAGCTCATGATCGGGAACAGTCGGCAGATATTCTGCTTAATACTTATGTTTGGGCTATCAACGGAAGCTACGGTATGAACCCTATGGCTAGAGCTAAAGCACAATATGCGGATGCTGTTAGAGCTATTATTCTCGAAAGGATGAATTGATGAAGGTTTGGGTTGAAGGACAAGAGTCTATCGCTCTGCATGAGGATATTATTCGCCTCAATCAGGAGAATATTGAGCTTCGTGATGAAGTCCGAAAGTGGCAGGAAATCTCTATGAAGATGACGGAAATGGCTGAGCGATTGGCTAATCTTCTTCTAGACTCGGTGGAGGAAGCACATGAGCTTCGCTGATGAACTTAATGAGGCCCTAGATGAAGTGGCGGGACGAGCTTCCAAGAATAATAGCCGAAAACCACGCGAGGAGACTCGCCTTAGCCCCATTGAGAGCAAAGTGGGACGCAGAAGCTGAGTTCAAGCGTAATGCTAGACGTAAGCTTGCTTCGCGCTTGGCGGAGATTGAATTGTCTCCAGAAGAAAGAGTTTATTTGAATGAGTATTTGTCATGATTTTATGTGGCGACTAAGACGTTTCCTTGGAGTTCCGATGAGCGAGAGCGAAGCTTTGACTTCGCTCGTTTGCTTGGATATTGTAACCAACTATCACGATTGGACCTTGGAAGATAGATGTTATGGGTGTGAAATTCGCCCTACTAATTGGAATTCAAAGCTTCCTCTAGTCAAGGCTCGTAAGGGTGACATATTTTACTGTGAATGTAAGATTGGAAACATTCCGATCACTTCAGGCCAATTTAGGCGTATCTTTAATCTTTACAAGAAGCAATATGACGTAATAGAAAGAAAAGCTTTAAGTAAAGAATTTGACAAGACTGTGGATTTCCTGCTAGAGAGGCGTAAATGATTATTGAAATGTTCGTAATCAGCTGTTTTATGATGGCTATAGGTGGCAGTGCTATTGCTACCGCAAATGTGGGTCATGAGCCAAAGAAGACAGAGCAGCTCATCTTTACGCCGCCCAGCGGCGGTTCCGCTGTCAAGAAAAAGCCCGTAAAGTACAGCGAGAAAGACCTTCTCGTCGCGCTAGTCATTGACGAAATTCGCAAAAATCCAAATCAGTGGAAGAGCGAAGAAGTCCATAAGAATCAGTGGAGGGGCTCTTACTATGAGACTCTAGCTGATCGCACAAATAAGATTGTCGTTCGGAGAAATCATTGCTGGCACATTGGCAGTGATCACAAGGACGACTGTTGGATCAACGAGGTTCGCATTACTGGTAAGGACTTCCTTGAAATTAAGGAGGTCTTCGATCAGAAGAACCTCCGTGACGAAGTTGAGAGGCTTTCTCAGCGTCGCATTTCAAGGGAGCTACAAAATGAGACGGTCAACAACACAACGCCGCTTCTTAGCTATGAGGGAAGCAGCCTTGATGAAATTGAACTCTATACTAGACAGGCACTCCAGCCTATTTACAACAGAAGAACTTGAGTTCCTGAAAGGACATTTGGTATGACTGTAAAACGTGTGTATCATATTACAGCTGGCCATCGTGAATTAACTTACGATGGTAAATTCCTCAGGATTGACGATAAAGTCAGTTTTGGAAACGCTTGGATTGATCAATTCATTGATGGCATCAATGAATTGAGAGCAGCCAGACAGAAGGACGAAATACGTGGCAGCTAAAAGATCTTTAACGGAGAGTATTAACGGAACCACACTCTTCATTGACCACGAAACTGTTCGCATTTTTAATGGTAGAGAAATTACTCTATCCCTATACGGTATACATGCGAAACAATTTATGAATTTCGTAATTGAGGCACAAGCCTTCATCGAGGCGGAAAGAATTAGAAATGCCAATTAAGATGTATTGTATCTTCTCGGAAGAGTCGGTACGAGCTATGCAAGGTAATAGAGGTAAGATGTGTGCTCAGGCTGGGCATGCATTTCTACATTCTTATTGGGATAATATGGATCGTTTTAGTGAGTTTAATCTCAAAGACGATCCTGATGTTATCGATCATGCTATGCGTGTTCGCCAAGACTATGAATTTGGTGATGACGCTCGCAAGATCACCTTAATCACTCCAACAACTGACGATCTTCGTCGGCTAGTAGAGAAATATCGTCCTATTACTGGTGTCACTCTCGTGGAAGATTGTGGATATACCGTAGTTGAGCCCGGCACGATTACCTGTGCTGGTATTGGACCCCTTCGTGACGAAGACAAGGACGATGAACTTAGAAGCCTAAGGATTTTCACGTGATTGTATCCACCCTTGAAGTAGATCTAGGAAACAATTATACAGCTAAATGGCGTTCCGACAGGAATATGGTTGAACTTCTAAATGGACAGCGATCCATCGTCCTAGTTGAAGAGCGCGATCTAGAGCGTATGATGGCTCTCTTTAACGAAGGTCGTGCACTAGAGGAAGTTAGGAAAAGGCTTAAAGCATGAACATTATGATACTAGCAAAAGGCACAACGGAGTCATTGTAAGGGACGACGCAGAAGAGCCTTATGTTTCAATCATCAAGACGGAAGATGGTAGATATCTTTTAACTACTGAATGCCAGTATTCACTTAAATAGTTCTTGACTTTGCGACCCAATCTCGCTATACTGGGGCAACAAAGGGCGAGATATGTATTACACTTTTCGGATCAAGCAGGAAAATCCATTCCAACGGGTGGAAGTTGCTAAGTGGGACGAACACGACTCACATCCGCTAGAGGTTTACGAGGTTCTTCCCGAGGGTAGGCCGGGACGAGGTATGTGCTCGTGCCCGGCTTACGTTGTTTGTAAGCATACAAAAGCAGTTCTAGAAGCTCGAAAAGATGGAAAGATCAAAGAGCTCTGGAATTGGTATTGGGACGAGAAATTGGGTTGGCAAAGGACAAAGGATATTCAATATGCTAGTGATTGATCCACCAAGTGGCTGGAAGTATGGGTTTCCTAAGCCTTATGACAATCCTAATAAGATAGAAGCTAATCTGTGGCTGGCTTTGAATGGCTATCCGCTAGACGAAGTTCGATATTGGGTTGAAGCTAGAGGCGGTGTGCCTTGCAGGTTTTGGGAGCACAGAGATGCAACTGACGTGTGAAGTTTGCAAAGAAAACGAAGCTATCGGTGTGGCATCTTCGTGCCTAGGCCCAATGTCTAACGCATATTGTAAGCGTTGTCTTGAACATCAAGCTGAGCCTCTGTGGATGTTTGAATGCACATTAGAGGAAGTTGGCGAAGAGGTTGCTGAGTGGGTCAAGCAGCTTACGACTTATATAGACGGTACCTATGTTACTTGGGATGAGTTTGCAAATGCTCGACGGAATGACGGTGGAGATACTATCTAACGGTTTCATTGGCGGAGCAACGCTAGAAACTGACGGATACTATGTCCTAGTTATAAACAGAGAATTTGGTCCTTTCGAAGAGGATGAGTTACAGCTTATTGGAAATCCCTACCCGGAGATGGAAAATGGATAAGTGGTACCCTGGCAAGAAACCAGATAGATTCGAACTTCTAGAGATGGAAAATGCTAGACTTAAAGCAGAGTTGGCCAGGTGTCAAAAGAGACTTCTTGAATATAGCTGGCAGGTAAATCCAGATCGAAGCGGGGGTCAATTTGACTACCGTGATTATGAGCAACTAGAACGTGGTAGACAAGGAATTTTTGGATGAGTGGATTTGGTGGTTTCATTATGGGAGCCGGTGTTGTAATCTTTGTGGCGGCAATGTTGTCGGGTGGCGAACCCGAAGCTAAGGCCGTTGATGGCAAACCTAAAGTCGTAACTGTTACAAAAGTGGTCGAGAAGAAGATTCCCTTCGACCGGGCTGGACGTTGTATGAGCCTACAAGAAAAGGGCGAGGTTCAAGCTGTTGCCGCATATGAGGGTGATAGGAATAGTAGTCTAGTTACCTTTAAAATGTCTAATGGATTTACGCGAGTTTGTGAATTTAAAGGTACAGACTATAGGTCCAATCTTAAAGAGGGAATGGTTCTAGTTACTCGTGGAGGTGAAAGGATTCTCTAATGAAAAAGGTTTATATCGTTCGAAAGAATGGAGACTTCACCGAGGGGCGGGGCCCTATGAATTATCATAGGACCTTCTCTAATGGTCCTGAAGCTGTACGATATGTTCAAGCGCAGGAGGGTATCTTCGGCAGCCCTCAGCATGTAGAGCTTGATAAATATGGCCATTATGCTTATGCTAATGGTTATAGCATTGATGAAGAGTTCGTTTACGAGTCTGCTGGTCAGGCTATTGATGAAGCTGAAGAGAAAGAGCGCGTAAAGGCTCTTAACAAACTAACTGCACGCGAAAGGAAGTTGCTAGGACTATGACACCAGAACAAGAAAAACTGTATTACGAGGCTTTGCTAGAACTAGCTGACCGTTATGAAGCTATGATCGTTGACGAAGACGCTGAGGAAGACAATGATGACATTCTAGAATTTATTGATCTTTTCTACGAAAAGGCTCTACAGCGTTATCCTCTGCTTAAGCTTAATCGTTGGCTTGGATATATTCAAGGCGTTCTTATTGAGCGTGAATTTACGACTGTTGAGGAAGAGCGTAACTTCACTCGTCCATTGTTCCGTCCTATTGATTTCGAGGGTTAAAATGCAGACCGAAAAAGAAATGCGAGAAGCTACTGTTCCTACTTTTAGTTCCGCTGAGGAACTCCAAAAGTATATTGATGGACTAGTAACCCAAGAGCATGATTATGGTACATGCGTCTATGCTATGTCCATAGCAGCTACCGCTACCTTCAATTATGTGGCTAATGTTCTAGGAGTAACTGGTTTTCAGGCTAGCATGGCTGATTTGGACATTATCCGTCGAACTCGTCATATGAAGGGTCCTTTCATGTTGCTCAAGGGTGAAGACCTTCTTTATCCTCAGTATGATCTTCATCAGAAGGTAGATGAATTTGAGGATGATTGTCGAGACTGGCTTCGAGACGAGGCTAAACGAATGATTGCGGAGCAAGAAGATGGTGAAGATTGGCGAAAGGAATATCCGCCTCACCCCGACGTCATGCAGCGTTGGAAGGATCTTGCCAGTGAGTAACTTTGTAATTGTCATGCAGCCGGAGAAGCGTGGTCGTTTCGATCACTATGAGAATCATCCTAGATTGCATAGCTTCTCCACTGAGTCTGAAGTTATCAAGTTCGTAGGAAACAACAAGAGCGATATGGCTCGCATGCTCATCTTCAATCTTGACAATAAGCTGCTACCTACAAACTTCCTTCAGTCATTTGAGGATAGGAAACGTATGGCTTTGTCAAAGCTAACCGATGAAGATCGAGTCATTCTAGGAGTTAGGTAATGGAACTATTGGTAACCATTGTCGGAGTTATATTAGCAATTGCTGGTGCTTATCTGACATTTGCTGTGGCAACTACCCCAGCTATTATTTTTGGAGTTATCTGCATGGTAGTAGGATTTGCCATGTCAGGATTCCTATTCTTAATGTTTGAGTTTGACTGAATTTAGTTCTTGACTCTTTCATTGAAACATCGTATAATGGGTTAATCAAGAGGGAAACAGCCTTCTTGAATTTTTGACGCATACAGGAAGGAATGCAAGAATGGCTTATACAGATGGACAGATTACTGAGCTTAAGGCAATTGAAGGTCTTAATTTCGACAAGGCTCAGACTTTTGCTGACAAACACGGACTAAAGGTACGTAGCGTTATTGCTAAGGCTCGTGCTCTCGATATTCCCTACCAGTCCAAGGTTCCTGGGCAGAAGAAGGCTTCAGCAGCTAATGTTCGTCGTAAGTCGGATATTGCTAAGGCGATTACCGAATTGCTCGATATTGTGGTTCCTTCTCTTGACAAGCTTACGCTGAAGGACCTTGAGATTGTTGAGGCTCGCCTCGAAGAGCTTCTTATTAAGGAAGACTAAAATTTTCATACTCCCGTAAGGGGCGTTGGCGCTGGTTAGCTATCAGCTCGTGGATGAGTGGCGCTATAGCTCATCTAGTAAATAAGTGCAAGTATAGCTTGAGGCGGTTCGCGGCCGAGTACCCTCAAAATAGGCAGTATGAAATAGGTGAATGAGGCTAAACTTTAGCTGCCACAAGAGGCGAGCTACGCTCTGCTAATTCTTGAGTATTGGCCCTAAATGGGATGCTATTAGTAGGAAACGAAAGTTCACCAATAGGCAAGGCGGCTTTAAAATGCCTTTGATAAACTCGGTGGTCTAGCCAGCCACCGATGCCTTATTAAGCTAATGCACGAAAAGGAACGACAATTCGGGATGATGACCCGTAAATCGTTCGCCTGTGGAGTTCATCGCCCACTGGGAAATCGCTCACTGGCTCAATTGGTGGCTGCGGAGCGGGTGCATTAGCCTAATAAGGTAAGGAGACTATCATGAATTATGGAGCGTCAGACCATCCCAGTGGTGGTCATTACGAAACTCAGGCAGAACGTTTTGGAACGGGTGGTGTAGGTACTGCTCGTAAACCTAAAGTTCTTGTGCAGCAAAGCTTCACTTTTGACGAAGACCAGATTAAACAAATTCTAGCGGAATATGTTTCTTCTAACTTCGGAGTTGTAGCTTCTGCCGCAGACGTCGATGGTGACTATAGCAGTGGTTATCACTATAACCAGTTTGACTCACAATCCCCCTATTGCAAATTTACCGTTACGGTGACCAAATGAATCTAACAGAATTTGTGCGTGAGTCCAACCGGATCGAGGGTATTCTTCGTGACCCTACTGATGCCGAAATTGCTGCTCACATAGAATTTGTCAACCTAGATCAACCAACAATATATGACGTGATTCGTCTAGTTTCTGTCGTTCAACCTGATGCCAGGTTGAGGGATAACATGTCTGTGCCCGGAGTACGTGTAGGAAATCACATTGCTCCACCCAGTGGAGCTGAAATTAGAGAGCAGCTAGAGCATATTCTACAAATGACGCATGTTGCATGGCGTAATAGAATGGCTGAGGGTTTTAAAACTAAGTGGATACCTTGGTATGTTCATTGCCAATACGAAACTCTCCATCCTTTTACTGACGGTAACGGGAGATCGGGTCGTGCATTGTGGTTGTGGTGTCATGGTGGTAGAGCTCCTTTAGGATTTCTTCATCAATTTTATTACGAGACCTTAGCAAACACCAGACTCTAAAATAGTTCTTGACTCTGAGCCCGGTTTTGTGTATAATGGGTCTTCATTCAGCGGAGATTAACCTATGGATCGCGAAGCCGAGCTTAGGAGATTGCTTGCAGTAGAGCGGGATCAAGTCTCTCTTATTGAGGTTGCTATCGTTAACTGGAGTTCCGACTCGATGAAGTCCGTAGTCATCGCTACGCCTCTTCGGGCAAGAGGTATTGCTACAGCTACGTATTTTTCGGGCAAGGGCAAAAAGCAAATGGAGAAAGCTAAGAGGGACGATCCTGATTTCTTTCTTATCATTCGCGATGATGGTATGCAGTTGAAAGATGCTGTTTACGAAACCTTTACTCCTTTAACGGACGAGAATTACGTTCAAGAGGTATATGAAAAAGTGGTTGCTGATTGGTCATAGAACCAATCAGCCAGCTGAAACTAAAGAGTTCACACCTCGGCCTCAATGCTATTGCACAACATGAGATAACAGAGCAATTGCGGCGAGCGTGCGGACAACTAGAAGTAAGCATATTTGAAGGATTGATATGAGTTATACAGAGGAACTGACTAAATCAGTCATAGAAGAGTACGAAGCTGACCCGTCTAGGGAGACAGTTGATCGTATTGCCGAAAGAATTGGAAAGACAACAAGGTCGGTTATTGCTAAGCTTGCAGCAGCGGGAGTTTATCAAACCCCGCAGCGCACTACGAAAACTGGCGAACCGATCGTCAAGAAAGAAACTCTAGTCGAAGAGATCGAAGGGTGGCTGGAAATAGAATGCCCCACCCTAGTTAAAACTGGTAAAGAAGATTTAAAACGCGTTCATAAAGTACTACAGGAGATTTTCGTTGACGCCTGAGGTAATTGCACTCATTGCAGAACTCGAGAATATCGGGGAAAACAGAGAGGCTGAACCAGACTTCCGAAACCGAGCAGCAGCGCGTAGAGCCGCGAAGCTGATAAAGGAACTTTATGCTCAGGAAAGCAGCTTGGATAGCCAAGCAACTTAAGGAAGATAGGGAAGACGTATATGACGTGCTTCTTGGAAATATAACCAAACCTAGGAGTTTAGTTGATGCTGTTGCGGCGTGCGAGTCTGAATACGATTCCCTTCTCACCAGAGGAACCGGACGGAAAGATAAAGTGGATTCAGGATCAACTGAAGCGGGACGGTTTTCATCTTACTAGTGTTTGTATCCGTAATATCCTCCAAGGAAGCTTGACTTTCATGGATGAGTATACTGTAGGGTATGTTCACGAACTTTCAGAGAAGTGGAATGTCCAGTGCAACTAGATGGGGTTCCAGTCGTAGAGTATGACAAAAGCATTTTGACTGTAGCAATGGCTATGATTAACGTCACTATGGAAACCAATCAGGTTGACGCTCGCGCTTTAGAAATTGTATTCGAAGAAGCAGTTAAAGAGGCTCGTGAACTTTTGAAGGAATGTGTTTATGGATGATATCGAGCGCATGATTGACGATAGAGATATCCTCGAAAACAGTGTGATCTTTTATGAAGACCAACTTAGGCAACTTCGTCTTGATGGAGTTCCGGAAGATGACATTCGTATTGTGCATCTAGAAAAATGGATCCACGAAGATACGAATGAGGCTGATGCACTGAGTAGGCTAATTGCCGAAAATGACTAAGTTTCGTATGAGCGGATCGTTTGCTATCGAAGTTGAAGCTGAGGATTCAGATGCAGCTTATGACATTATTCATGAGAAAGTTCTACAACACTTTTTCTGGGATAACGTGCATGACTTCGGCCCCGTTGAGGAAGACTGAATATAGTTCTTGACATTGGGCTCGATTTTTCGTATAATGGACTCTCAAGACGGGAGATAGTTTATGAAAAAGGGTCAGATGTTAGGGAACATGATTGTTCTCGCTACAAACGCCCACGCTGGTCAGTTTGATAAAAGGGGGCCAGCCTTACATCCTTCACTGTCTGAAGGTACTACATTATACTGGGTCCGATGATGAGGAAATCCAGTGTATTGCAGTCGGACACGATCTTCTAGAAGATACTGATGTTACAACTGATGATCTTTATGAAGCTGGGATGACAGATAGGGTTGTAAACGGCATCCTTCTTCTAACGAAGATGCCCGGACAATCTCTAGCGAAGTACAAGGAAGGCGTTCTTGCAAATGCAGACGCTCGAAAGGTAAAGAAAGCCGATCTGAAGCACAATAGCGACATTCGTCGTCTTAAGGGTGTAACAGAAAAAGACATTGCACGTAACGGTCGTTACATGTAGTTTTACGCAGAAATTGAAGCAAAGGAAGCTGAAGAAAATGTTTGAAGAAATTATGGAATCCTTTAACGGTCCTGAAATTGAATATGAGGGCACATATACCCCTAGAGCTCCAATTGATGTGCAGATGGTAGCTGAAGCTCTTGAGCCCGGCTCTCCGGAAGATATCTCTAGCAATTCTCTTTACCTTGAAGCTGAAGAGGTCGAAGAAATCCGAGAGATCGCAGCCAGCTTCGCTTAAAATAGTTCTTGACATTGTCCTCGGTTTTTCATATAATGGGGGACAACGAAAGGAAAGCGGCATGACAGATCGAGAAGCGCTTGAATACGAAATTGAAGACGCTATGTTCGAACTTAGTGATGCTGAGAGTACTCTTTATCGTTTGGAAGACGAAGGTTTAGAGGGTACTGACGAGTTTGACGAAGCTGAGCGCGACGTTTATAATGCAGAAAATCATCTTGCTTATCTGCAAAGTTTGAGGTCTGAACATGACAGCGAGTGAGCAAGCACAGGAAATTGGAAGCCTGTTAGGTCATGACGCTGTTGTGGCTCTTAGATTCTGGACTTTCTGTAGTGATATGGAAAAGTCAAGTGATCCTAGAGCTAGAGAGTTCCTTAAAGGTTTGGATCAAGTTTATAGAGTTCTGAAATTGATCAAAACTGAATAAAGTTCTTGACTTTGATCTCAGATTTTCGTATAATGGGTTATCAAAAGCGGATAGCGGGCAATTCACGGAGTTGTCGCAGTTCACCGACTTAGAGGCGCAGACTTAGTCGCTCTGCTTAATGAAAAGGACTATAAATCGCCTCCTTTATATCTCGGCTAAAGTCCTTAATTGTGAATAATAACCGAGATTAAGGGGTGCACTACTTAGGTGCTTAATGTGTCATAATGAGGATGTACGCCCCACTATAAATATGGTCTCGGACTGTAAAGGGAACGACGGAATATCAACCATGTTCTGTCAATGTTCCAGCACTTTATGGAATGAGAGTAGATACCGCCAAGTTGGATGATGGAGAAGCCGCTGTTGCGAAGCCGTTATCGAGCCCATTGACTTGGAAGGTCCCATATAGTTAGGGTGCAATGCGCTTAATGGTGTTTGCAAACCGCCTTAACTCTTTTTACCTGTGAAATACCCCACGGTCGCAAGCAGGTAGTTTATATCATATAATGTGTTATAATAATCTCGAGAGCACCAGCGGTTCCCAAGTCCGCCTAAGAAAAACCCGAGTGATCGGTACTGGTGCAAAAACCCTAAACTATGTGATCCGTCGGACGGAACTCCCCTCTAAAGGGACATATAAACAGGTTCAACTCCTGTACATAGTCAAAGGGTGGGTGCACAGGAATGTGTACGCAGATTGGACTAGAAGTCGCGAATCTGACCATATACTAAGACAAGGCAAATTCGCGAAGCCTCTACCACGCTAGAGGTATTAAAACATGGGTCTTCTTAGTACATAGTCTCGCGCGAGACAGAGGTGAGCGTAATTCCTCGTTCAAAAAGATCAGGGTTATGATCTGCCTCATTCGCGCAGAAATTGCGAGGCGCTTTAACCAGCGACCGCCAAAGAGGTCCGAGAAGTGACACATACGGTTATGAGCCGACTTAGTGCGGGACGTGGTTTGGCCACCACTATTAGCCCAAACGGAATCGTGGAGGAACCCCGTATGCTACTGTCTATGGCTGAGTGCACTTGCCCATAGAAGTAGGGAAAAATGTCGCAGGTCCCAACGCCTGCCTCGGAAACAATTTATGGGACCCTGAAAGGGGATAAGGTAATGCACAGTGACACTTGGTCAAAGCGGTTGCAAACGCCTCCAAGTCGGACAGGGTGATGCAATACTCACCGTTTGTGCCAGGGAACACCCGGGTTGCTATCAAACGCCGGACCTGAATTAGACAATTTTGATAGATTAGCCTAATCCCAAACTCTCGTTCTGCCGGTGTAAGAAGAACCGGAAATCTACCCTTGTAAGATCCAAAGGGCGGTGCTAGTTCTGACATAATTAGCCGCTGGGGTCCCAACCAGTGTAAGCGACGAAAGGACGCAAAGCGGTAAAGCGAGAGCTTGCAAAAAAGCTGCCGCAAATCTAGAAAGACGTTTCTAGTAATAGGGTGTGAAGTGAGCTAAGCTAGCAACATTCTTCACGCAGATATGTATACCAAGTGTGTCTAGAACCTTGGTGGATTGGAGCGAGGGGGGGCGACCAATCATTTCGGCAACGTAACGATCCGGGTGTGAAGTGCCAGCTTCACACCCTTTTTTGTGTTCGTTAAAAAAGTTGTTGACATTTGAGTGTTTTGGTGTTATTATAGAGACTGAATAAATCAGCCATATTCTAGTGCAGCTAATGTAGTGGGAACTGGCTAAGTCGGAGACCGCAATGGCGCTTTTTATTGGTGGTCCAATGGATGGACAACGAGTTGAGGTAGAACCCTCACGCAATTATATACAAGTGGCAATAGAGAAGCCACTAAAAATTAAGGAAGAACATACTGTAGAAAGATTCTCTACTACAGTTGAGAGAGACCTCTTTACATACAAGGCAGAGATATTAGCTTGTCCAAACAAGCAATACACAGTTTTCATTCCTGACGACTATGATTGTCAGGATTTTATAGATCATTTAATTAGAGGGTATAGACCTAGTGCAAATTAAACCATTGATTCTTAACGAAAGAATCGAAAACGGTATAGAAGGTAAAGCGATTTTCAGTAGTGATTGTCACTACAGATATGTCCTAACTAGATGTTGGGATGATTCTGCTTGGTTAAACATCATAATGCTCAATCCTTCCAACGGAGATGAGCGCATTTTAGAGACCACTACCAAAGGAGTCATGAAGCGGGCCCAAAAATGGGGCTATGGTGGAATGATGGTAGCTAACCTGTTTAATCTTATATCCACTGATCCTAAGGCACTAGCTAAATGTGATGATCCAGTAGGTGCCTCGGGTGATTGGGCTATTCAATACATGCTACAATGGGCTCGTAGAGATGATGAACCTATAGTCTGTGCTTGGGGTAATCATGGTAGTTTACTGGGAAGAGATAAGCAAGTATTAAAACTTCTAGAAGGTCATGAGCTCCAAGTTCTGGCCCTTAACGGGAATGGGATGCCACGTCACCCTCTTCATATGGCACATAATATTGAACCTAAGTCCTGGAATCCTTAATTTAGTTCTTGACACGCTAACCCAAAGACGGTATAATGGGACTCAAGATTAGGAGAATATCATGTTGAATAAGGTTGGAGTTCTTGGCGAAATCACTGGCTTCTTCACTGAACGTGATAGTATTCGTGATTTCTTACAGAACCTTATTAAGAACATAGAGTATCCTCTCGACGAGCGCTGGGAAATCTTCCTAGCGGCTGGAAAGGATATTCTTGGTGTTGATATCTACGGTGATGGACACATTGATATTCTATCTCCTGATCTCACGCAGTATGACCATTTTTACACTGAACGATACCAGACTCGAACTTACGAGGATATGTGGGAACAGATTCAGGAAAAGGTAGAAGACGCCAAGGTAGATCCTACTAGTGAATACTCTAAGGGCGCTGAACTTTGGGATGTGGATAAGTGGCGGGAAACCGTTCTAGAACATGGACATGCGGGATTTATTTATGACTGGTAAGTTTCAAAGGCTTGATCTAAGCCATATCACAGGACGCGTGTTTGTCGTTGGCGATATCCACGGAGCCTTCAGCGCGCTTGAGGCTGAGCTGGAGAAGCGTGGCTTCGATAGAGAGAAGGATGTTCTTCTTTCAGTCGGCGATCTAGTTGATCGTGGGCCGGAGAGTCATCGTGCTGTTGAGTTCCTAGACTACCCTTGGTTTCATGCAATTCAGGGCAACCATGAGGATATAGTCCTCAATATGGCTGGTACTGATATGCATAACCGTAATGGTGGGCGCTGGTGGAAGAAGCTAAAGTATTCACACAACAAGCCTAATCACGTTCAGTTCCTTGTTCGGTTCAATAAGCTTCCGATAATTCTAGAGGTTCTACTTCCTTCCGGTCGACGTATTGGACTAGTCCACGCGGAGTACCCAGGTGATGATTGGGCTGATGCTGAGTATTATGCCAACAATCATTCGGAGCATTGTATGTGGGCGCGTATCCGTTATAAGGATGCGCGTGACGAGCATGTTCATCGTCCACTAGATGGAGTTGAGCGAGTACCGCCTATTAAGGGCATTGACCATGTGTATTACGGACATACACCTTTAACGGAGGCTATTACAGTTGGAAACCAAAGCTGGATTGACACCGGTGCCGTCTTTTCTGACGGTTTCTTTACCATCATCGAGGAAAAGTGAAGTGATTGATGTAGAACTTAGCCGAGCAGAGCTAGAGCTTATCAAAGACCTAGCTAAAACTGCTATTCGACAGAGATTGTTTCCTGATAATTCTTTATATGAACTAGAGAAGTATATGGATCAGATGTTGGAAGAACTCGAGGATATGGAAGGTGAAAAAGTTGTTTGATTATTTTAACCGACTTCGCTGGGCACATGCCTATTTTGGTGCGGGAGAGGGTAAAGTCTCTCCGTTTGAAGCCCTTTATGTAATGGATTTGATTGATGCTGACACCTATCGACGTTTCGAGGGCCGTTAAACTTCCTGCTAAGTTTAAATACTACAGGGAGGGAGTCCTCTATTATGAGACCGGACTTGGTGACGTTTTTGGCGTTCCCTTGGATGATCTCGGAAAAGCTACCGTAAATGCTGAGGAGAAAGGAATTCTTCTCATGCGATATATGAGACTACACAACGAGGCTATTAAAAATGCGAAATCTGATTGACAATGCGACTAACAACCCAGGTATGACTGTGCTATGTGTAGCACTGATCGTCCTTGCGATCTTCATTATCTATGCCAATTTCTTTGCTCCGCGCAGAGAGATTGAACTAGTACATGAACCCCGTTATGAAAAGTTCGGTAACTACGGAAACGGAGCCAACGAACAGGACGGTCGAATGCCTGCTGTAGGCGATGCTTTTAGCTCTAAGTAAAAGGAAATATAAATGCCATTTGTTATTGTAGCCTTTCTAGCATTGATTGCTTACCCTGCGTATCTGCTTTATAATGAGATCGAGGAATTTCTAGAAGAGGAAAACATGAATTTTCGAGAATTTGTGGAGATGATGAAGCAGGATGCTCGATCTTAAGAATGTAATCTGGGAACTTAGGTGGTCTAAGGCAGGCAACCGTATTATCATCACAGAAATAGATAATGAAAATGTCTATTTTGAGGATATCTGTGATCGTGAAGATGTTGGCTGCCTAACCATTGATAAGTTCTGCAAAAACTATAAAGCAGTAGGAGAACTACAATGAAGGCACTATACGCTGTAAGCTATACTGAATACGAGCGAGGCTGGGGTCAACGCCCAGATGGAACCTCCTACCATAGGAGTGAGGAAGATGCCAAGGCGTTCACAAAACGTATTCACGGCGATAGAAGTGGTAGCGTGCCTGACGAGTATACTAATGCTGACGGTCCTCCACGTCTAGTAGAAGTTAGTGATGCATTATACGATCATGTTCAGGTAGGCGGTAATTACTGGTCTACTATGAATAGTTTCACGCAAGCACGCAATTGGAGTGTGCTCAATCCGAAAGGTATGTAATGGCTGATATTCTAGCAGTTGTGCTGACTATAGCTTTGCTTGGTAGCGGACTCTATTTCTATGTCTTTGACCGGCAGCCGAAATAGTTCTTGACTTTGTACCTGTTCTGCCCTATACTGGTCAGACAACGGGAGAGAATTATGGACCGCGAATTAGCTGAAAAGATTGCTTACGATTTGCTCGGCACTTGCCGCTCTCTAGCTGACATTGCTCTCAATTATCACAATGTAGAAATTGATGATCTCTCTCATGAAGAAGAGGACCTTTTACATGATGTAGTTGACAACATTACATTCGAATGTATTGAATGTGGTTGGTTTCAGGAGGCGGGCTACTGGAACACTGACGATACCGATAATGGTAATATTTGCCTAGACTGTAGGCCGATGGAGGATTAATGGACGACAATGTAGAAGAGTATGATTTCGATGGGGATTGTGCTGTTGAATGCGAACCTTTGAGCGAGCGTCGTATGCTCATTATCAAAGTTCTACAAGGTGGAGATATTCACGCTGAGGATAATGATGGGCAGATGATTATCGTTCGAGACGACGGAACCGTTAGTTCGTTCCTTCACGGAGATACCGATTGGGTTCAGGGGGAGTTGACTGTCAATGGTGAAAACTATTGGGAGGGAACTGCTTGGGACGTTATCGGATATCATCTGGGTATGACTGACGGTGCCCAAATGGAGAGGGCCCGAGGTGGATCAACTCAGTAGAGACTTGCAGGTTGTATTTGGATTTTCCAAAGCAAATGCACTTTCAGCTGTATGGCTGTACAGAAGAGGAAAGTTAAGTCCGGAAGAGGATGATATGCTTTTCTATCTTGAGAAGAAGCCTTGGGATCAACCCATGTTTCGAAATAAGGATTTGCCCAATGTTAAACCGGGCATGGAAAGAGTCCTAGAGCATCTAAACTATAGGATAACAGAAGCGGGTGGAAACCCAGTATAAGAGGTACATAATTAATGCCAACATTTCTAATTGTCGTAGGAACTCTAGTTTTACTGATTGGTACAACTATCTTGAGGGGTATTACCCTTAGCGTATTGTGGGGTTGGTTTATCGTTCCGCTAGGTGTTGTTTCAATTGGCATCCCTGCTGCTATGGGTATCGCCATGTTGGTTGCCATGATGACATGGCAAGACGTGGTAACTCAGAAGCGAGAGCTAGGTGGGGCTTTCGGCGTTGCAATCGGACAATGCCTATTCGCACTACTAGCCGGGTATATTCTTACCCTGTTCATGTGAGGTTAATGAGGGTCTCGCTTCTAACGAAGCGGGGCCCTTTAATTTAGTTCTTGACATGTACCCCTCGGTCTGCTATAATGGGTTCATATCTGGAGATAAGTCCGATTTGCCCTATTAGGCCAGGTACATATAATGATAACAGTAACCATAAAGAACCAAGGGGCTATTGAATTCGAAGACTTCGAGAACGCTATGGCGTTTGTAGAAGAGCATCCAGAGATGTATGCATTCGATGTTGAAAATTTATCACTATTTAGCGATGAACCCTTTGAGGGTTTGATTATAGCGGAAGAAGCCATCAAAGAAGTATTCCAGTGTGCTGGATGCAAGGTATGTGTAGGCTTCCATAGACGCTCTGATCAAAAAGAACTAAGAGTTAAATGTCCTAATTGTGAAGCAATCCATAATATAAAGGTTAAAGACGATGCTAGAGCATCTAAAAGCTAGAGGAATGGATGTAAGCCTGTATCCCCACATGGGTTATACAGAGGACGAAGTCACTTTCCCACTTTACAATTTTGGTGGGAAGCGTACCGGCTTACTTCGGTACAAACCAAGCGTCGGTAAGGATCGACGAAATGACCCGAAAAGCACGAGATATTATACCTTTATAGCAGATAAGGGGGAAATCGGAGTATTCGGACTTGAAAGCTTGGATTTTTCTAAGACAATCTATCTTGTAGGAGGCATGTTCAAAGCTTCTACTTTACATCGTCTTGGATTTGCAGCACTCCATGTTTCAGCGGTTTCTTATAAAGTGTTGAAACCCCAGTTACGCCTGCTCCGCAGGCCCTATCTGGCAATCGGAGACAATGACGATGAAGGTCGTCAATTCGTACGAAGATATGGAGGTTTCACAAGTCCTGTGGACGTTGATGAAATGTCTGATAGAGATGTTCTGGAAATGCTAAAGGCCGGGGATTACTCCCCGGCCTTTCTTATTTGTAGAAAAGATGATTGCCAATAGAAGTAACAAATTTATGAGGCCATTTCACTCTAGCATGTTTTGCTTTGAAGTAAAGGGACCCTCTAGTAAGATCATAGCCTCTATTAGCTGCGGCCCTCATGGAATCTAACCATTGACTTCCGCCTCCAGTTCTGTATTTGAACTGTCCGCGTTGTCTAACGATTTCACAAGGACTCTTCTTCTGTTTTTTAGCTCGATTCATAATTACGTGTGCAACAGCTTGCTTACCAGCAAAACTTTCAGCACGGGCTTCTGCATAGATAGCCTGTGCCATGCAATGATTTTGTATATCCAATAAAAAATGAAGGGGACCTTGCGGCCCCCTTCTCCTCACTTGCTTGCCATCTCGCGTCTATGGCGGGCTATAGCCGCTCTTTTCTTTCGTCGACGCTTGTCACTAGGCTTTTCATAGAAGCGCTTCTCTTGTAGCGCTCGGAAGACTCCCTCTTCCATGAGCTTGCGCTTTAGTACGCGCATAGCCCTATCAACATTGTTATTTCTAACCTCAACTCGCATTAGATTTTCTTTCCATTATCCTTGAGTCGGTTTTCAATTTTATGGTCTTCTCTAGTGATATTATAAGCACACTTTTCTACAAGTGCATTTCCAATATCTAAACCATAACCTGCACAATAGTCCAGGATTCTGATTATAGCGTCCGCCATTTCCACAACTTCCATTGGATAATGTGGTAATTTGTCGTCCGCTAGATTCTTCCTAACGCCTTCTAGGGCTTCGGAAACTTCTGAATGAATTAGAGCTATAGTCTCTCCCTTGTTTCTAACAAGTGGCTCACCTGTATGGATATCCGTCCACCACTTTTCGTTGTGGTGATGAATGGTTCCAGCTAATTCGTTCAATATGTCTGCAAATTCTTGCCTATAGTTCATTTAACTCCCATCAGCATAAGCTGAAGTTGAGTCACGATCACACTAAGTTGATGATTGTACGTTTCCGTAGTTACATCAACTCCGTGATCGTGACAGAATGTGGTAATTTGATCAGTAGCGAAATTCATCACGTCCTGATTCCGGCTCTCTTTAGTTTCCAGATGATCAGCTTCTTCGAAGTCATCAATAGGAAGTGCTACAACGTTGCTCAACGTACAACCCTCAAATAAGGAGCGCGTCGGTTAGTATCGAAATCAAGATTAGCCTCCAAAGTGGCAACCTTCTTTCCCTCTAGCCGAGCTTCCAATTTATCAAAAAGTCTTTGAGTTGCGTCTCGTGGAGTCTTCGTACGAACGCTTCTACGCGTTCCATTCGAAATCTTCTTCGCTCTACGTTTCTTAGTACCCAAAGGTCCATCCTCTCTTTCTTAGATAGTATATTTGACTGTAAATCGCAGTCTCCGATCTACCCGGCAGTTTCTCTCGAAGTTCTGACAGGGGAACAATACCGTAATACTTCTTCAGAACGATGCGTTCCGCCAAAGACCACGGTCTTTTCTCATATTTCATGTCCCATTATACACAACATAGACCTCGAAGTCAAGAACTATTTTAGGTTAGGGATGCAACCACAACTGAATAAATGTCTTGACTTGAACTACTGAACACGCTATAATGGGACTCAATAAGGGAGATTTGAATGCCTAGTAATCCGATGGATTTTGTCCGTGATTTCCTCAATTATGTGGAGAAAGAGGGCGTCTACGATCATTTCGATAGAGACAGTCAGAAAATGGTGACGTCTCCCGGTGTGCAAGTACTGATTAAAGATGCTAGGAGTTACTTACCTCCTAAGCTTAAGGGTAAGCAGGCTGCTACTCTTATGCGCGATCTGCCGGATGAGATGCGTGAGAAGCTTATTGAAAAGAGTGACAGGGAGCGAGTCGTAGACTTGCGAACTGCGTTCGCCCGTAAGCAAGCCGAAAACGGTGGAGCTCGCGGAGTCCTGGAACGTCTAGTAGCTTCTGTAAATGAGGGCTTCGATCAGGAGGAGTTTGAGAAAATCCTTCGAGATGCTAAGGGCCTTGTTGCAGGGCCGGAGACTGTTTATAACAGCGCGGAGGAAGTTAATGAGTCAACAGACGCTCCTGAACAAACTACAGTCACTACGTAATCTATCGTACATTATGGCGCTTCATGCGGCTGATGTAAATGCGGGTGTAGGGGATCAGAAAGCTTTAACAAAAGCTATTGCAGATTTCCTTGAAAAAGAAAGAGAAATAATGAAACTCGAAGCAGATATGAGGTACTATGCGTAAAACTATTGCACAACGACTCCAACTAGATAATTGTCGGAAGCTTCCGAACGATGCTACTGCACAGGAAATTGCAGATATGCATAAGATTAAGTTGGGTAAGAAGGCTCGACTTAGGCAGCGCTACATCCCTGATCCAGAGCATATCTTTGCCAATATCTCGGTAAATCACCCAGATTATGGCATGACTCCTAGGGAGCATGCCGCAGCTAAGGCCGCTCGGGCCAACACTTAAAATAGTTCTTGACAGGGGGCTCAAAATCTTGTATTATGGGTCTTCAGAACGGGAAAAGGATTAAAAATGGAAGAGCAAGAAACTAACATTCTCAATCTTATCGCTGATATTCGCACTCTTGGCGATGATCTAGAAGAGCGTAGCGAAGAGCTGGCAAAGCTTGAAGGACAGGTTGAAGATACGAAGGAAGATGTAGAGCATCTTCGTGCTGAAATTCGTGCTAAGCGAGATCAGCTAGACGGAATTCTCGATGAGCTTATTCCTGACCGTCAGGAAGAGGACCGAGGTAGTGGTTACGGCAATTTTGACCTTGTAAGTCCGATTCGCAGTAACTATTAAGATATAGTCGTTGACGACTGTAGTAAAAGCCGGAGGATACGCGGGTTCAACTCCCGCCACCTCCACCAAAACAAGACCGCCTTTTGCGCAGAGGGTAGCTAGGTTGGCAGGGTGGCTCGCGCAGCTGTCCGACAGGTTCGAGTCCTGAGTGTCTTGTTTTGATGGGGGTGAACTGGGATCGACCGAGGGCGGAATAAGCAATCTGAGACTATTGACTGGCAAAGTGCCATAAGTAAAGGCAAATGATAATGAGCCTATGGAGGAAATGGAGCTTCGCCTAGCGGCGTAAGCTCTCTCCGGGGACTGGCCCACCTGTCACAACAACGGGCCAACAAGCCGCGAGGCATCATTAGAAGCAGGAGAAGCAATGTTAACAGTAAAAATACGTAATAAAGACGGAAATGAGAATATAATTGAAGCAACCAGCGTAGAATGGATCGAGAAGCCCACACAGGGTGAAGTAGGTCACATTATGCCTGGTGTTTTGGCACATCTGCCCAACGGAGGTTGTTCAGAATATTTGCTAGACGATAATCCCGGTATGACTATCTGGGTTATGAATAGAGCGGGTGCAACAGTTTCTAACTACATTTTTGGTGAGAGATAATGGGGCATTACTCTGACCTAATGGAAGAAGACGATCGACGACAAAGAGCAGCGGATGCGGAGCGTCGAGAACAGAAAGGGAACGAAGTCCTAAAAAGAACTAGAGTTCTATTTCATGGCGTAGGAATGCTAGACCGACATATTGATATGAAGGTCGCAGAATTAGAAGGCTTAATCCTTAGATATATCAGGGGTGGCTAATTTAACATGAAAGGCGGTGAAAACCATATATGGCCACCTCTGATAACGTACTAGACTATCATAGATATATGAAGCAATTTTTGCAGGAATATCCTGTGAGTTTTAAATCAGTAAGGCCTTCAGGCCCTGCTATTTCTATGATGCGTGATAATTGTGCAACAAGTGTAGAGCCTGTTTTTACAACAGTATATAAAAGACGGGTAGCAACTAACCCTTGTAGTGAACTAATTTTTGATTGGAGTGATATGAATAAAGAAATTGATAGGACCCCTCATAGTCGCCGTAACTATGAGAATGGAATAAGAGCTAACGGACAAGTGCGAGGCAGCATTCTAGGTCGTAGTTTAAGGGCGGATGTAGAGATTAACGACTACAACGTTCTAATTTCTATGGAACTACCCGGTGTAGAGCAGGAAAGAATTTCAGTTCGAAGAATTGATGACGTTTTGCGCGTAACCGTTCGTCCGGAAGATACAGAGACTGTTGATGTTTGCACTCAGCAGTATAACAGTAAGGTTATTGAATATATTCTCGACCCACTAGAAGTGGTAGAGCATATTGAGCTTGACCTAGGAGTTCTCACAATCGTCACCACACGTGGTACGGATGTAGAGGATTATGAGATCGACTAATGCCATTATGGTTACTAGGCTTCTGGGGTAAATGGGGTAGAAAATTGATGGTGGGGGCGGCTATTCTAGCCGTCCTCGCCGGTCTTGTTTTCGCTGTCCATCAAATAGGCTACCAGAAAGGTCATAACGAATCAAAAGTAGCTATAGCTAAATATGAAGCGGGTGTACAAAAGCTAAGAGCAGATTTAGCGGTTGAAAGAGGCAAAGTAGACACTAAAGTTGTTACTGAATACCTTACAAAGCGTGAAACAGAAACAGTTGTAGAATATCGCAACAGAGACGTAATTCGCAACGCTGTGGTTTCCCGTCCAGAAAATCTTAGTAAGGGATGGGTTTATGCCCATAACCAAGCTACTAAAGGTCAGATTGTAGAGTTTGATCTTGCTAAGATAGGTACTCCATCAATTGTAAGAGATGTTGATGCTCTAGATATTATTCAACAGAATTACGCTATCGCTCGTAGAAACAAAGCTAAGCTAGACGGACTTCAGTCATGGGTTCGAGAAACAGGAAAAGCATATGAACAGGTTAATCGTAATCGCACTTCTGGTAGCGACAGCAGCGTGCAACAGCCCCGCAAAACTTCCCGCCCCTGAACTAGAGTGGCGTAATCCTCCTGAGCAGTTAATGACTCCAGGAGAGGACCTTAAACCAATAGAGGAGAAACCAAAGCCGAATGTCGGACGTAAATAAAACTTTAGAAGAAAGAGGCGCTCGCTACGGCAGCTTCGAAGATCATGCAGTTATCTCTCAAGGTCTTTTAGATGCTATCAGAAAACTTGCAGCTTGGGAAAAACTAGAGCCGGATATGCGCCAGGCCATTTCTACAATCTTCGATAAGATTGCTAGAATTATGAATGGCGATCCCTATTACACAGATAACTGGCATGACATTCAAGGTTATGCGCGTCTAGTTGAAGCTAGATTGCTGAAAGCTGAAGAAGACCGAAAGGGAGTCCTTTTCGAAGAGCCAGCTGAAGCACCTGATGCGGGGTGGATTAAGCTACCAAAAGACCCGCCAAGAATCGAAATGACTATTCCTGAGAACTCTGAAGCTTTCAGAGAATGGGAAAGACGTCATAAAGGAGAAGTCGCTTCTTCAAGCGCCGTGACAAACGGCCTAACGGATTAAAATGGCTGATAAAATTGTACGATTCAAGATGAGAGTCGTAGATAATGATAGAGACGAAGCAACGCTAGCTCGCGTAGTTATGAATAGTGTAACAGACACTACTACACCAAAGGATACGTCCGGGGTATATGTAGCGGGAGAGCCACAGAATGCTCTTCGTTTCAAGATTAAGAATCCAGAAGTTGCTGATCTATTTCATGTAGGGCAAGACTATTATGTCGACTTTACTGAAACTAAGCAGGAAGAAGGTAGTAATGACGACCCTGATTCAAATGTAGAGGGTACTACCAATTACTAAATTGAATTTAGTTCTTGACTCTGAACTAAAAACTTCGTATAATGGGTCATAAGAAAAGGGAGTCTTTTCACATGTTACATGATGCAGATAAAAACAAAAAGCGTCCAGGTGCTGAGCCTGCGACGCTTTCTGTCGTTAAGAAATATGATCTACTAGTCTTTATTGGTAGATTTCAGCCTCTTCATAAGGGTCATCAGGCCGTTATTGATAAGGCACTAGAACTCTCTAAGAGGGTCTTGGTTATAGCCGGTTCTATGGGCAAGGCCCGTTCCACGCGCAATCCGTTTACGTTCGACGAGCGTAAACATATGATCAATAGCGTCTATCCCGATGTAATCGTCCGCGGAATTTCCGATAGTGCGTATAACGACACTATGTGGGTTAACAACGTTCAGAAGATCGTTAAGGAAGTCAGCCTAGAAGTTGCTAATCCTGACGGTTTTCACAATAATGGCATCGCCGATCTAAATATTGGACTTATTGGTCATGAAAAGGATCATACGTCTTATTATCTTAAATTGTTCCCCCAGTGGGGCAACGAAGGCGTTGCACATGTCAACCCAATGAATGCTACGGCAATTCGAAATCAATGGTTCGAAGAGCCCGATCATCAGCGTTGGCAATGGGACGTCATTCTAGACGACAATATCACTCGTTATATTATGAGCTTTGATAGGGAAATTTATCAGAAGCTTCGCGAGGAATATTACTACCTTAAAGCATATATGGAGGAATGGGGTGAAGGTCCACATCTCACTGGCGATAGCTTGGTTGAGGTGGGTGGCAACATTCTTCTCATTATCCGTGGCCAAGAATATGGTCATGGCTTGTACGCACTTCCCGGGGGCTTTCTTAAAAAGTACGAAAAGTTTCTTGACGGAGCCCTGCGAGAGCTTAGAGAAGAGACCCGGCTTAAAGTACCAGCTCCTGTTCTTAAGGGTTCGATCAAAGGATCCATGGTCTTTGATGATCCTCATCGCTCTGAGCGGGGTAGGATCGTTACTGTATGCCAACACATCGTATTGGAAAATGAGCTTAATCTTCCTGAGGTTCGTGGTAGCGACGATGCCGAATGGGCTGGTTTTAGGCTGATTTCGGATATTGGTACTGAACTTACGGAAGACATGTTCTTCGAAGACCATTTTCACATTATCAGAAAGATGCTAGGAATTTAATTTGGCTTTTTATGTAGACGGCGGAGTTTTTACTGATACTGATTGGCAAAAGATCGAGCCCGGTACAGAAGAAGTTTACGGACCTTACAAAACTTACGAAGAAGCTCTAGCCAAATGGCGGGGCGCGATGGGATGGAAGATTGACACTTGCACTCATCGCTTGTTTATTAAACTAATGTAGAGGGAGTCTTTACAATGAATCTTATTCTTGACACTGACAGCTATAAATTGAGTCACTTTGCAGGTTATCCTGCCGATGCAGAAATCGTATATTCTTATGCGGAAAGTCGTGGCGGACGCTACGATGAACTAGTATTTCTAGGCCTTCAGGCTTTTCTTATGAAGTACTTGAGTGTGCCTATTACTCAAGATAATATTGAAGAGGCTGAACTTTTTGCAAAAATGCATGGAGAGCCTTTTAATCGCGAGGGCTGGGAACATATTCTAAATGTTCACGACGGTTATCTCCCGCTTCTTATTAAGGCCGTTCCCGAAGGAACTGTTATTCCGCCTCATCACATCATGGCCAGTGTAGAGAACACTGATCCTAAACTTCCGTGGCTAACCTCTTACATTGAAACTGCGCTTATACGAATGTGGTATCCTATCACTGTTGCTAGCCGTATTCATAAGATGAAAAAGCGTATCAAGCCTTATTATGATCGCACCTCTGACGAGGGCTTCATGGGCTTTAGTATCCTTGACTTTAGCTCTCGTGGAGTTAGCTCTTTCGAAAGCAGTCAAATCGGTGGACTGGGTCATCTTGCTAGTTTTAGTGGCTCTGACAACATTCCTGCCGTCCTGTTTGCTCGTAAGTATTACGGAGCAGAAATGGCTGCGTTGAGCGTACCTGCTACCGAGCATAGCATTATGACCGCTTTCGGTCAGGATAATGAGCTTGAGTCCTTCAAATATCTGATTGAACATATGATGCCCTATGGTGGTATTCTTAGCGTAGTCAGTGACACTTGGAATGTATATGAAGCTGCTCGCAAGTGGGCTAGTCTTGCAGGACATGTTAGAGCGAAGAAGGGAACTCTGGTAGTTCGCCCTGATAGTGGTGATTTTAGGGAAGTCCTTCCTACTGTTCTTCGTATTCTTCATCAGGGTTTTGGTTACACTACCAATAAGAAGGGCTTCCATGTTCTTAACGACGTGAAGGTTCTTCAGGGCGATGGTATTACTGAAGACACGGCCCATATTCCTTTCGAGATTGCAGAGGACATGGGTATTAGTGCTGATAGTATCATGACTGGTAGCGGTGGTGGTCTTATGTCTCACGATATCGACAGGGATACTTCTAAGTTCGCTTTCAAGGCATCTCACGTTATTCGTAACGGCGTAGGCATGGATATTGCTAAGAACCCAATCACTGATCCGGGTAAGCGTAGCAAGATGGGCAGGCTGGCTCTAGTGGGTGAGGATTTCGACCATTATGAAACTGTCAACATTGCTGATAGTATCATGCACGAGATGTTCGATATTCTGGAACCAGTATATCTTAACGGAAAGATAGTAAGGTATCAAACTTTAGATGACATTAGACAGCGGCTCGAAGCTAGCCTTTAAACCTGGTACAATTGTTAATCTATCAAATGGGGTCGGTGTTCGCATCGGCCCCAATTGGTGTGTTACCCATTTGCCTAACGGAAAAGAAGTACATGCACACCCTACCGGAACAGCAGACTTTAAAGGGCTAGGTTATAATGACGAAGATACCTTAACAAGGGAGCATGATCTGTTGCATTCGAAACTTATGAATTGGTTGGGAGCTCCTTATAGTTATTCTCTAATGCAGGCAGCTGGTTGCAGTATTGATCCTAACATATCCGCTTATGAAGAAGACGCCGTATTAAAGCTTCATATACTTATGAATGCGTTGAAAAATAATTCTTGACTTTTAGGTCTAGATAGGGTATATTAGAGAAGATCGGAGATTAATGTGAACCTCTTTTACCTAGATGAAGACCTAGAAAAGTGTGCTCAATACCATATAGATTCTCATGTAGTCAAAATGCCTCTAGAAGCGGCACAACTTTTAACTACTACAGTATGGGTTGACAGATTAATAGGATATGCACCAAGAAAGCTATCGGCAGAAGAACTCGCCGTAATAAAAGACTTTAAAGCAACTCAGCCCGCTATTGATGAGCGAACTTTTACAAGATTTCTGCCAACACATCCCAACCATCCTTGTGCTATCTGGACCAGAACCTCTCTAGCCAATTACGAATGGGTATTTGGCTATTGTGACGCTCTTAATAGTGAATGGCAATATAGGTACGACCACGATAATGATCACAAAGCATTTACCGCAGCACTTAGTCTTCCCGAACCGGCCCGTTTACCCAACAAGGGACTTACGGAGCGGCCCTTGTGTATGCCCGCAGACTGCTTTGACGACGATCCGATACACGCTTATCGACTTTATTATATGGTCGATAAGGCTGATTTTGCGGTTTGGAAGAAGAGACAATATCCGCCTTGGTGGGATCTAGATTTCGTAGAGTATTCCGGAAAAGATCCTCATCAATCTTACATAAATACAACAATGGCTCCTACCAACAGGGGCAAACCTCACGGACAGGAGAGACTTTATTATGTGCGCAGTTAGTATGATTGCAGACGACTGGACAAAGAGAAATAGACCAAGAATTGATCCCTTCATAGTTCCTTATCCTGCGCCGAGCCCGCCTAATTGGGATAATATTTTACCCATGCTACCTCAAGTGTCTAGGCAGGAATTTGATGATCTAAAGAAAGAAGTAGAAAAACTACGAGAAGACCTTATCAAAGCCAAGAAGCAGGACGAAGAGGACGGAAATCCGGATTGCGAGATGGAAGAGAAGATAGAGTTTCTCAGAAAGGTAGCCGACTTCGTCGGCGTGCCTTTGGAGGACATACTTCGTGCACAAAGCTAAAGCCATAGAATATCTGGACGAACGTATAAAACGCCTAGGTCGAGGTCTGAATTCAATTCGTCAGTTACAGGATCAAATTCTACCAGATGAACTTGAGAGCAAGCTCGATGAAGTAGAGCTACTTCTAAGAGGCTACATACATAAATTAGAGGAAGACCTTAATGCGTCTTGATTGTCCTAGGGAAGATTGTCGTATTCAGAATAGGGGTACATCTTCTACTCTTATGGGATGGACTCCTACCTATGATAAATATGGTAGGCAGCTAAATTCTAATCCAAATACAGTTAAAACTCACTTTCACTGCCTAACGTGCGGAGAAGCGTGGATTCGTAAAACTAAATCAGGAGTTACCACCATTGAACGAATGTAAATTAGTAGCCTTAACTACTCCAAGAGTAGAAGGTGTAAATTCCGCAGAAGAGTTTATTGCTTATGCAGCTCGTGTAAGCAACCCTGCAAATCAGAACAATAGTGAAACAGCAGCAAAACTTGTTCGCTACCTTATGAAGAATAATCATTGGTCGCCGTTTGAAATGGTGTCAATGACTCTTGAAATTCGTACCACTCGTGACATTGCCCGTCAGATTCTTCGCCATCGCTCTTTCTCCTTTCAGGAGTTTAGTCAGCGATATGCTGAAGCAACGGAATTCGTCACTAGAGAGGCCAGACTTCAAGATACGAAGAATCGTCAGAATAGCATTGAAATTCGTGATGATAGTAGAGATATTGCGATCGTTCAAGAATGGGAACAGAATCAGAAGAACATTCTAGAACTGGTCCAGCTTATTTACACCAATGCCCTCAAGAAGGGCGTTGCTAAAGAGCAAGCGCGCTCCATCCTCCCAGAAGGATGTACTGTTTCAACATTGTACATGGCTGGAACATTGCGTTCATGGATTCACTATTGTGGACTTCGTATGGCTAATGGGACTCAAAAAGAACATATGGAAGTAGCAAAAAGTGCTTGGCAGATCATTGAAGCCGAATTTCCAAGCATAGCGGAGGCAGTACATGGACTCTAGAATTGATTATGTAGTAGAAGACTTAGCTTATGAAATGATGGCTAAGCTAGAAGCTGTGAACGATTATAAAGGAGACTCTTGGAAGTCGAAAGATTGGGAACAGACTTGGCGTCGAAAGATGCATTATCATTTCAAAAGCGGAAATTTGATCGACTTGGCTAACTATATAGCTTTCGGTCTGTATCATGGATGGGAATTATGAGAGCATCATTAAACATTAACTTTCCTTTAAGAGGAGAGCAGAGTTATGGGGGTCAATACGTTTGGCCTGAAGTAACTCCACAAAAGTGGGAGGAGATCGTAGATCAACTCTCTAGAATACGTTATTTGGACGGGATGAAGGTAGAATTTAAATGCAAGTAAGTTATAGAACAAGTGACGGAACCTACGGAAGAGGCACTGCAGGATTCATTGACCACGCCTTAATCTTTACAGAAGATAAGAGGCTAGATGAAATTGTACTTATCGGCGGTCAATCAGAAAAGGCGGTGAGTGCTAGCATATTGACATTCGTCGTGAGAAATGTAGAAGACTTCACCTATACAGAAAATAGTTCTTGACATTGAGCTCAATTTTGTGTAATATGGGTCTTCATTCGACAATGGAGGGCTAAGTGGCTCGAATTAAGAAGAAAGAACATGAAAAGCTTGACGATGAGAACATCGCTCAAGTTATTGCTCTTCTCGAAGCAACTAAACCCATAACGAAGAAGCAAGCTTATGAGCGGCTAAATATTGCTGCTAATCCTAGCAGGCTTCAGAAAATTATTGATGATTACAAAGAACGTAAGGAACGTACAGAGAGGTTTCGCGCTGAGAAGCGAGGAACTCCTGCTACAGAACAAGAAATCCAAGAAGTAATTCGGGGTTATCTTGATGGAAGTCCTTTCAGTGAAATAGCTGATGGTCTGTATCGTCCTTCTTCTTTCGTAAAGAATATCATTGAAAAAGTAGGCGTACCGGCAAGAAACTCAGGTGATTATTTTCACCCTGATCTATTGCCAGAACAATGTGTTAGGGAAACCTTTGAAGAAGGCCAAATTGTTTGGAGCTGTCGCTACCAAGCACTAGCGATCATCATCAAAGAAGTTCCTAGCAACTCGGAGTATAAAGTCTATCAGGTTTATATTATTGAACCAATAGAGGAGGTATCTCCTTACTTCCCACACCTTGACGGGTATGGGGGCCGCTACGCTGCACAGGCAGCGTTCGACTTGGGTAGCTTGGAACATCTTAAAGAACATGGAGTAGATGTTTACAAGCCTTTTAGAGCATATTTCCAGAATATGCTTAAAGGGAGGTAACATGAATTGCTGGTACATGAGCACCTAATTATTCGCGCAGACGTGAACAACGGACCTCGGGATATAACTGAAATAAATCACTGGATGAAAAAGCTTATAGCTGATCTAGGTATGAAAGTGATGATGGGTCCGTACGCAGCTTACGCTGATATGGGAGGTAATCGTGGACTGACTGCTGCTGCAATTATTGAGACTAGTCATATAGTTTTACATTGCTGGGATGAATGTCAGCCTAACATGCTTCAGCTAGATGTATATTCATGCGCTCCTGTAGATAAAGATGTTGTACTAGAAGCCATTAGACAATTTGATCCTGTCAGCGTTGATTATAAGTTTCTCGATAGAGAGCATAAATTCATAGCATTGGTTTAAAAAGTTCTTGACTTCGAGCCCAAAATTTCATATAATGGATCATAAGAAACGGAGATAAAATGAAGAATAAATTTGCACTTCTAGCGGCTGTATCACTTCTTGCTCTTTCTGCTTGCGATAGCGGAAAGCCAGAAGATTCGGCCACTAACTCAACTCAGACAGAATATTCCGATAACGGAACTACCACTGTCGAAACAAATACTGTTACTGAGAACACTCAGTAACGTATTGGTGGAGCCCGATCTTATGATCGGTCCTTGATCGTTTCCGGTCACCGTTAAACCGGGTTTTACTCAACGGAAGGAATTTTTATAATGGATCGTGTTAACGCTTTTGTAATCTCGAACCCTTACCTCTCACTCGCCGTCACCTTCGTGCTCGGCGCTCTAATTTTCTAGGAGACACCATGAATAACCGAAACGTCTGGACTTTTTCGACATTTGGACTAGTAGCCCTAATCGTAGTTGTCGCGCTCGTCTTCTAATTTAATCCCCGTTGTGCTACCAGGTAAGGCAGCTAGGCTTTGACCCTAGTGTGTGTCAGTTCGAGTCTGACGCGGGGATCCATTTTTACAGAAAGAAATTTACATGGCAATGAACTTTTTCGGAACCCCTCCTAAACAGGAGAATCTAGCCGATATTTTGAGCGTTTTTGATACGGTCACTGCACGACTAGATACGTTCCAAGCTGAACAAGAGGGTGCAGCTGTTAGTGAGCGTGCTGAGATTGAGGCCCTTCAAGCTTCTCTTGCTGCTCGTACCGCTGAGATTGAGCGTGCTGCACGCGTCAGGGATAAGGTCACTGCCATTACGACCTAAACAATATATGGAGCAGAGAAGCGGGGCGGCCCCCGTCTCCGTCTTGAAAACGGAAGGTACCAGGGATGGTATGGAGATCGACACTACCCCTGCTCCGCCATATAAGGAGATAACATGAGAAATTCAATTCTAGCAGCAGTAGCTGCGGCTGTACTTGCAACTGGAGCAGCCGCTCCCGCTGAGGCACAGCGTGTAAGCGGAGAAGTCAGTATTCGTATTGGTGATCGAAACGATTATCAGTATAGAGATTATAGACGTTATCGTCGTTGTTACGCAAATGAAGTTCTTGTACGTGACGTCTATAGCGGACGACGTTATTGTATGAGCCAGCGCGAATATCATCGTTACCTTCGTAATCAGCGTCGCGATTACTACCGCTACTAATTATATGCCGGTCCTATGGTAGGCCTGCGGCTCTCATAAGGCTGCGTGGGGGAGATCGTTACTCCTGACCGGTACCAAAATTTGGAGTTCCTATGGCTGAATTTTATTATGTGCAGTGGGGCGATCTTGCCGCACTTAAATCTGAAATAACAAGGCTCAAAGAAAGAGTGCAAAAGCTGGAATCCAGTGAATATGGCACCACTATGGAACTTGAAAGACTAAAATCAAAGCTTGTGGACGTGTAGCTCAGTTGGCAGAGCGCGGGACTCTTAATCCTTAGGTCGTGGGTTCGAACCCCACCTCGTCTACCATTTTATGGCAGGTCTCTTAGTAAGAGTCGCGATGTATACTAGCAAATAGGTGAAAGTCCTATACCTAGCCCCAAGGACCGTTCGTATAATAGGCTAATAGCGGGATTCTTACTCCTTGCGATCCGGGTTCAAATCCCGGGCGGTCCTCCATTTTAGAATTCCCGAATTTAGTTCTTGACACGGAGCCCAAATCTTGATATAATGGGCATTCAAGACGCGGGGAATGACAATGTATCCGATGACGCAAGACTACAACGGAGAGCGTTGGAGGTACAGCGGAGTTTTGAAGCAAGTAACTGGTAACAGACTAGTCACGTACCGTGACATGAAAACGGATACAAAGTTCATCTGTTATCTAGAAGTTGACGGAAATCTCGTTGAATGGAGTCTAGCTGACGAAATTCTAAGACGTTTCGAAGAGGGAGAAATCAACAAATGAGTAGTTGTAGAACAAGAGATATTCCTAGTGGTACTCAGACTGTAATCAGACCTATTCTTAGAGAAGATATTCCAGGTGGCTGAAGGAACACGAGACTAAAATAATGGACCGGGAACCTAATCCTGATTGGCTGAAAGGGCTGGGCTTTTAATCCAGTGGTTGGGGGTTCGAATCCTCCCCGGTTCTCCATAATCCCGAAAGGGATGGTATGCTCCTGCCTAAGCGGAGTCGCATTACGGTCTTTCTGCGTTATGAAAGTATCGGGCCCTGACACCCGTTGGATGAAAGTCGGGGGCGCTAGAAGTGGACGGCATCTAGCGCACTATAGAGTTTTTATTGCCGTGTGGCCGAGAGCTAACCTACAAGGGACCCCTTATCCACCTAGTGATTGTTCAGATGATACGGAAAGATCGGCTTAAGCCGTGCTCTGTTGACTTCTCCTTCAGCGGCATATCAGGGTGAGCGAAAATGGTAATCTGTCGAGGCTTGGACCCCGACGAACTCGGTTCGATTCCGAGCACCCTGACCATTTACGGAACGCTGAAGGTTAGAATGTCGAGCTCTAGCAGGTGAAAACCTTTCCATTTCCGGGTGTAGCTCAGTCAGGTCAGAGCACTCGCTTTGGGAGCGAGGGGCCGCAGGTTCGAATCCTGCTACCCGGACCATTTATGTCGGTAGTTCCTCACAGGGGGAACGTGTTCTAATGCTTGCTCAGCTTAGGAGCCGACGCCACTTTATCGGGCGGGTAGCGAAAGCGAGCCGTCCGACCAATTTATCGCAGTCGGGCACAGACCCCTATAGATCGCCGGTGAGGATACACTGCGTGACTGCGGCCAAGTTCACACAACAAGGAGAATATATGTTTAAGACACTATTTGCAGCTACTGCTGCCCTAGCATTAACTGCAACGCCAGCTCTGGCTCGTACCAACGACGCCTTTGTTGGACCACGCGTAGAAGCTAATGTCGGCTTTGCTGACGTTGGTAACGATGATGTCAATTATGGTATCAGCGCAGGATTCGATGCGCCAGTCGCTGATCGAATTACTTTAGGTGTGGATGTGGATGGACAGAATATATTCGAGGGACATAGAACCCTCGGTGTAGGAGCTCGTCTAGGTGCTGCTGTGAGTCCAAAGACTCTAGTTTTCGGCCGCGTCGGATATAGCCGAAGCGACCTTAACGATAATAGCTTAGACCTAGAGGGTCTGGCTGCTGGCGGTGGAGCACAGTTTGCTCTGACAAACAACGCTTACGTATCAACAGAATACCGTTACACTGATTTCAATCAGGGACGTGGAGATCATGGGGTCCGAGTAGGACTTGGTTTGCGCTTCTAAGGCGTAATCCTTGGCACCATGATGCAGCCCGGCCTGATTAAGTTCAGGCCGGGTTTTTTATTGGCTTTTGCCAAGGGAACTCTGCGTTCAAATTGCCTGATAGGTCTCAGAATTTAGTTCTTGACATGGAGGCCAAAAGTTGTTATAATGGGTCTCAATAAGCGGGAAGGCTCATAAAATGTTAGATCAAGTAGTCGAAGGTCTTAAGTCTTACCTCAAAGACCCTGCTAGTACTGACTATCAAAAGGGTTATCTGGCTGCTCTTATTGATCTTTATGCTCATCCTGGTAGGGTTGGAGCTTTATCTCCAGGTGAGTTTGTAGCTCTTCAACATCAGATACATTGATTATTTTCTTGTGCCTCCGTGGCGAAGTTGGTAGACGCGCTAGGTTTAGGTCCTAGTGGAAGAGATTCCGGGCAGGTTCGACCCCTGTCGGAGGTACCAGAAAGTAATCAGAAAGGCTAAAATGTATTACATTATGCGTGTTAATACTGATCCTCAAGGTGGCGGTGCTCATTTTGTTGGAGTAGCTGAAGTTAAGCACAATCTCAACGATGCACGTGAATGGATAGAAGACAACACGAAAAGTTCGTGGGATGCTTTTGAGATTATGCAAAAGGTAGATTAATGCCCCCTTGGTGAAGTTGGTAGACGCGACAGACTTAAAATCTGTTGGCCTTCGGGTCGGGCCGGTTCGATTCCGGCAGGGGGTACCATTTAATGGGTAGTTAAAGTCGTTTGGATACGGCAGCCTGACTGTAAATCAGGTCTGTAATGGGAGAGGTTCGAGTCCTCAACTACCCACCATTTTAGGTATTGACCATGTCAGTAGTTCAGTTTTTCTTTGATCGCTTTCACAGAGCGATCCAGATGGATGGAGTTCACAGTTCTAGTCTAAGAAATCAGCTAGACGCTGATGAATGGATACAGGCATATAAGAATACCCTGAGTAAGAATCAGCTGGACAAATTCGACAAAGAATGGGCTAAGTGCGAAGAAGCGCTTAGACTAGCTCGAAGAAAGGCTGATTTTGGCAAGTAATGGCAGCGTGGAGTCGATAGGGACACGCGTGCGACCTCGTCAAGCACAAAGGGCTAGCGTTTGAGCCTTCACCCTGGACAAGTGAAGGGTAAGTTAGCGACGAGACGTTCCTCTCTTTAGGTGTGGCCGAGGCTGACTTGGTTGAGGCGCTGGTTTGTGGTACCAGAGATAGCGGGTTCGACCCCCGCCGGTCACCCCTAAGGAGAGCGCTATGAGTTACTATGATTTCCCTCAAGGCCCTTCTTTAGAAGACCTTGAAAAGGCAGCTAACGCTATTAAAACGGCACGCTTAGAACAGAACTACGGCTGGGGCTTTTATGATTATATTCCAGAGCCAACCATTAGAGAGGCTTGGGATTACGTACAAAATCAGAAGTGGCCTGACAGGTAGGTTAGCTGAAAAAAGTTCTTGACATGATGCCCATTTTTCGATATAATGGGACTTCAAGCGGCGAGGACAACATGGCGTTCTTTTACAACGAAAATGAACCCTTCACAGGCGGAGTTATTCCTTACCATAAGGTTAACGCTAACAGGTCCTATTTGAGGCACTATGAGAACAGTTTGTTCTTGCAGTTTATGCTCAATAATGGAACGATGGAAGAACGTCGTCAGGCTAGCAAGGAACTAGCGATCTGCGATCGCAAAATGTCTCGTATGGAAAAGCACGCCAACTTCATTTGGGATGCTGTTCTTCCCGAGATTGAAAAACTAAAGAAAAATTGGCACACTTAAGTTCGCATTAGCCGAACAAGGTGGACGGAACTGACTGTTAATCAGTGCATGAGAGGTTCGATTCCTCTAATGCGAACTTAATTGTGCTATAATGCCCCATCTTCTAATGGTAAGAAGCGTGGCTCTGAACCACTCAATGCACGTTCGACTCGGGCTGGGGCATCCATTTTCAACAGGTACTCTTACTGGTGCGTCTGCAAAATTCACTGGTAAGGAAGGGAGCGGTGCAGACGTTCCCGAGAGTTTCATGGCGCGGTCTTCTAACATAGGACTAGGAACCCTGACTTTCAATCAGGCCAATGCGGGTTCGAATCCCGTCCGCGCTACCATTTCAGGAGAATTACAGTGGGCTTTATTCTTTTCCTTATAATTCTCTCAATCCTCGTTCGAGGAAATCTTTAATGCTAGTCTAGCTCAGTGGTAGAGCGCCTGCTCGACACGCAGGGGGCGCAGGGTTCAATTCCCTGGACTAGCACCATGCTGGGTTAGCTTAGTGGTAAAGCGCAAGGTTGTGGACCTCCGTCTAGACAGGTTCGACTCCTGTATCTAGTTCCATTTAGAAAGTACCAAATGAAAAAGCTTTATACTGGCGTTAACGGACGCAAAGTAGCGCTTGATCTAAGTAAGGTAGAAGCCATTCTGGACGAAGATGATGGTCGTGTAGACCTCTTTAGTTCAGCCGATTGGTATAAGATTTTAGCAGATTTCGACGAAGTCTATAAAGACTGGTCGCAAGCCCGATGAGATGGCTAGGTGAAGTCGCCTCTTTTACATGGAGGAAATGAGCGGTTCGAATCCGTTATCGGGTACCATTTTTGGAGTGTACAAGCAGCTGGGAGCTGTCTTCGCTTGGAAAGCGAAAGGTGCTTTAATTAGCATCCGATTCGAATTCGGGGCGCTCCGCCATATTTTGTCGCTGTCGTCTAGTTGGTCTAGGACGCCAGGTTCTCAACCTGGAAACGGGAGTTCGAATCTCCTCAGCGGTACCACAGTTTCAGGATGACTGGCGTCCACCTTTTGTCTGGCCAGACGGGTGTAAAGTGGGTTCAATTCCCTGCCTGAGAGCAATAATGCCGCGGAGGTGTAGCTGGAGCAAGCACATCGGCTTGAAACCCCGAAGGGTAGGGTTCGATTCCCTGTCGCGGCACCATTATTTAGCTAAGCATCCGACAAGTAGGTCAATGAAAATTGGGTGTTACGGGGTAGGAAGCTTGATGTTGACTTGAAAGCTACAATGCTCCGCTAAAGGATTATCAATGATTACTTCTTGTGATAAATGCTGGTCCTTACCATGTACTTGCGGACATGATTATAAAGGATTAAGTGTAGCCCAAATTAGAGGATTAATCCTACAACTGGAAGCAAGATTGGGTCGAGCCGCTCTTGAGGATTACGATGAGAGGCAATCTTGGCGATGATTTGGACTATTCTTGTAACAATTTATGCGACGGGTTTTGTTTTTACAATCTATATAGTCGAGTGGCAATTCTACAGAAGCTTAGGTTTTAATTTAGCCAACATATTTATTACAGCTACAATTTGGCCACTCTTCCTAATTATAGCTCATATGCTACCTTAGCTCAGTGGAAGAGCACTCCCTTGGTAAGGGAAAGGTCAAGAGTTCAATCCTCTTAGGTAGCACCATTAAAGAAAGCACAGATAGTGAAGACTAAACGGAATAAGTTCAATATCGAGTGGCTTTATGCGAAACAAGTTTGGGATGCGTTGAAAAACGGACTCCCAGTACCTCCCGTACCTAACTACAGTGTATGGGAGATTAATGAGAAAACCGGCAAGCAGAAGCTTATCAAAGAGCTTCCAATCGAGCCTATGAGGGTGACTTGCAATGGCAGAAGCTTTCCAGACTAGCTTAGAAGTCTGTCCCACCTGTAACTCCCTAATTACAGATGAGGAATTTGTAGTAAATTGGGGTGGTTGCGGGGCGTGCTTAGACGAAAGTTATGAGCAATATTTAGCAGAGAAGGGCTTTGTTGAAGAATATAGGCTCTTCTGAATTTAGTTCTTGACTTGGAACTGGATTTTTCATATAATGGCTTAATGAAAACGGCATTTTGCATTAAATGTGGACATGAATACAACATAAAGCGTTTAGAGTTGGGATACAGAACCTGCTTAGATTGCGGTTCTCCAGTTTTTAGACCTCCTGTTGTTCCAGTCGCTAAATCGAATTACATTGTTGGTACGATGAGCGAATTGCGCGAGTCTTACAATCACAAAGGACATAAATAATGAATGATGATAGCATTGTTCTTTTGGCAGCCATTATAGCCATTGTTATAATGAGCTACTTCTTTAGTAGAGATTAAGCTTCGATAGCTCAGTAGGTAGAGCAGAGGACTGAAAATCCTCGTGTCGGCGGTTCGATCCCGTCTCGAAGCACCACGGGGCTGTGGTGATTATGGTAAACACATATGCTTGTCAAGCATACATAAGCGGGATCGTTACCCGTCAGCCTCGCCATTTAAAGACCCGACGATACCGGCTAGGCAAACCGGGACGCAACTTTACTCTTAAAAGAGTAATGATCAAGGCAGGGTTAAATAAGCTGCCCAACAACGGCCGGAGTGTCCCGAAAGGGCGATGAGTCCGATTAAGTTACGGAGCGAGGTCGCACTCCATACAGTTTAAGCTTCCGAAGCATTGCTGGCGATGCAACCGCCTTGTAAGCGGACGATAGAGGGTTCGATTCCTTCCGGGAGCACCATTAATTGCTGATAGTTTAATAGGATGGTGAGATAGGGAGTCGACGCCTGATGTAGCCACGCAATAACTGGTAAGTTTTAGTTCGCGGCTAGAATACTGCCAGCCAAGGGCGAAAACAGTGTCCGCGGAGGGCGCAGATGTGGTAGAAATCCACGAAGCAATACATTTAGAAAGATAAAGATGCAAGATTTAGGTCAGGTTATGAATAATTGGAACCCAAATCCAGTTCGTTTCGATCCTGAAAATATGGATTGGGGTTACTGGGATGAAACTTGGTCCTATTGGACCGGAGGTTATCAAACGGAAGCCGAAGCCAATAAAGCCTTGCAAGAATATTGCGAACACTATCTATAATAACGGCCGGTGGCGGAGCATGGCCCAACGCACGAGATTGCAACCCTCGAAAACCGCCGGTTCAAATCCGGCCCGGTCGTCCATTTTAGGAGTAATATGAAAACAGCGGGTTATATTATTTCTGCACTGAGTGTGTTTTTACTGGCAATAGCTGCTACTATTGGTCCAGACGCGGAACCATTTGAGATTTACCTTTGGGCAGGTGTTATAGCTTCCCTAGTGGGTATGTTTTTGAGATGGCTTTCATATAGATTTGTAGAATAAGGGGGATTAGCTCATCTGGGAGAGCGCCTGCTTTGCAAGCAGGAGGTGATCGGTTCGAGTCCGATATCCTCCACCATATAAAAGGAGTAAGTAACTGAAAAAGGTAGGTTTTACCATTATGACCGCGAACGCTGACCTTGAAAGAAAGGTTAAGCAAATCGACGCATTCCTTCTCAAGGGAGAAGAAGTACGCGTAAGCGTTGATGTTAAACGTGGTCAAGGTCGAATTTTCGGTGCTGCTCTTGACAAGCTGAACCTAATTACGGGGAAGCTTGAAAACGCAAAAGTTATTGCTAAACCGTCCCAAAAGGGTGCGGGTTATCAAACAGTTATACGGGCCGGTAGCTCAATTGGGAGAGCGCTTGACTTGCAATCAGGAAGATAGGGTTCGACTCCCTCCGTGTCCACCATTTTAGGGTTGTAATGAATGCTAGAATATGATGATTACACTCTTCTTTTAGATTGTTATGAAGATATAGATGCTTTTTCTAGAGATGGTATGAGATATACTATGACTCCCAGTGAAATGTCATCTTTAATCGTCATGTTAGACATTCTAAAACCTCAATTAAAAGAATTGCATTAAGTGCGCGTGGCGAAAATTAAGGCAGACGCACTAGCTTGAGTAGCTAGCGGGATAGTATCTCATGAGGGTTCGAGCCCCTCCGTGCACACCAGAGGTAAATATGTATTACGATGAATATCCAGAAACAGAAGGTTGTTTGGGTTATGTAGCAGGCGCACTTATTGCTGCTGCCGTTATAGGTATCGTAGCACTTATCTTTATATCAATTTCTTGATGCCGATTCTCCTAGTGGTAAGGATGCCGCCTGATTAGCGGTCTACGGGAGTTCGATTCTCCCATCGGCTACCATTTCGACTGAAGACCTAAGGCAGGTCGCCACTGATCCGGAGATAGCTGGTTCGATTCCAGTCAGTCAAACGCAAACCCTACCCAAAGGGTAGCCGACAGGGTTGGAAGGATCGGCTCTAGTTTGCGATATTTTATGCTCCTATAGCTCAATGGTAGAGCCCGCGGCCGATAACCGCTTGACGGAGGTTCGATTCCTTCTAGGAGTACCATGCCCTGCTGGCGGAACCCGGTAGACGCAGCGGTTTCAAACACCGTACCCCAATTTGGGGCTGTGGGTTCGACTCCCACGCAGGGTACCATAGCTTAAAATAGTTCTTGACTTTGAGTTCAAACTTTCATATAATGGGTCATAAGATGAAAAACGGCACAATGCAAATTGCGGCAGAAGCGTTCGGATGAATTGATTCGAACTTTGAGAATTGCATTTGCTAAACTAGCAGGAATTAAATTGAATGACAAGTAGAGACTTTGCATATTGGCTACAGGGCTTATTCGAGTTGGCCGAGGTTAGGACACTGGATGCAAGGCAAACGGAGTTGATTAAACGGCATCTCCATATGGTATTCATCCATGAAATTGATCCTAGCTTTCCAGACGAAGAGCAAGGCCCTTTAACCGCCGCGCATAACGGGGTTCGTCCCGGCGGCCTAATTGCGAAGTGCTTATATGACTTATAAAGATTTTGCAGCTTGGCTCGAAGGAGTCATTGATAGTAATCCGGAAGGATTAGACGCAGATAAGTTAAAGATTATTTCTGGAAAGATTAAGACTTTGACTTTTCCAGGTGAACCAAAAAAGCAGCCGGGTGACGGTGCTTGGGTAAATCCTTATCCAAACGCAGTACGCTGCTAAGAGCATATATGGGTCAGGTCGATCGGGGATGACAGCAGCCTCCAAAACTGCCGAGCAGGGTTCGAGTCCCTGGACCCATGCCATTTAAGGAAAAAATGGATCCAATTTCAATTCTAGTCATCGTTCTAATTATTCTAGCGATTGTTTACTTCGCTAAGCGAGTTTGATGCGGGGACAAGCCTTGGTAGGCTAGACTGTCTCATAAGCAGTTTCATTGTGAGTTCGATTCTCACCTCCGCCACCATTTCAAAAGGACTATCTATGTTGGATCAAGCAATAAAAGCTATCAAGGCTTCCAGCCAAAGTAGCAGCGTCTACATTGGATGCGACTCTGTACGATTCAAGAAGAATGTCAACGGTCGTCAGCAAAGCTTTGCTCGATATGCAACCGTAGTCGTTCTTCACATGGATAGCCTTCACGGTTGTCAGCTCTTCTACAAGGAAGATGTTCTGCCTGATTATGGTAAAAAGACTGAAAGTCTCTTTAACCGGCTCATGCAAGAGGCTACCTTCGCTATTGAAGTAGCTGGCGAAATCATTCCACATCTAGATGACCGACATCTAGAAATCCACCTTGACATTAACCCAAGTGAGGCTCACGCTTCCAATCAGGCGGCTAAAGCCGCAATCGGTTATGTTTTAGGTACAACTGAAATTAGACCTAAGATCAAGCCTGAAGCGTTTGCTGCGATGTTTGCAGCGGATCGGGTTTGTAACGGTAAGCTTAAGAACCAAGTCTTCAATCGAGGCTGAGACCCACTAGCCGCCTGGGTTACTTGATTGGATAGGTATGCCGGGTGCTAAAGGCGGATTGCCCGGCATTACCAGTTAGGAAATAATATGCTACGAATTATTGGTTACATTATCAGTGGTGAATGGATGACTAAGTTCAATAAACCAGGAGATGTGTATCTTAGATCAGACGGAACATGGTCTGATAGATAAGCTTTTTGCCCCGGCTCACTGGAAGAGGCCCGACGCTACGAACGTTGGTGGGAAGGTTCGAGTCCTTTTCGGGGTACCATAATCACACCCTTGTAGCCGGTTCAGGTTTCGACCCTGTTATCCGTAATGGAGCTGCAAATGTAGGTTCGACTCCTATCAAGGGTGCCATAAAATAGTTCTTGACATTGTACTGAATTTTTCATATAATGGGATATCAAAACGACGGAAATAACAAGTTTGGCCGTATGGGGTCATTAGGGTAAGGGTGGCGACACCCCCAAAGCAGGGAAGCTTACATACCTGCGCTCGCAAGAGTCCATCTATACAAGCCTACATCACGCCCGAAAGGGTGTCTTCGTGAAGAGCGGAGATAGTCGTGAAGTGAGGTTGAGGAAAGAATTCTGGTCGATGTCCCGCAAGGAAGGCAGGCTGGAGAAGAACGGGGTAGTAGCCGTCTCTCAGCACACTAAACTCGCGAACGATGATGGTAAATGGTAGTGCCATTGTTCGATGCTTAGCGGCAAAGGGCTTCGGTGCAATTCAAACGGTTGGTGGGAGTCACACCCACGTAGATCGTGAAGAATGATTGAGTAGGTTTAGCAGACCAAAAGATAGCATAGGCGTGTTGTATTTCGTAGATTAATAGTCTGCGAAGCGACAGAGGTAGCACGTCTTGGTAAGTTAATGCAATTTGTTCAATGGTAGAACATTAGTCTATGAAACTGAGAGTGTTGGTTCGATTCCAACATTGCAAGCTATAAAAACGCAAAGACTACCTCGGTATACAGCGAAAGTCATCTAATGCCGGACTAAAGAATTCGGCCTAGGAAAGCTCGCAAGGCAGACCTAGTTCATGGTAGATCGCTCATAAATCTCTTAGCGGAGGTTGAACGGCTCGCAAGGTCGGTGGGAAGGAAATCGTGGAGTAGTTGTATATGTCACCGCAAAAGCTAGCGGTATATCAAATGAGCGATGATGTTCATTAGTGGCAACCCTGCCTCTGGAAACCTGATTAAGCACCTCGCAAAAGGTCCGCGTACGGTCAGAAGATTGAACAATTAATAGGTGTATTCTCAGCCTATGTTTTAACGAGTTTTTATGTCGCCCAGGTTCGGAAGAAAGCAAGCGGCATCAAGCCCCCATCGAAGGAGCGACGTTTGGCCTTCTAAGCCGAAATGTGTGGGTTCGAGTCCCTCTGGGGGTTCCATTTAAGGAGATGTAAGTGAACCTAATTTCTTGGATAGTTTTAGGCGGTTATGTCTTTATTGCAGCATGTGTTCTGGCAGCGCTTCGAGTGGGAGCAGCTAAGGAAGGCGTGAAGCTCAATTGGGTCTATTTGTTCATTGCAGCAATTTGGCCTTTGTGGATAGTATTTTACCTTTGGGTTCTAGTATATAGCTGGGCCAATAGAGATAGAACGGTAGCGTAGCTTAAAGGCGAAGCCACCCGCTCATAACGGGCAGAGTGTGAGTTCGAGTCTCACCGCTACCACCATAGAAAGGCCACCATGGGCGATTGGGCAGATAACGCTCTAGACAGGTTTTTAAGCGGACATTGGTCACCTTTTAATGGTGATACTAGAAAGCTTCGTCGAAGAGACCGGAAACGTCTCAAAGTAATTCAATGTCGCCATTGTGGTGCTAAACCACTGCGAATTGAAGAATTTGAGGAGAATGCTTGGCATTTAGCCGAGTACGACGAGAATAACGTTCTAACGCGGCATGTTTGTAAAATGAAGACCTTCAGAAATGTTTGACTTTCAGATTAGAGCTGATAGGTGGCAGCCACCAGCCTGGCCCCTTTGGGGGTCACTAATCGTATTAATTGTGTTTACGGTCCTACACATATTTGGTCTCGTAGGATAAGATTAATGGAGGGGTAACCTGATAGGATCAGGGCTCGCCTGCTACGCGAAGCGGAGTGAAATACCTCTGGGTTTCGATTACCCACCCTTCCTCCATACTAGGAGATAGATTATGTTTAAAACGTTTTTGGCATTTATTGCTGGCTTTGTTAAAGGCCGAAAGAGCAAGGAAACAAAGGTGGATGGGACGCGAACCAGCCCGAGATATACGGGTCCCCGTATCTAATCCACGAGCATTAAGATTAATTGCGTAAGTAGCTCAGGGGAAGAGCTTCTCGTTGCCAACGAGACGGTCGTGGGTTCGAATCCCATCTTACGCTCCATTATTAGGTAGGGCACATCCCTTAAATCACCGATTTGAGTTCGGAAGCCTAAGGATGGGACAAATCTGGATTAGCGTTATCACGGTGCACTTAGTGATTAAAACGGCAGATACCCCATCCATCAATAATTGCGGCTAGTTGCACATAGGGCGTGCGTTAGGTTTCCACCCTAATTCCATCGAGAGCGGAGTTCGATTCTCCCTAGCCGCTCCATTTTTGTCTCCGGTAACCATTCCGGTATGCAAGCCAATGCGGCTTCACCTCCGCATAAAATCGTACAGTTGTCGAAGGTACAAGCCTAACCACAAAACGGTGGTCCTCATCGGGATAACGGCGCTCATAAAGGTACAACATACAGCTTCGGCTGCTAGCCCTCCAAGGAGACTTGGAGGGCTTTTTCTTTGCTGCGCCGATCCACCAAAAATACAGTTTCGTGTTACGTGTGGCGCTGAATATAGTTCTTGACATGTGACTTAGAAAGCCGTATAATGAGACTCAAGACGGGAGATTTCACATGTCAAAGCCAATTACACCAGCAGAAGTTGCAGAATATCAAGCTAAGATATTTCCCGCAGAAGTTTTTGATGCTTTTAATGAACTAATTGCAAAAGACTTTGTAAATGGTAGTTCTACGGTAAAGCAACCTGCAGTAAAAGCTCTAATCATAGAAAAGATTGCGGCTAATACCCCTGCAGGAGAAACTCCTAGGCCTTTTGAATATAAATGGCTTAATATCGAGGAAGTCTATCGCAAGGCTGGATGGAAGGTAGAATACGATAAGCCAGGGTACAACGAAACCTATGATGCTTATTTTGTTTTTAGGAAGAAATAATGCCCGAGAGATTTTTCGCCTCTGACCATCACTTTGGTCACGCTAACATTCTAAACTTTACACGTGCCGACGAAGTAACGCCGGTACGTAGCTTTGCGTCTGTTGAGGAAATGGACGAGCACATGATCGAGCGTCATAATAGCGTCGTCGGTCCGAATGATCGCGTCTATTTTCTGGGCGATCTAGCAATCCCGAGACGTGGTCTTCAGCAAGTTAAGCGGCTGAATGGCAAAAAGCGCCTCATCATGGGTAATCATGACGTCTTTAAGAACAAAGACTATTATGATTGCGGCATTGAGATACTAGGTGCGTTCAGAAAGTTTGACGACTTCGTCGTCACGCACATTCCTGTACACTCCGATAGCATTTCTAAACGTTGGTTTAGGAACGTACACGGACACACCCACACTAACAATGTGCGGCTTCCTCGCGGAGTCGACGCTAGGACGGGTGAAATTCTGTACAGCGATAAGGCTGATCCTCGCTATGTCTGCGTTTGCGTGGAGCAGCTAGATGACTACACTCCTATTCACATTGATGATCTAAGAAAGAGGTTTAAATGAATCAGCAAGAAGCAACTGCAACTATCGCCAATCTTCTAACTAGTGCTCGTACTTCTATCGAAACAGCACTAAGCATGGGACGGGAACATAATGTTCCGGTAGATCTTAATATAGTAGGTCTAGGCGGAGATGATATGTGGTACGTTTCTGAACAAGATTGGCTAGAGGGGCGACTTGAAGAGTTGAAGTATGATTATCCGGAAGAAACGGGTGAAGATTATGAAGCTGAAGTAAAGCGTATCAACGATGAACTTGCAGAAATTCGTTCTGCGGGTGGATTTGACTCTTACGGATACAAACAAACGGGCTGGATGAGCTCCTCAACTAATTGTTAAGAAAGGAAATACAATGAACAGTGATCTACAGCGAATCAAGACTCTCGAAGCCGAACTGGCTGCAATGCGAGTTCAGGGTAAGCAGAACGCTACCTCTCGCCTTGCCGAGCTTGTGAGGGAAATTAAGGAGAAGGTTGCAGAAGCTACAGAGCTTGCTAAGACTTTCGAGCTTCCTTTCTCTATGAACATGGAAAGCTATATGCCGGAAGATGCTGATTACGATTATTGGCAGTCTTCTTCTATGTATTGCTAAAAGGAATTAACTGTGCCGTATCTTGTTATTGGTAGTCATGCGCTTAATCGCATTCGTACAACTCGGGGACATGCTTGTCAGCAGCCGCGAGACATGGACATTATTGCCGATTTCGATGCGGCACAGTCAGTTCTAAATGGGGCGGGTTGTCACATCCAGTATCCCATTAACGGTGGCAAAACTCTCTTTGGTAAGAACCCCAAGGGCGACATTTACGAGATTGAAATTGCCTGGCCGGGCTCAACTGGTGAAGAGCTTCTTAACTATTGGTTTACCAATAAAGAGACTGCATTTTACCCTTCTCTTTATGCTTCTCTGAACGTGCTCTACGCTCTGAAAATGTCTCACCGCTATCTGCGCAATTCTCCTCATTTCCTCAAGACCATGAGGGATATTAAGGAAATGCGCGCAATGGGCGCGACCATCCCAGATAACCTTCATTCTTGGTTCAAGCGTAGGGAAAAGGAAACGTATGACTATTCCCACCCGAATCTTAGCGTTAATTCTGGGGCTTTCTTCAGTGGCGACGGGGTACATTATGTCTATGATCATGACAGCCTCCATGAGGCTGTAGCGGTCTACGGATCGCCTGTTTATAAGCTTTATCTTCGTGATGGAGCAGAAGTTCAGGTTGATAAAAATAAATGGCTTATGCTTAACGATATTGTTAAGCAGACTGCGGTTTATGAGGAAGCATGTGTTCTTGCGCTAGAGCGGAGCATCATTCCTTATCCCGGTAAGTTGACTGAAGATCGAGCGTTTGAAGTTGCTTTAATCAAGGTTGCTTCTAGTATTACTAGCGGCTGGTTCCGCCAATATGCTTGGGAGAATTTCGACGAAGTAATGAAACTTCACAAGCAGCTTCCTTCTTATGTAGATAGATTTACTAAAGCGCTTGAGAACGGTCAAGTTAAACATTTTGGAGAAAAATAAATGCACGCAGTTTGGATAGCTTATATTATTTTTGTGTTATGTATGGCATTGTGGGGTTTCTATAAGTGTAGTTCGACATTCTATAACTTTATCCATACTCTAAAGGGCGGGAAAGTTATTCTATGTGAAGGAATTTCGTCTGCCATCAAAGGCGATGTGTGGAAATCGGCTCTACTTAGAGGTCCTATGACGGGCAAGATCACCGCCTATCGTTACTCTGCTAGTAAGATAGGTGCTCTCGATCTCAAGAGTGATGGTACTGGAGATTATTGTGGAAAGTTTGTCTGGAAGGTCATTTAATGGCAGACAAATTCACATGGTCGGATGTAGACGTAATCTTAAGAAAATGCGCGGAAGTCGTCTTAGAGGGTCACAGATGGGTTAAATCCGGCTGTAGAGATAAAGGTCTAAGCGGTCCGTCCAATTTTAAGATTGCTTGCATTCAATTGAGGGAGCGTCTCGATAAAGTTATCGAAGGCGAACCTAGCAACATAGGAATGACATGAAAGTAATTAAATCTGCTATAGACGAATCTGTTAACTTCGTTCAAGAGCGTGACGGGATTTTGGAATCCCGTTACGTTCATAGACCTGGAGCAGACTATTTCGTCTGCTATCTTAGTTCACACACCGGATGTAACAAAGCCTGTCGCTTCTGTCATTTGACAGCGACGGGTCAAACTTATATGCGCGATGCTACCATCCAAGAGCTTGTCGCTCAAATGGTACCTGTTTTTGAACATAATGCTAAAACAGACAATATTAGTGCAGTGAACATCAATTTCATGGCTAGAGGAGAGCCTTTAGCTAATATGACTTTGTTGAAGAATTGGCACGAATTTACTCTAGTTCTTCATGGTCTTTGTAAAGCTTATGGTCTAGAGTATAATATCAATATATCAACAATTATGCCAGAGGAAATGGAAGATGTCGATCTTGCTGATGTGTTTGGGTCAGAAGTCACGTTATATTATAGCTTATACTCCCTCAAACCGAGATTTCGACGCAGATATATTCCTAAATCAATGGATCCTTACGCTGCCCTTCTTAAACTCAGAGATTGGCAGCAACGAACAGGCGGGCGAGTAGTAATTCACTTCGCTATGATCCAGGACGGTAATGATTGCTACGGTGATCATCACAACATGCTGGATTATCTACTAAAAATCGGACTGGATACTAGACTTAATCTTGTTCGGTACAACCCACCTGATCCTAAGAAAAGTAGAGAAGCTCCTAACTGGCTATCTTTATTCGAACTCTGGAAATTCGAATTTCCAGAATCTAAAATTGTATCACGCGTAGGCGAAGACGTTTATGCAAGTTGTGGGATGTTTGTAAATGGCTAAAGGTGCATTAGGACATGAAATTCTAAACGGGCTAGAGGGAGCTATAGCTCATGCTAAAAGACTACAAACTGAAGAGGAAGACGGCAAAAAGCCTGAAGCCACTGTAGGTGGTCCTGTTATTACCTATAAAATGAATTGTCCCGTGTGGCCGGGTTTAGGTAAGCTTTCCGAAGAAATGGGAGAGCTAGGAGTAGAATTTGGAAAGTTGATTGTCAACGGTGGAAACCCAAATTATTGGGATGACAGAGACTTATTGGACGGAATCCATAATGAAACCGCCGATGTTCTAGCTGCTGTAGCTTTTTTCATTGAACAGAATCAGCTACTAGATGAAAATCGCATTACGGAACGAGCACAGAGAAAGCTAGAAAAATTCCGACACTGGCGAGACACCAAACAGTAAAGCTATTTTCACCGATAACGGAAAAATAGTTCTTGACATGTGCCCCCATTATGTGTATAATGGGTGTTCAATCAGCAAGGAGAATATAAAATTGGCTTGGGACGATAACAAGAAGGCTTTGGCAGTAAAACTCTATCAGGAGAAAGAGCCTACGCCGGAGAACTCAATAGAAATCGTTAAAGAGATTGCCGACGAGATCGGTGAATCTGTTAACGGTGTTCGAATGATTCTCACGAAAGCAAATGTTTACATTAAGAAGGCGGATGCACCTAAGGCTGCTTCCGGCGCAAAGAGTAGTGGCTCGGGTGGAACTCGAGTTAGTAAGGACGCTGCACATCAACAGCTAACCGCAGCAATCGAGGCTCACGGCCAGACTGCTGATAGCGAAATCATCTCTAAGATGACAGGTAAGGCAGCGTTGCACTTTGCAGCGATTCTTACTGCAATTCCCACAGCGGAATAAAAATAAGGCGGCCCGACTAGTTTCGGGTCGCCTATTCCTGTTTAAGGTAAGCCAACCTGCTCAGGAGTAAAAGTGACTAAAGATGAGTTTATTAGTCGAGTAAGAGAGTTCGGTGATGCAATTATCACCTATAGAAGCCCGGAGTCTAAGAAGCTGAAGTACAATGTTTGTACTTTAGATTTTAACACTCCATATATCAAAAGCAAGCAGAATAGAGCTAAAGAGAGTGACGAAACTACTCTTCTTTTCTGCTGGGACGTAGATTCCTTTAGACTTCTGAGACATAGCAATGTAACTCGTGTTGAGCCACTTGCTAGTGCCTTGAAGGAAGGGTCTAATGTCAGATGAAGTATTTAGTAGAATAGTTCATCAGACTGATGATAAGCAAATAAGATTAACAATCAATGAATTCAGGGGTGTGGAATATATGCACCTCAGAGAATATTATCAAGATTTTGAGGAAAATTGGTGCCCTTCTAAAAAGGGAGTAGCTATGCCTCTTGATCTGAATAACAGCAGAGAACTGTTTGCGGGATTAGTAGAAATTCTATCCCTAGCAGAGAGTAAAGACGTCATTTTAGAGCACTTTGAAGAGCTCATTAGGAACACTTATCCAGATGAAGAACTTTCTAGATTACGCGAGCAAAAAGTATCATGAGGGTAACCCCATCATACCTGATGACGTGTTTGATCGTCTAGCAGAGACACATGGATATGAAGATGTGGGTCACAGCGTTCAACACGGTGTGGCTCACTACTTTCCGATGTGGTCACTCAAGAAGTGCTATGTTGGTGAGAAACCAATCGTCCTAGTTGGCGATACTATCGAAACCCCCAAACTCGACGGAGCTGCTATCTCTTTACTTTACGTAGAGGGACAATTAGTCATGGCCTTAACACGTGGAAACGGTAAACGCGGTGAGGACATAACAGATAAAATCAAATTACTAGTAGAGTCTTTTATACCGACATACGAGCCTATAATTCAAATTATAGGTGAAATAGCTGCTAAAAAGACTATTCCTAATGCTAGGAATTATGCAGCTGGAGCTTTAAACCTCAAAGATATAGAAGAATTCAAAACCAGAGAAGTTACCTTTATTGCTTACGGTTTGCAAGTTTCTGAAAATAAATCTGGTTGTTCAGAAACTTATGTACAAGATATGCAATCCCTTAGCAATATGGGTTTTAACACAGTTTTAGATGGAGAATGGAATGAATACCCGCAAGATGGCCGCGTTTATCGGCTCAATTCAAATCAAGCCTACGATAGGGCTGGTTATACTAGTTCTCACCCTCGCGGAGCCTTTGCTCTCAAAGTACGGCCACAAGGAGTTAGCACAACTCTCAAAGGAGTTGAATGGCAAGTTGGAAGGACTGGCACTGTTAATCCGGTAGCCATCTTAGAGCCTGTTAAAGTAGGGGACGCCATGGTAAGTCGTGCAACCCTACACAATATGAAGTATATTGAAGAGCTAGGCCTGGAGATAGGATGCGAAGTAGAGATTATTCGCTCGGGGGAAATCATACCTCGAGTTGTAAGGAGATTATAATGAGAGCAATTAGAGACAGATTTGTAGGCTTCTTCGGACCTAGAGAAACTGATATGCCGCTGAAGGTTCGTCAAGCAATGGACCGTTTAGATGTATTAGCCACATGGCAAGAGCCAGATGCGGTTATAACTGTCAGAGCGGGAGATATTAACACCGTATTATCTTTCCTGAAGAAGATTGAAAGAAGCATATAATGTATACCCATTTGCGAGAAATTTCAGGAAAAGCAGCTGATATTTATATCAATTTAGCTGGCATAAGCGATGATGAAGTAGCCATTGGACGAGACGATCTAATGGAGCTTCTAGAATTAATTGCTGACGGAGCAGAGCAATCTGTAGAAATCGAGGAATTGAAATCTAAGATGGAAACCAGCGACGAAGAATTGAAGTCTCTGTATGAAGAGAACGAGGCTTTAAGACGTAAAGCTGACACGTTAAAGAGGGTATAATGCACTTAACTATTTGGACTGCGACCGGATGCTCCTTTTGCGAACCTATGAAGCGTATAGCAGAGGATGTAGCACGCACTATTGGTTGGGAATATAATTCGGTAAATCTAGATCAAAGTAATAGAGATCTTTTCAGAGAGTGGGGTATTACTGGAGTTCCCACTATAACTATTGTTGAAAATAGAGAAGAAGTTGCTCGTGTAACGGGTTCTATGACTCGACGTCAGTTGGAGACAGAAATTGAGCGGCATCTACAACGAGACGTATTTTCTGAACAACCCGGAGAAGAGCCAACTTCCAGCAGTTCTGTACTGCGTAATTCTGGTGAACAAGAAAACCCAGAACAGGGAGTGCATCAAGATAGGGATTGCGCAGGGTAAAAATTGGAAAGATGTAATTAAGAGGTCAGCAGGATTCAAAGGATACGAAATACGTATCCAGAAAGTTGTACCAGGACCTCTTGAGGAAATATATCATCTAGAACAATATCTGCACGAATTGTGGGCACATAAAAAATACAAATCTGCCTGGAAGTTTGGTGGTCATACTGAGCTATTTGAGATTGACGCCGAAATCATTCGTAGCGTCCCAGAAAAAAGTTCTTGACAATGACCCCAAAACCCGATATAATGGTTTCATCAAGACGAGAGAAGCAATGATCATCACACCTCCTACGAACTGTCCGAGTTGTGACTCAAATCTTATCTGGTCCAACGATACCCTCTATTGTGTAAATTCTGATTGCCCTGCTCAAGCGTCGAAGCAAGTTCAACACTTTGCCCAGACTCTTAAGATTAAGGGTTTAGGACCTTCCACAATTGAGAAACTCTTACTTCAGAACATAGAAGAAATCTATGAGATGGAACTAGAGTATATGACCTCTATGCTAGGGTCAGAAAAGCTGGCAATTAAGCTGTTTAATGAAATTGAAAGATCTAAACAAGAGCCGCTTAATACAGTCTTACCTGCATTTGGCATTTCGTTGATTGGAAAATCAGCGACTGACAAGCTTTCATCGGTAGTTTCGTCAATATTCGATATTGACGAGAATGCTTGTAAGAAAGCGGGTCTGGGTCCTAAAGCTACTGAGAACTTAATGGATTGGATGGAAACTCAATTCGAAAGATATTGTGATCTTCCATTTAGCTATGAGTTTATCAGAAATTCCCCTTCTATGAAAAGCGTAGGCATAATCTGCATTACGGGCAAACTAAATAGTTTCAAAACTAAAGCAGAAGCTGCTGAAGCTTTGAAAAAGAAGGGTTTTACAGTAAAGGATAGTCTAACTAAAGATGTGACTATACTTGTAAATGAGAGCGGAAAAGAAACCGCTAAAACCATCAAGGCCGCCGAGAACGGCGTTCTTATCATCAACAACCTAAAAGAATATTTGGAGACTATATAATGACACTTCCTAAGTGGACTGATGAGCGCACCGCTCAGCTTCGTGATCTCGTTGGCAGCGAGGAGCCCGTAACTAAGGCTACCGTAGACCGTGTAGCAGAGGAAATGGAGACTTCTAGCCGTTCCGTCGCTTCTAAGCTTCGTAAGCTTGGTGTCGAGGTAGAACTAGCATCGCAGGCGCCACGTGCGTTCAGCGACGAGCAGGCTGAAGAGCTAGCTCAGTTCGTCCGTGAAAATGAGGGTGAGCTTACTTATGCTCAGATCGCAGAGCAGTTTAACGGTGGTAGCTTCACCGCTAAGCAGATTCAGGGTAAGATCCTAAGCATGGAGCTTACTGATGCGGTTGCCCCAACTCCTAAGCCGGAGAGCACCAAGACCTACACCGATGAAGAGGAGGCTGAGGTCGTCCGTCTAATCGGTGAGAACGCTTTCGTCGAGGATATCGCTAGTGCGCTAGATCGTACCGTTCCTTCTATCCGTGGTAAGGCTCTTAGCCTTCTTCGTGGTGGTCAGATCGCAGCGATGCCAAAGCAGCGTGACGTTAAGGGTCAGGCACCTGACCAGTTCGAGGAGCTCGGAGATGTTTCAACTCTTACCGTTGAGCAGATCGCAGAGCGTCTTGGAAAGACCGAGCGCGGTGTAAAGACCATGCTAACCCGTCGCGGTGTAACCGCAGCGGACTACGACGGGGCAGCTCGTCGTGAGAAGGCTCAGGCAGCAGCCGCAGCAACCACTGCGTAAACGCCTCCTTCTTGGAAAATGTAAGGGCGGGGAAACGGTAAACGTTTCCCTGCCCAATTTTGCTGGAGAAAGCAAATGATTAATTTATGGCGTGAGTTATTCCGCATAGAAAACAATAATCTCGGTCTTCGTATAGAAGTGAAGATTACTCCTGAAATAACAGAGAGCTGGGAAGAGCTCGTAGAAGCCTGGAACGAGCTATTTAAGAAATAATATGGAGTAAATAGTGAACCTAGCTAGCGCACTTATAAAACAAGTATTGGAGCAAGAAGACTTTGATACTTGGTCAAATGTGCGTAAGCATTATCTGCCTAGTGAGTATCATCAACTATTTGACATAATCAGCAAACACACTGATTCCTATCACAAGCTACCAACGCTAGAGGAATTGAAGTTTGAAATACGTGATAACGCTACGCTCGAAAAGGTTTATGCACTAGAAACAGGTGAGGAGATAGAGGCTGAGCCCTTTCTTCTCTTAGACTACTTAAAAAATGAGTACACTCAAAAGGAGTTCTTATTTCAAGTAGATAGACTTATTGATAGGTCTTTAGCTTTTGAAACAGCCGAAGAGACCATCAAGTCTATTCAAGAGATTGCTATCGACCTTGAGAATAAGGTTGATATTACTGATCCTGCTGAAAACATGCAGAAGATCAGCTTATTTGAAAGTGACGAAGACCTAGGAGCTCGGGTAACTCTAGGTCTTAATTCCGATTTCGATAGTCAGTATCCTATTGCGGTTACTGACTACATCATGCTTGGTGGGCCTAAGGGTGCTGGTAAGTCTATTACATGTAACAATGTAGGTAGGCACATAATCGAAGTCAAGCAGAAAGTAGCACTTTACTTCTCTATTGAGATGGAGGCGATTGAGGTATTGCAGCGTGATGCTGCTCTAGCCACAAAGATTCCTTTCAACAAGATTAGAAATAAGAACCTATCAGTAGTAGAATGGGAAAAGATCGTCGAGTACTGGGGTACTCGATTTAAGAATTCAGAAGGTCACGTAGCTGCTTACAAGCAGCATCATGATTTCAACAGATTCCACACAGCTATTTCCAAAGAAGAGCTGTCTGGTGCCTATCTTGATATCATCTATGATCCTAATCTAACCTTGACTCGTATTAGAAACGAGGTCCAGAAAAGATTGGCTCAAGGTGTCGAAATTGGCATCATTATTGTAGACTATATCAACCAGGTGAAACTGAATGACAACAGTAAAGTTGGTGATAAACAGTATGAGTGGAAAGAGCAGATCAACATCAGTACTGGTTTAAGACGTTTGGCACAGGAGCTAAGAATTCCTGTATTCAGTCCTTACCAAATGGATGCCGATGGAAAAGCAAGATTTGCTCGGGGTATCCTTGATGCGCCGACCGTCGTAATTAAGCTCATAAAGTTTCCGCAAGCGGACGCAATCATGGGCTTTGAAATTGAAAAGATGCGACACGCTCCTGATGAACTCGTAGTTATCTCTAGAATGGACTGGAATTGCTTACAGATCGGACCAGAGAATGGGGAATTACCCGAGCCTGAAGTAGAAGAGGATGAACATCCTAAAGCTACTTTTGGAAGGAAGAAGCAAAGTAGTAGCAAACCAACTGGTGAAAGCATCTATGACGATCCACCCTTCTAGTTTTGATAGGGGATACTACGCTGCGGGTGACGAAATAATGAACTGGCTCAATTCTTTGGATAGTGGGGGCATGACAACTAAAGAATTGAGATCGGTTCTAAACGTGAAAATTTTGGAGATGACACCATATGCAAGTAGAAGATCTATTGAGTCGTCACAAGATTTCCTACACGCTGAGTGGTAAAGACTTAGTTACTTTATGCTTTAATCCAGATCATGATGATACTACTGCTGGTAGTTTCAGAATTGATAAAATCACAGGAGCAATGAACTGCTTCGCATGTGGATTTAAAGGCAGTGTATTTGCACACTTTGGCACGAAGGGCAACCCCCTTATGATAGCCAGGGAAAAGCTAAAAAGAAAGATTTCGGAGAAATTAGCAGAAAATGTCGGACTTGAAATCCCTAGAAACGCTGTTCCTTTCGCCAGAGAGTGGCGAGGAATATCGGCAGATACTTATAGAAAGTTCGAAGCTTTTGAGCATAATGACTCGGACTTTATTGGCCGCGTCGTATTTCCCATCCGTTCGTTCTCCGGAAGAATTGCGGGGTTTAACGCAAGACATCTCACGCTTAATCAGCACCCTAAGTATCTTATATCCCCACCTAATGCGAAACTTCCGCTATTTCCAAAAGTAAAACCTGTAGAAGGTTCTATCGTGCTCGTAGAGGGCATGTTCGATATGCTCAACTTGCACGACAAAGGGCTAGACAACGCCGTATGTGCATTTGGAACTAGAAAAGTTACGAAAGACAAACTAAACCTATTAAAGGTACAAGGCGTTAGCAAGTTAGACATTGCGTTTGACCCTGACGAAGCTGGTACCGAAGCAGCCGCCGAAGTAAAAGAACTAGCAGAACGTATGGAAATGTATGCTAGAGTTGTTACTTTAAAAGACCAAGATCCAGGTGACCTGACAGCCTCACAAGTGCTCAGATTAAAGGAGAAGTTATATGGCTAAAGTAGCCTTAGTAGAGACCAAGCCGTCTCGTACTAACTTCAATGACGCGTTTGAAAGCGCATTTGAATTCGATAGATATCAATTATGCTCTAATCCGGCTATTAAGAAGCCGCTTAAAAAAGATGTTGATATTGACATCAATGTAGATGACTATGACTGGATCATCCTAGTAGGTGCTGATTCTTTCAAATATTTCACGGGAAAGACATCTATATCTGATTTCTCTGGCAAGCCTGTCAACGAGAAATATATACCTATTATCAATCCTGCCATGCTAACTTTCAAGCCAGAAGCTGAGAGATTATGGCAGGAATCCAAGACTTCCCTAATTAGATACATAACCGGTAATGCAAAGGTAGTAAGTTATAACAGTGACAAAATCTACGGTATCACTGAGGAGCAGCAAGCCCTTGAATATATTCAAGCTGCGATACTCGCGCCCTCAAAATATGTCGCCCTCGACTCCGAAGCTTCCGCTCTATATGCGCGCGACGGTCACGTTCTTGGGATTAGTCTTTGCTATGAGCGGGATCATGGCGTATACATTAGCGCCGACTGCATCACGCCAGAAGTAGAAGAGAAACTACAAGAGCTATTTAACAAGAAGATTGTAATCTTCCACAATGCTAAATTCGATATCGGATTCTTCTGGTATCATTTTGGGTGGCAGTTCCCTAGATTTGAAGATACTATGCTTCTGCATTATTGCATCGAAGAGAATCCAGGCAACCACGGATTGAAGCAGCTTGCTCTAAAGTACACAGTCTACGGGGACTACGAAGCTGGTTTAGAAGAGTTCAAGGCAGAATATTGCAAGAAGAATGGGGTTAAAAAGGATGACTTTACGTACGATCTTATTCCTTTTGATATCATGTTCCCTTATGCAGCAATCGACTCTATTGTCACGTTCCTGCTCTTCTTAAAGCTGAAAGCAGCTGTTACGAAGAATCCAAAACTACATTGGGTATATGAGAATATTCTAATTCCAGGTAGTGATCTTCTTACTGAAATTCAAGATAACGGAGTACCATTTGATCGTAATCGCCTAGAAAAGGCGTCGATTATGATGCAGACCGATATTGATAATGCTGTAGCTCAGTTGTATGAGCACCCAGTAATTCGTGAATTTGAAGAAGCTCAAGGAAAGACTTTCAACCCGGGTAGCACGCAACAGCTGCGTAAGTTGCTATTTGATTTCGTTGGATTAACTCCAACAGGTAAAAAGACAGGCACAGGAGCAGCGTCAACGGACGCGGAAGTGCTAGAGGAATTGAGTGAATATAGTGAAATTCCTAAACTCATCCTTAATATCCGAAAAAAGTCAAAAATTAAGAATACGTACCTTGACAAAATCATACCTCAGCTTGACGCTGACGGTCGTCTCCGTACTGGTTTTAATCTTCATAGCACTACTAGCGGAAGGCTTTCATCCTCTGGCAAGCTCAACATGCAGCAGTTGCCAAGAGACAATCCTGCCGTAAAGGGTTGTATTAAAGCTCGTCCAGGATACAAGATTGTATCTATGGATTTGACCACCGCGGAGGTTTATGTAGCCGCGGTTCTCTCAGGCGATAAAAAGCTGCAAGAGGTTTTCAAGTCGGGACAGGATTTCCACTCTACTATTGCTAAAATGGTCTTTAAGCTAGATTGTAGGGTAGAGGATGTTAAGAAACTTTATCCTCATCTAAGACAAGGGGCTAAATCTACTACCTTCGGTATTCTTTATCAGGCTGGAGCTATTACAGTAGCTAATCAGATTAGGAAAGAATCTGGTGTTTATTGTAGTGTGTCTCAAGCACAGAGATATATCGACGATTACTTCAAGGAATTCAAGCAGCTTCACAAGTGGATCGAAGCACAAAAGGACTTTATTGCAACCAACGGTTTCATTTATAGTCATTTTGGTAGAAAGCGCAGACTTCCAAATGTTAAATCATCTGATAAGGGTATTAAGGCTCACACCATTCGATCTGGTGTTAACTTCCTAGTTCAGTCTCCTGCATCGGACATTAACTTGTTCGCAGCTATTGAAATGAGACACTTCATCAACAAGAATAAGATGAAAAGTCTCATATTCGCACTGGTTCACGACTCTATTCTAGCAGAGGTTCCGGAAGATGAAATTGATTTCTATACCGAAACTCTCCGAGGTTTCGTGCAGGCAGACCGCGGACTTTCAATCCCAGGTTATCCGATTGGATGTGACTTCGAAGTGGGAGATGACTACAGCTTTAATGCCAAACATGATGATTATCCAAATGAAACCAAATATCAGGTCTACGAACGAGGATGGGATTCTAAGCTGCCACAGCTAATGGATAGTTTAGTAAAGCTATGCAAGACGAATTAAGATGGCGGGAATATCGTAAAGAGTTCCCAATCAACACTGTTAAATCATGGGGTCAGTCTCTTATGGAGGCTGCCCCATGGACATACACAGGGTGGTCAGGGGCAGCCAAAGAACCTCTTAGACATTGGACAGCATTTCTAGGACATCACGAGCCTCTCGTAAATGAGATATGGACTGCCATTAATGAAACACTTAAGCATGATGGATTTTCTCTTTCACCATCTCGCATTATTGCTAATCTCTTTGCTCATGGGGATAGTTCTTGGCTTCATACTGATTCGCTACTTGGGTCTGATTGGACCGTTATTATATACTTGAACGATTTTTGGGATTTGAATTGGGGTGGCGAAACTGTTATTGTAGAGGATAACGAAATTGCACATTGTTGTGCTCCTACACCTGGTAAAGTATTTCTTTTCAAAAGTAATCTTCTGCATGGTCCTAGACCTGTATCCAGAGAGGCGCCTTATTCTAGATTGGGCTTGACATTTCAATGTGCTAGTAACTCGTAAAGACCTTCATAAGATCAATTTTCCTATCTATGTACTACCCTCTGATGATTGGTACATAACCGATGGAGTTTTGTTCGTCAACGAGAAGGTCCTAGATGAGAAGAACATGCCTGGAAAAACTCTAGGTGTAAGAAGAATGCAATGTGGTCGCAAAGATTTGCTTCCACTTAATAAAGCTATTTTAAGCATTCCTGATATGATTCAGTGTAAGACGAAAGTCTTTGTGGATTATAAAGGAAAGCCTTTCATCTACGAAAAAACCTATCGTAGTAAATTAAAGTGCTATAGGATTAAAAAAGTAGAAGGAAAGGATTCTGCTTCTTTATTGTGGGTACATGGGATATCTCATCCCTTTACATTAAAGAGGCCACCCTTTGGTGACCCAGAATATGTGCGGATTCTCCATTATGAGGGCGAGCCCTGGCTCATCTATGACTATGTACGTATCTATACAAAGGATACTTACAGAAGAGTATAAGGATTAATGAGCAACAAAAACAATAATAAATCTCCAAGAACAAACAATAAGGGTTCTGGTCTTGAACTTAGAAGAGACATTGTGCCTCTAACTAAAAATCAGGCTCGTATGTTTGATTCTAGCTCCGATCTCGTGGCAGATGGCTGCGCCGGAACAGGTAAAACTTTTGGTGCATCTTACATGGCCCTTAGGGACATCATGTATAACAAGCTTTATGATAAGCTTATCTATATCAGAAGTATAGTACCTACCAGAGATATTGGATTCCTAAAGGGCGACGATAAACAAAAGACAGAAGTATATCAAGATGCTTATGTTGATATTGCTCAGAAGCTTTTTGGTAGAGGAGATGCCTACGAAGTAGCAACTCGCAGAGACCTTATTCATTTTATGCCTACTTCGTTCTTAAGAGGTACAACCATTGATGACGCGGCTATCATCGTAGATGAGTGCCAGAATATGAGTTATCATGAACTAGATACAGTTATTACTAGAATAGGTCAGAATTGCAGAGTATTCTTCTGTGGAGACGGCTTATATCAGTCTGATCTAGGAGGAAAAAGTGGAGTACAGCAGTTCTGGAAAGTACTCAAAACTATGGACGATTTTGATTATGTAACGTTTACTACAGACGACATTGTTCGTAGTGATAGAGTAAAAAGGTATATTATAGCAAGACATGCAGTACATGGTGATAAACAACTTTCTTAATGGAAGTTGGCTTGAAGCGGTCAGGTCCCACATACGTAAGTACGAGGGTAACCTCTCACGTGAGGGTTACGACAATCATAAGACACTAAGGGATTCTTTAGATCCGCGGAATGCAGAAACGGCGCAGGTTCATGGCCGTAATGTACTGACTACACTTTGGCAAAAATTCCTCTGGAATACAGAGGTAGAAGAAAGGATGTTAGAAACACAAGATGGGGCCTTCGTACACTCGTGTCACACCCGTTTTGGTAGAACTTTGTTGTCTAGCTATGGCAATAACGATGGCTACGGTCATCATATTGACATTGATCTCGATTGCATCGTTACTGCTGTCCTAATGCTAAAGTTGACGGATTTCCCCACTTTCACCGGTGGGGATTTTCTTCTAGAAGATAAGGTAATACCTTTTGAAAACAACAAACTAATTATGTTCCCTTCATGTACTATGCACGGTGTATCACCTGTAGAAATGACGGAACGCGACGTCTTTGAGAATAGAAGATTTAGTCTACAGTACTTCATCTCGTCTCTGACGCCGAGAACGAGATTTCCTGATGAAAGCAATGCTCAGTAACAGGATTTATCTTGACGTTACGCCTGATCTAGCAAAACTTTTGAAGGCTGAACTAACGTATAAGATACCTAATCCTGGTAACCCCGACGAACCTATTATAATGCGGACGTACGGCGTTATTAGTGATAACGTAATGTCCTTACCTATCGGAAGAACGGATTTAATTCCTGATGATTACCGAATTGTTGACAAGCGAATCCTTGCTCCCGCAGATTTCCCCGACTTTGATGGCACTTTACGAGACTCGCAGCAAGAGATTTGGGACCACATCGAAGATAATTGTATTATCAACGCCAAAGTATCGTGGGGAAAAACTTTTGCAGCTTTGGCTATCGCAGGAAAACTAGGGCAAAAGACGCTTATTATAACTCACACTGTTCCTCTTAGAAACCAATGGGCGAAACAAATTGAAAAAGTTTACGGAATCTCTCCAGGAGTTATTGGCTCGTCTCGTTTTAATGTGGATGGCCCTATTGTTGTTGGGAATGTACAGTCTCTTTATGGCTGTATGGATCGTGTGGGCAAGCTTTTCGGGACAATCATTCTTGACGAAATGCATCACGTATCTGCTCCAACTTTCTCAAAAGTTGTCGACAGAAGTTATGCTCGCTATAAAATTGGACTCAGCGGCACTATCAGAAGAAAAGACGGAAAACATGTCGTTTTCACCGATTATTTCGGAACCAAAATTTATCAACCCCCAACAGAGAACTCTATGAAACCAAAAGTACACGTTATTAATACAGGAATTAGTCTTCCTGACGGTCAATCCTTGGGCTGGGCAGCTAAGATTACCATGCTACAAGAATCGATCATATATCGTGAATTAGTACGAAATCTAGCACAAAGATACGCTATAGTAGGCCATAAGGTCCTAGTAGTATCTGACAGAGTAGAATTTCTACAGACTTGCGCTAAGGCTAACGGTGGTGCTTGCATTACTGGGAAAAATCCTGACGAAAGAGAAAGACTCTTTAAGGAAATTGAAGAAGGCAAATACAGTGAAATTTGGGCTACTCAGTCCATTTTCTCAGAAGGAATGTCTTATGATCCTCTAAGTTGTCTAATCCTAGGTACACCTGTCAACAACGAGCCTCTTTTAGAACAGCTAATTGGCCGTATTCAAAGAATCGTTAAAGACAAAGTACAACCTATTGTAGTCGATCTAAGACTTCGTGGGAACACTGCCGAAAAGCAATTCCAAGCTAGACTAGGTCACTATATCCGTCAAGGATACGAAGTAGAGTACATATAAAATAGTTCTTGACAAATGCCCTCAACGGTGGTATAATGCTTAGATACAGTTGGAAGAAGATACATCGTTTTACTGGCGGAAGCTCCAAAAGGATCGTTCACGTCATGGAAGCGCTTGTTCTTGACAGACCACCAAATAATTGGTATGATGTTAGGTACGAAGCGTATTACAAAGATTTCAGCGGGCAAAGCTTTCTCATTAACCCTTATACACTGGTTGCAGAAAGAAACCGTTGGAAATATAAGGAAGTCGCTCAATACGTAGCGTTGGCGAGTTTCCGAAGTTATGCGTATTATGCTACAACACAAGACAAAAGTCTAGACCTTCTACACAGCCCTGTGGCGGAGGACATTATCAACCAAAATAGACTACTTAGCATAAAGGATGGCAGAGTCCATTTCCGATATGAAGAAGTCACTAGGAGAACATAGAATATGAAATTTGCAGACTCAACAGGTGAAGCCCAGAAGAACCGCGCAGACGGTTATGAATTCAAGATGGGTGAGAATCGCCTTAGAATGGTCGGAGACCTTCTAGCGCGTTATGTTTACTGGATCAAGGGCGAAAACAACAAGAACATTCCTTTCGAATGTCTTGCGTTCGACCGTGTAGAGGAAAAGTTCACCAACATTGAGACCGATCACGTCAAGACTTTCTACCCAGATCAGAAGTGCAGTTGGGCTTACGCAGTCCAGGCTATTGATCTTGACAGCGGCAAGCTTGTTATCTTCAACCTGAAGAAGAAGCTTATGGGTCAGATTCTTGACAACATTAAGGAACTTGGTGACCCGACAGATCCTGATACCGGTTGGGATATTGTCTTCGAGAAGAAGAAGACCGGACCGCTTCCTATCAACGTCGAGTACAAGCTCAAGGAGCGTGCTCTTAAGAATCGTCCTCTAACAGACGAAGAGCGTCAGCTTATCGCTGAGCTTAAGAGCATGGATGAGGTGCTTCCGCGCCCAACTCCAGAACAGCAAAAGAAACTCCTCGAGAAGATTAACTCTGGTTCAAGTGAGAACGTGGACGAGTCGGTAGGAGACGAGTTCAATGTAGAAGGATAATGATTCACTACCTCTATTTAATCACAAGATTAGATGGTGAACGCTATGTGGGGGTCACAAAAGACCCCCACAGACGCGGTTGGCAGCATAGGAATGGTTACGGAAGTTCGGAGCTAAAAGGCCAAGATTTTACTTTAGAAATCTTGGAAGAGGGAGAAGAATCCTTTATTTACTTACTAGAAGATGCTGCGATTAAAGCTTATAAATGTAGTTTGAACAAGGTAGTCGGAGGCAAGTTCGGCCATGGCTTACAAGGTATTGCTAATGGTAGGGCTAAGCTTACAGAAGCCGATGTATACTTGATCAAATGTTTAGCTGCAAAAAAGATTCCTCAAAAAGAAATAGCCGAAAGATTCGGAGTAAGTAGACAAACTATAGGAGGTATAGCTACAGGTGCTAATTGGAAGCACGTGAAGGGCCCTATTACCTATGGTCGTTCTTGTGTGCCTGAAGAATTAAGGTGCCAATTAAAATACCTAAAAGAAAAAGGTATGAATGCCGCTGAAATAGCGAGACATACTGGATTAAAGTACACTACTGTTTACAGTCACGTACGGGAGATAGAATGATATTATTTACGGCGGATTTACATTTAAAACTAGGGCAAAAAAATGTACCTGTAGACTGGGCATTAAACCGTTATAGAATGTTTTTCAAACAAATCTATAACATTGAAAAAGAATGTGACCTTCATATTATGGGAGGCGATATTTTTGACAAGCTTCCTAGTATGGAAGAATTGGAGTTATTCTTTGAATTTGTTAGCGGAATGCAAATACGTACCTTAATGTACGCAGGAAACCATGAGGCAACAAAAAAAGGTAAAACCTTTCTTTCTAATCTTAAAACTGCTGTTAATAAAATCAACCCCCTAGTTCATATCATTGATGAGATTTATGAGGAAGACAAGTTTAGTGTCGTGCCTTATGAGTTCATTAAGGTACCGGGGGTTTGGGATAAGTTAGATAAGACTAAGCCTGTTTTCACCCATATTAGAGGAGAAATTCCTCCTCACGTAGTACCGGAGATAAACCTTGACCTTGTTGCTGATTTTCCTGTCGTTTACCTCGGCGATCTCCACAGCCATTCTAATTGCCAACGGAATCTCGTGTACCCAGGGTCACCTATGGTTACCTCGTTTCACAGATCACGTGTGGAAACTGGCTATATTATTATTGACGGAGATGATCTCACTAATTGGAGTTGGTATACTTTTGAGTTACCACAGTTAATTCGTAAGACCGTAAAAAATCCTGAAGAAATGGTTCCAGGTAACTATGATCACGTTATCTACGAATTAGAGGGAAATATCTCTGATTTGAGCAAAGTTGAGTCGTCCGACCTTCTGGACAAAAAGATTACGCGACGAAAAACAGATACTGCGCTGTATTTAGACAGTAGTATGTCAATTTCTGATGAATTAGCCGAATATTTGACTTATATTCTAGAGCTTGAAGATGCCCAAGTAAAAAAGGCAGTAGGAGTATTTAATGATTACGCCACTTCTGCTTGAATGGGATAACATGTTCAGCTATGGCGAGAGAAATCGCTTAGTATTGAACGAAAACAGGGTTACACAGATTCTCGGAGTGAATGGCAATGGAAAATCCTCCATTCCACTCATTCTAGAAGAGGTGGTCTTCAATAAGAACTCAAAAGGCATTAAAAAGGGCTCAATTCCTAACCGATATATAGGGAAAGGGTATTGGGTTAGACTTACTTTCGACAAGGATGGCGACCGTTATGTCATTGAAGTTGATAGAAAGACCAATATCAAGGTAAAATTCAGCAAAAACGACGTAGATTTGTCTAGCCACACGGCTACAGAGACCTTTAAGAGCATTGAGCGGGTATGGGGTCTCGACCAGAAGACGTCATCACAGTTAATTTACCAAAATCCACATAACAGTCTCCAATTCCTCACAGCTACGGACACTAACAGGAAGAAGTTCTTAATTGAGTTACTTCAATTAGAGGAATATGTGCAGCTTTTTGAGCTTTTCAAAGAGGCTGTAAAGGATCATGGAGCCGTAGTTAGTTCTATTGAAGCCCAAATTGGCACTGTTGAACGCTGGTTAAGTCAGAACAGGCTAGAAGATACGGAGCCTCTGGTTGCAAAAGCAGTAGATGTTGATGTTTACGCGGAAGAAAAACGTCATGCCGAATTAAGCAGTGAACTTGGAAATATCAAAAAGAATAACAGTAAGATTTCCAAGAACAATCACTATAGAAATCTTCTAAAGCAGGTAGATATAGAAGCCATTCAATCTATAGAAGTCGAAGAACCTCGCTCTTATGACGAAGAGCAAAGTGAATTAGGCGGACTTCGTGCTCAACTTAAAGCACATGAAGCTCATTACAATAAACTAGCTAAATTGGGGGATGTTTGTCCTACTTGTGAGCAAAGTATTGATCCTCACTCTAAGAAAAAGATGCTTGGTGAAGAAGAACGTACTGTTAAAAGTCTAAGTTTTAAGGTTCTAGAAATAGAGCAATTGATTGAAAAGATCAAGAAAAACAATCATGAGCATAAAGAAAAAGAAGATGCCATAAAGAATTGGGAAGAATTACTAAGATCAGTAGATTCTAGCCTTCCAAGTGAACCTATTCACAAAGAAGATTTAGAGGCAGAACTTAGTAACCTATCAATTAGGATTTCTAATGCTAGGCAGAAACTGAAAGAGATTACTGAACATAACGAAAAGGTGGCAAGTCACAATTCTCGTATTCAAGTAATTTTAGAACAATCAGCTAAGTTTGAAAAAGAGCTAAAAGAGAGAAATGAGGAACTAGAAATTGAGAGAGATCATCTCTCTACTCTAGACCTTCTTAAGAAATCTTTCAGCACTAATGGTCTTGTTGCTTATAAGATCGAGAATCTAGTAAAAGATTTGGAAGATTTGACCAATGACTACCTCGCGGAACTCAGTGATGGAAGGTTTACGATTGATTTTAGCGTTGTTAGCGATAAGCTTAACGTCAATATTACTGATAACGGCTACACTATTGATATCGGTGAGCTTAGTACTGGGGAGCTTGGGCGGGTTAATACTGCTACCCTTCTTGCTCTCAGAAAACTTATGTCCAGCATTTCTAAAAGCAAAATTAGCATCCTCTTCCTAGATGAGGTAATGAGCGTGCTAGACGATTCTGGTAAAGAAAAGTTAGTAGAGATTCTTCTAGAGGAAGATCTGTACACTTACGTTGTAAGTCATGGGTGGACTCATCCCTTACTTAATAAGCTAGAAATCGTCAAAGAGAATAATATCTCAAGGATTGAACCATCATGATTATGGATAGAGGAATAGACTATAACAAGCATTGCTTTGTGTACTGCGGGGATGACATGTGTAATTGCCAAGCCGGACCTAGAGGCCGACAATTATACTACGAAAGAGAACTTCGTAGACGGGGCCATAATCTAGAAATTTGGAACAAAGAATGGATACCGCCAGGTGGTTGATTCTAGAGCTAAAGGTCAGCGTGGTGAATACGCTGTTAGAGATTTACTGAGAAAGTACTCGGGGCTGGCATTCGAAAGAGTGCCAGCCTCTGGTGCCTTGAGCTACCTTAAAGGAGATCTTTATGTTCCTCAAGTCCAAAATCAACATTGTATTGAGGTAAAGAATTACAAAGACTCACACATTAACGACAAGATTCTTACTAGTAAGACTAACAAAATCGTCGAATGGTGGAGTAAAATCGAACAACAAGCGTTCGATAACGACATGGAACCTCTCCTATTTGTAAAGTACGACCGATCTAAGATCTTTGTCGTGTACGGAGAAAAACCAGCTAAGGTCAAAAATTATCTTTACATTTCCTCTCTAAACTGCTATATTATGTTAGCAGAAGAGTGGCTAAGCAAAGAGAAGATTAAATGGCTGAAATAACTTATTCTATCTACTGTTTGTATACTGATGCTAATGAAATTTATATTGGTATGAGTAAAAACCCTCGGCTACGTGTACACCAGCACAGATATAAAAGTTGTAATTACAGATTAAGAAAGTTAATGGAAAATCCGAATGTCGTGATCCATTCACAAATTTTACATACTGATCTAAGCCGAGATGAAGCTGATAAATTAGAGAAAAGCTTAATACGAATATACAAAGCAGACCCAGAATACACGATTTTGAACATCCAATCTGGTGGGATTAGAGGAAACGCAAAAACCACAAAGTCCCAAGAAATTTCAAAAATCAAGAATTCAAAACATCACACTGATGATGACGTATTGAAAATGCGTCGTAAGTATTCTCAGTACAAATCAAAAATTGATCCTAAATGGGAGTGCTTGAAATACAATATGGGTTGGAAGTATTTTATGAACATATTAAAAGGTACCGCCAGACAGAAAGTGGCCGGACCAATATTAGGAAAGGACTACTTTAATGGTTAAAATGAGTGACTATTTGACAGAACTACCAAGTGAGAACTTGATGGTCGTCGACGCTCTTAACTTAGCGTTTAGATGGAAGCATCAAGGTTCACTAGTGTTTGCTCAAGAGTATGCTAGGACCGTGGAGAGTTTGGCGCGCTCTTACAAATGTGGCAAGATAGTTATTGCTGCAGATTGGGGTGGCAGTATGTACCGTCGGGAAATTTATCCCGAGTACAAGGCTAATAGAAAAGAACTGTATAAGGACGATACCCCAGAACAGAAGGAATTCACAGAGAAATTCTTCAATGAGTATGAAGTAACTCTAGAGTTACTTGATAGTATGGGTTATGATGTTTTCCGTTATAAAGGAGTAGAGGCCGATGATATCGCAGCCTATCTTGTCAATCAACGGATTAACTTTGGATTCGATCAAATCTGGCTCATCTCTTCAGATAGGGACTGGGATTTGCTCATTGAGCCTAATGTCAGCAGATTTTCGTACGTCACTCGAAAAGAGCAGACCATTGATACGTGGGATAATCCTGTGCCTCCAGAACAATACCTATGCTACAAATGTATTATTGGTGACCCCGGAGATAATGTACCAGGTGTCTCCCTTATCGGCCCTAAGCGTGCCACTGCATTGCTGGAACAATATGGTTCAGCTTTCGATATATGTGATGCCATCCCACTGCCAGGAAAGCAGCAGTTCATACAAAATTTAAATGCAAGTAAAGATCAAATCCTGATGAATCACGAACTGATGGATTTAAGAACTTACTGCGAGGAGGCCATTGGGCCACAAAATGTGCTAGATATTGCTCGTCGAATAACTGGTACAATTTAAGGAGAATTAATGAATCCATTTCCATCATATTATGAAGAGTTTATTTTTAAGAGCAGATATGCTCGATGGCTAGAAAGCGAGAAGAGAAGAGAGAACTGGGACGAAACTGTTAGCAGGCTAGTGGATTACTACCAACAGGCGGTTCACTTAGATGATGAGACAGCGGAGGAGATTTACGATGCGATTTATAACCTCGAAGTTATGCCATCCATGCGTGCCCTCATGTCAGCCGGTGCTGCCCTTGACCGTTGTCATGTCGCTGCTTATAATTGCGCTTATCTTCCTGTAGATAATAAGCGTAGTTTTGATGAAGCCATGTACATCCTAATGTGCGGTACAGGTGTAGGCTTCAGCGTAGAAGAAAAGTACACACATCAACTGCCTATTGTAGCCGAAGAGCTAAAGCCAGTTGATACAACAATTATAGTAGGTGACAGCAAGGAGGGCTGGGCTAATGCGTTTCGACAACTCATCTCCCTGTTATATGATGGTGACATACCAAAATGGGATGTTTCTGGTGTTAGGCCCGCTGGAGCCAGACTTAAAACATTTGGTGGCAGAGCTTCTGGACCAGAACCCCTGGTTGACCTCTTCAAGTTCACAATCGACCTCTTCAAGAAGGCCGCAGGTCGTCGTCTAACCACATTAGAGTGTCATGATCTTATGTGCAATATCGCGACAACAATTGTTGTCGGAGGTGTGCGCCGATCAGCACTTATTTCTTTGTCGGATGTTACGGATGACCGTATGCGTTCAGCTAAATCAGGCGAGTGGTGGAACTACCATAAGTACAGAAACGTAGCTAATATTAGCGCGGTTTACAACAATAGACGTCCTGATATGGACCTCTTTACGAAAGAGTGGTTCTCACTCTATGCGAGTAAGTCTGGTGAAAGAGGAATCTTTAGTAGAGGAGCCGCTAAACGTATCGCCGCAAGAAATGGTCGACGTGATACCAATCATGATTTCGGCACAAACCCTTGCTCTGAGATTATTCTTAGACCATATCAATTCTGTAATCTTACTGAGATCGTTGTACGACCCGATGATACTATCGAAACGTTAACACATAAGGCTAGAATAGCTTCCATTATTGGTACTATTCAGTCTATGTTCTCTAATTTTACGTATCTACGTAAGATTTGGAAGCAGAATACCGAGGAAGAGAGATTACTCGGTGTGTCATTAACTGGCATTTGCGATAATGTCAATCTAGTAGGGAATGAACATGCACTTGAAGAAGTTCGCCGGGTGGTTGTTTCCACCAACAAGGAATGGGCTGAGATATTCGGTATTCCTCAGTCTGCTGCTACTACTTGTGTCAAGCCTAGTGGGACAGTCTCCCAGCTCGTTAATAGTAGTTCCGGCATGCATACTCGTTTCGCTGCTTACTATATCAGAACAGTTAGGGCAGATAATAAGGATCCTCTCACAGACTTCCTTAAGCAAGCAGGTATCTATAACGAACCAGACGTCATGAACCATGCTAATACCGTGTTCTTCTTCCCGATCAAGAGTCCAGATGCTTCAGTCACTAGAAATGATATGACAGCTATTCAGACGCTAGAAATGTGGAAGAAGTTGCAGGATCACTGGTGTGAACATAAGCCTAGTGTTACTATCAACGTTCGAGAAGAAGAATGGATGGCAGTTGGCGCATGGGTTTATGAAAACTTCGATTCAATGTCGGGAGTTAGCTTCTTGCCATATGACGGTGGAAGTTATAGACAGGCTCCATATACCGAATGTACAAAGGAGGAATATGAAGAGTTTATGAAGAAGATGCCGGAGAGCATTGACTGGGAGGCTCTATCCAACTTTGAATTCGAAGATAATACAGTAGGTTCTCAATCAGCAGCATGTTCTGCTGGATCATGTGAAATCGTAGATCTTACATAAAAAGAAAGGGCGGCCCGGAAGGACCGCCCTTTTTTATTTCCACTTTCCCAGACTTAGTGCCTGTTGGAAGTTAACAGCATATTCTGCTATTAATCTAGCCTTATCCTGTCCATTAATGATACGTCTAGCATCAGTGAATTGCTTCAAATCTGCCGTACCACTAGTAGGGAGATAGGTCTTACAACTTTTCCCTGTAAACCAACCCTCACCCATACCTGAAATCATAATATCGCTAGCAATGCTGCAATCCATAGCAAGATCAGGATTGGATATGAGAGGCTTACCTAGTTTCTTTTCTGCTTTTGCATAATTGTTCTTCCAGGTAAGTTGAACATATCCACGTCCGCAATACTTAGCGCCATCTCCCGGACTAGTATTACCATTATCTTTCGCTAATTGAGGACGTGATCCCTGAATATCATACATTTTAGTATAATAAGCAGTGCCACCATATTCTTTAACAGGTTGCATTGTATGAGCAGTTTCATGGTATGCTGTAGCTAAAGCATAAGCAGTCCAAGCTAGTGGCCATTTAGCTTTTGCACAAGCGCCTAATACAGCTTCACAACCATCAAACTCCTTAGGATCAAAGCTGGGGCCAAACATCTTTGATTTGCGAAGATAATCATAGAATTTAGCTCCATCTTGTAATCCATTACTAAAGAGGGCCTGAGCCTCCTTAATAGGGTTTACTATTGTTTCTTCCCAAAATTTTGCCATTATTTTTCCTTGAGGGCCTGAATCTCAACTTGTGTGAGTCCTTCTTGTACTACCTCATCTCGTGCTCCTGGGATAGCTTTCACCAGCTCCGCCATTTGCAACTTATTCGTTTCGGTTTCTAGTTTTTGAGCTCTAAGAACCATTTGTGTTAATGAAATGGCCAGAACTGAGAGAATAAGTGTTAGTCTTCCCTCAGCTCCGCCGGTATGTAGGTAGAAGATACATCCTAATGGGAATAAGATGATTGCCGCAGGATGAGACGACCAATCAGCTACACTAACGCATATATCGCACATCCATTGGTAAATCTTAGACCACATTACCTCCCCTCCCTTTGATGAATCTCATCATATTAAGAAGGCCATCCGTATTAACCACTATCGCTTCAGTGCACTCTTGTGTAGCTTCGCGTACATCTTGATTTGAACGAAGAGTCTTCTTATTCTCTCTAGCGAATTCCTCGCTGTGTTCTCTCAGAGCGTCGATAAGCTCTTTTAATAACCTTGAGTCCACGAAAGAGGCAGCCACTACGGTCCCCACCCCAGGGGCTGTCTTTTCCTCTTTAGTTCCCTCAGTCTTAATATATTTGAATGCCGCAACTATGGCAGCTATAATACCAGTTGCTAAAAGCACAGCGGTATTAACAAAATCGCCTTCTACCATTTTACTTTAACTCTCTGGCCCTTACATCGGCCAACTTGGCATCACCAGCCGCAAACCAAAGAGCAAACAAATCGGTAAGCAGAACTCCCGCAATAAGAGCTATTGTAGGTGGATTCCACGTTAAGGCAACGAAACTAATAAGAAGGGTTGCCCAAATCATAATGCTTGAGAAAGCTCCTATAGCTCTGAAATGAGCTGTAGGCCTCCATGCACCATTGACTGTTAGAGATAGAAGCTTAACTATTGCAACTGTAGTTGCAACTAGCCCCCAAATTGTTTGAGAAGCAATAGTAGCCATCGCTTCAAAGAAATCTCTATGCCATAATGTTGCAGGCTCAAACAGTACCATCAAACCCCACATAAGCAAAGTTATAGAGGAGATCCATTCAGGAAGTCTCTCCCTGAATGTATCTTTAAATCGTACCATTATCATAATTTACTCCACTGAGTTAATAACTAACTCATAGACTTGTCCTGGCACGTATCTATCCGCAGAATCAAAAGCAATTTGAATAGCTGTAGAGGTATACATTGGCGCACCGTTTTGTGCTGCAACAGGCATAAACGTATAAATAAACGTTGCCGGAGCATTAGTTCCCATAGGGGTTTCTTGGAATGTAATTGAACTTAGTCTTACTTGCATGTTATCTCCTTAAAGTGTTAATCCCCACGTATTAACCAAGCTGTGGGCTACTTGTCTGCGGTTTTCCGCAATTGTTTCCGATCTTCTTACTTGACTTTCTATGGCATTAAGAATTGCCATATCTACATTAAAGTCTGGATTTGATAGTTGCTCATGAGAGATCAGAATCTCATGAGGTTCATAGATTATGTATTTATCCTCAACAGTAGATACACTATTATCATCGTCTAGTTCTGAAATAGTAAGTGTAAGTGTGAAAGACGTATCTAAGATATCATTAGTAATAAATATGTTAGGAGACTTTTCCACTCTATTATCTGTTCTTTGTAGACGAATTCTGAACTTGTTTCCCTCTTGAGTTACAAATCCTTTATCATTACCCTCATTTGCAAGCTCGAAAGCTTGCAAATAAGGTGGCAGAACTTCTACTCCTATATCATCCAATTCAGATGGGCTTAAAATATTGTCTTCTGGCATTTTTGCTCCTTATGGCTTTCTGTAATATAGGGGGTTATGTGTTAGAATATAACGATCTTTTTCGTTTCCTGCTGCATATACGGATTGATAGCAACGGATTCTAGAAACTGATCTTGTTCCTACTCCGATTACAGATTCAACTTTTTCCCATCTAAACTGATTATGGTCTAGTACGGGCACATTGTACCCTAAACAATTAGCGGCTAATATCATATCACCATTTTTTAACGTCATAGGGGTGTTATGAGATAGGGTTAATTCAATTCCAGTTTCTGTTCTAATTTTAACGCATCTGTTAAATCCTATTTCATTGCTTTCTACTTCAATAGTAGTTGTGCCTTCCATAGTATTCTCATCAAGAATAATTAAAGTATCATCTTCTGTTACAAAATACGCCAATTTAACTTGTTCTGTAGTTGGAACAAAAGCTTCACATACTACACAATAACCAGGATCATCATAATTAGGAGTTGGTGGTGGCGGCGGCGGCGGAGCACCAGCAGCACTTCTAGTAAGTATATTTCCTACATAAACTTTACCAGTTCCTAGTGCATTTACGAGATCTGTACTTACACCCCAACTTTCTCCAATAGTAGATGGATCGGCTTGATTTCTATACACAAAGTAGCGTGTGTTATATGCGCCTCCTGCAATACTTCCTGCAGGAAATGTAATAGATCCACCCCAATCAGGATAGAAAGTCATAGCTGGAACATTAAGAGTTACGGATGAACCGTTATCTGTGTCTGTTATAACAGGGGCATCGTTTAAAGATCTCAATCCAAAATTATTGCTTGAATTTAAGAATCTTCCGTCAGCGCCTCTACCTGCTTGTGTCAGCTTTTGCGTACGATTACGTTCAGCTAATACACTAGAACCGTCGTCACCAAAGAAAGCTCCGTAAGCTACGGTGTAACCAGCGGGAGTACCTACTGTAGCATAATCCTGCGGTTTACCTGTACCATTAACATCAACCCAAGACTGATCTTTATTTTGAACAGCCGAAGGAAGCTCGATTACACTATTATAAGTAGGACCTCGCTTAAGGTTAACTCTAGCTCTACCAGCGGTTCCACCTAAATCTGTTTCAATAGAAAGAGTAGAATTCTTTAATTCATTACCTCCCAGTACAGTAACTCCATCTACATCATAAGAATTAGTCCCAACACGAGAACCTACTGTAGCAAAGTCCTGTGGTCTACCCGTACCCGATGTATTAGCCCAAAGATTATCTGTTCCCTGTCCAAATAGTACACTTTCAATACCATCCGAATAAATAGCTCCACCAACTCTCCATGTTCTATTTTGAAGACTGGCTGGAAGAGTAAAGGTATAACGCAAAGCTCCATTTTGTAAAAAACGAGCTATAACATTGTCGCATTCTACGCTCCAAATATCGCCTGGAGCAATAGTACCAATACTATAGACATAGTCAGTGGCTGAAGAATAGAGCCCCATTACACCATTCTGAGCATATAAGCTTAATGCGTAGTGAGCCTCACTTCGTTCAGAAGGAGCGACAATTGGACTTAACCCAAAAATGAAAAGGCCTGTACCTGAAGCAAGGCGTGCAGACATAAAAGCTGCATTTTGAACTGTTTCTAAAGCCCAATAAGAATGCCAAACTCCATAGGATATATGTTTGATTGAATTACCTACACGAATCAAATCTGGACTAAAAGCATTAAAAGTTATACTTGTTCCAGCATTTGGTGATGGTACTCCTTCGCCTGTTAAATCAAGAAAAGCAGACTTATTACTAGGAGTAAGATTAACATCACTAATATCACCACTATGGATAGCTACTAAAGCTCGGTAAGTGAATCCTCTTGTAACGTCTACAGTAACTTCTTTTACCACAACACCGTTACGGCTCCAACGCATAGTTACGCCGTCATACTCAAGTACAACCCAATCTCCTGCATTAAGAACTGGCCCACCACCTACATAAGATCCATTTACTAGAAAAGTGGCGGATACGCCTAATCCATTGCAGTACCACCCCCATTGTAGCGATCCACCATAATTAGCTGGAGGAATGTCTGGGTGTAAAGCTAAAATGAACAGGTTACTATTAGCTGTCACTTTTCCGCTAAGAATGCATGATCCTTTATAAGATTCATTGATGTACGCGGATTGACCCCAAGCGTACCCTACTTTAGTTGCTTTATTACCCTGTACAACAATACTAGAATCAGTTCCTACTAATGTTACAGTAGTACCCGCATTATCTGCTGGCTTACTTGAACCTGTGACTCCCACCCATGTGGAGGTTTGAGCAGATGCATTATTTGCTGCTGCTACAAGAGCTGCTTCTTCTTTAAAGTAATTTGCTACATAGTTATTGAAATCGTTAGTAGCATAAGTAGCTTTGTTAGGATTCAACATAGTTGAATAGCTGGCGATATAAACGTTTAGAGCGTTATAAGCTGAATCAAAAGCTACAACACTTACGCCTCTAGTTACGCCTTCGGCTCTGTACTTAACATAGTTAGACTGAATAGTAGCCCACGTAGGAATAACATATTGAGTCTTGTCTTTCTTAGAGATGGTTCCGTCTAATGAAATATTCAGTAGAGCATTATTAATGTCACGTGCATTATCCGCATTATACGCGATAGTGTTTTGTGCGTCTGTAGAAAGAGTGAACTTCTTAGTAAGCGTTACTGTAGCAACGGTAGTAGCGTTATAAACAGCTTCTACAATGATGCTATCATTAGCGCCAATATCAGCACCACTTACGTTAATGAAGCTTTGTCCATTAGCTTCTGAACGAATGAGAGCGTATGTAGGTGTACGAAGATTCCATGTTAGAGCAACGTCGACACCATTTAAGGTACCGGTCACTTGTAGGTATTGGACGGCAGGAGTTAGTACATTATCAACATATACGAACTCACTGTTTCTAGCAGTAATATTGAGCGTTGGTCCTGCTGGTCCTTGAGCTCCAGTTGCACCGGGACTTCCTGTGTTACCAGTGGTGCCTGTTGCACCTTGAGCTACTCTAAGAATGTTTAGAGTATCAAAGAAAGTTGTTCCATCAGTAATAGTAGCTTTAACAATTACACCCGTAGTGCCGTTTCTTGCTAGAGCGAAATTAGCTTGAGTTAGCTGGCAAGTAGTTGCAGTTTGCGAGGTCAAATAAGTTGACGACTGTGCAATACCATTAATATCAGTTATAGACCAAGTAACAGCATTTGTTGTATTTTGTCTGTTAGCAGTAAATGCTACTGTTTGAACAGTAGGTGTAGGGGCACCTGCAGAGTCATAATAAATACTCTGCACGTTTGATACTAAGACCAAAGTTTTAGCATCTGACCCTGTAACTTTTTGCCAAGAATATACAGCAGGATTAGTACTTTCTGTAGGGGTAGTACCATAAGCTACACCAATGTAAGTTCTATTACCTGGTGCTCCGGTAGTAAAGTTAGTACTTCCAGTAGCATCATCAGCGTAAACGAACCAAGGGTATTGAGGTGTACCATCTGTACCAGCTTCGACGAAAACCTGATAATTAGCAGGAGTTACGTCTGGAGTGGCAGAAGTTGATTTGTTGTGTGTAGCTAATACAGTGAATGCACTACCAAAATAAGTGACGATATCACCTACATTTAACTGAGTACCATTAGGTAAACTTGTCCAATCACCTCTAGGATTATTTCGCGTTGCAGGCAAAGTTGTACCTGCAACGCCTGAAGCGCTTGGAAGAGGATAGAATTCACTGTAATAAGCTTTTGACATTAATCTTGCACTACTTTATGTCTGATCCAATAATACTTAGTTACTCGATCTAGAGCATTTCCTGTATATACGTCGATATACGAATTTTCTGGAGGCGTGACAGTACCTATCATAGTAGCTGTTAAGAACGTAGCTCCTAAGCCGCTTCCACTTGTGAACGTAAGAGGCGCACCACCTCTTGTTTCTGAAAGTTTAAAGGTTGTCGCTGTGGGTACAGAGACTACAAAGTATGTTTTGCTGTGCTCTAGTCTATTGTAGGCCCATTCACTCGTAACCGTATCATTGAGAGCCAAACCATGAGCAACAGTACTAGTTAAAGTGTCACCTGCAATAGTATTGACTGTAATACGTAAAAGATTGTTAGTAGAAGAGAAAACCTCTGTAGTTACTAGGGTGGCATTAGCGTGCGTACTATTTGTCCAACTTAATTCTATACCAGAAATATTTTCATTGTTACTGCTGATGTTAGACGCAACTAATCCATAAGGGCTGTTAGGCGTAGTATTGTTTGCATCTCCAGAAGTACTAGTAGCAGGAGGTCGACTTATGTTACTGATAACATAAAAGCTATCATCATATTCTTTTGCTACAATATCTACTGTGCAATCTTCGTTATGCTGAAGATTTTCGATACGGAATTTCTTATTGCTCCAACCGTATCTGGAATATTGAAGTTGAATAACCTTACCTGCTTGCAACAACACTCCTCTAGGAATGAGATTCATACTTACAGTGAGCCCATATCTAGAACGATTTAGATATCTGTCTGCTAAAATTCTGGCATTATAATAGTTAGTGATTCCCGGAATAGAAACATTCCCCTTCTTGGGCACATTTCTATCAGCTTTGAGATAATCTGAATTAAAGAAACTAATGTTTCTAGCTTCAAACTTATTTGCAGGATCAGCAAAACTTACTGTTAGTGAATTATAGGCCCCTCTAACACCTTCATCATTAAGTCGAATCTTACCGATAATATGATCGGCAGTAATATTGCGAGGTTCACTCTTAGAATTAGCTATTTCTCCCTCAGCTTGCTCAATTTCTAATACGTACTTATCACCACTATAACGAAGAATTCCGCTGCAATGATCTAATATGCTGTTCATATTATCGAACAATGGAAGTGATGTATCAATAGTAATATTAGTCTGGTGTCGGGTTACATATCTCTGTTCTTGCGCGTCCCAACCAAGATGTCTCCAATAATCTACACCGTCGGAGTCATATAGGGTGTACCCTGATACATAATTTCCATTCTTTTCGTATCTGATAGGATTACCGTCAACTACTAAGGTTAGAGTCGCCGCTCCATCAATTCTAGTTATAAATACTGTACTAGTACCTCTATAACTAAGACTTCCTACTGTTCCTGAAGAGTGGATAGGTTTAGTAGTTACTACTCCACCTGTAGATATGTATAGACGGTTATCTTCATAAACTAACTCTCCGGAAACGAAATTTCTCCAGTTGTTCCATTTACGAGTAAGTTTTCCAATGTTATTGGTCATTCTTACGAATGAGCCATCAACCTCAGCTACGGTACCCTGCCATATCAAAGTACCAGAAGCGGGCCATCTAAATACCTGGCCTACTGAGGCAATCCCTGATGTAACTTTAATCCAAATATCTGATGGAGTATCGCAAATTCTTCCTGCTTCTAACCAAGTATCCAGCTTAAGGTCTTTGGTGGGACTCAACCCTCTTCCATACCTGTCTGAAGTGATGTAATCCATAGCTTGCATAGCTGTGTTAATACTAACACGACTATCAGGGTACATAGGTACAATTTCATACGTATCTCCAGTACCTGGAATGAAATCTTCATCCCAGATACTGTCGATAGTAATTACTTTGTTGGTTGCGTCATAAGCAATAATTTCCCTATCCTGTACAAACTCTCGGCCTGTAACAGTGTCTAGTCTTTTGACGACTATTCTGTAACCAGTGTAATACTCATTAACACCGCTAGCTGTTGCTGCGAGTTTCATAGTATTACGGGAAACTAGGGTACTCATGGTAGGTTTTCTCCAAAGGAAATATGTCTATAGTTGTATCCAGTCGCTAAACCAGTTCCAGAAACAGTACCAGAAAGTAGAGCTCCTCCATAAGCAATAGTTCCATCTGGCTTGTAAGCTGAATATAGAGGGGATGATTGTGAAGGATCTTTACCAACTGCGACAATAGGAGTTGAGGCGTAACTAATAGATAGAAGACCAGCGTTATCAGTAGTTGAACTGATAGTGGTTTGAATAGTTGATGGGACCACACCACTATGTTCTACATAATTGAACGTAGTCATAGTCCACGTAGAGGCACCCTTAACCATTCTAAATCTAGTTATAGAAGGTACACCATCCACATAACTCAATGCAGGTGGTACACTAAATCTAAACCTAGTTTCTGTCTGGCCGTTAGCGTCTATAAAGCTCCACTTATCAACAATTTGTACGCCTGTGTTTAATACGGCACTATTAGCTGTATTAACTAGATTAACAGTGTCCCCTAATAAGAAGTTATCTGCGTTTTCTGAAACCTTAGGATCATGTGCATAGCTATAATCATAGTTATAGCAATCAATAATCTTACAACGAAGAATGAACTCCAGCTCAGGAATGGTTGTCTCACCTTCCTTAATCTTATATTTAGCTACAATGTAAGCTGTGTCAAGCAGCCTATGATTAGGACCCCAATATTCAGAGCTATCGCTGCCCATCCAGAAATCATTCTGGACCTTAAATCCGTTATTTTTAGCTATAGATACTAACTGGGAAGCCGCCTTTTGACCTTCTTTACCAGAAAAGAAGTCGATAGTCATTTCTTGCGGATCTTGCATGGAAATGCTTTCACCGTTAATAATACCTTTACCGATGCTACTGTAACTAGCATTCTCTATAGAAGGAGCTATATAAGGCTGATATTTGGTAAGACTATTTTTATTGAATACTAGAGAAAAGACTTCTTTAGCTGTTGGTGTATCGTAATAATCTACCGAAGCTGTAGGGATAGCGACAGATGTATTGCCCCCTAGAACGTCTCCTCTATCGGCTCTTCCTCGACAAACTACATCAATAGTATTGTCAGGAGTTTGTTTACTTCTAGCATCAAAATCTGTCTTATCATTGCAGATTAAGGATTTTCCATTGATGTACATATCATATATGCCACCAATTTCTCCCTCACAGAGTGCATAAGCAACGTAGACTTCGCTGCTGTCATTCTTCAAAGTATCGGCAAAAACAGGAATACCTACTGTTGTACGTACTCCATACATAACTGGAATAGATTTGGCGCTAAGCTGAAAATCTAAATCTGTATGTCTATCTTCTGGTTCAAGATACTTCTTAACCTTGACTTTTGCGCCGATACCAAAGAATCCCTTCTTTGCTTTGATTCGTTGCTTTTCAACTTGCACAACATATGTTGAAAGCAAGTTGATTGAAGTCTCTGAGTGAATAAAGCCTTTGTCATATGCGTAAATAGGTTTAATAGCAGAAGCAGGCTGAGGGATGCCATTCTCATCTAGGGCTCTGTGGAAATCATCAGATGTGATTCTTCCTCGCACCTGTGAGAAATCACCCCAGTGACTAGTAAGACCCCAGGTAACAACGATACCGTTATCATCGTCCTCGAATCCTACATTGCTAATAATGCCCTTAAATAGGAGAATAGGTGCACCTATTGTAAGTCCATCCTTTTGATAAACTCTGTAAATAAATACTTCTCGATTGATGAAGGAAGCATAATCATTCTCACTCTTATTCATGAGAATGGATTTAACTTCTTCCGAAGCTAAACGGAATCCAATAGTACCAGAATTAATAGGTAGATCAACATCAATCTTTCTGATACGAATTGTATTATTCGCTCTGAAATTTACGATATTAAAATCACCTGATCTGGAACCCGTAAAAGTGATCTTGTCACCTTCTCTAAAACCTAGAGCTACAGGATCGACATTTGAATCACTGATAGATATATCATATTCTGTGGCTGATACAGCTACAATGTCCATAAGCTGAGGACCGATTTCAGCGCCCAGACCATTTCCATCTACCGTTATAGTAAAGTTACTGGCCTTAGCTTCGGTAGATTCAGATACGCCTGAAATCTTTAGAATTTTGTTAGCAAGATACTTCTGTGTACCATTAGCGGCCCCCTGCAAATTCTTGCTTCCATCGTCGTAATCTATATCTCTACTTGCGTCTGTTAGATACGTATATCTAACAGCGGAAGTAGAAACTTTACCAGAAACTTTATCTGGACGGGATGGACGCTCAAACTTAATAAGATGTGCAAACTCTAAAGGTTCGTTGGTGTCGCCTTCGAACCCTGGTGAGCCCCCCATAAGGAGACTTCTTAAATCTGAATGTACATATCTTTCTTGAGTCATTATGGGAGAATTTCCTCTAATTGTAATCCGAACTGAAATAGGTTATCAGTATTAAGGTCGTGTTCTATAACATCGCCTTTCTGTATTACTCTAAACTTGGGGTCAACGAAATTGATTACTGCACCCGCATTTACAAATCTAGTAAGTTGAGGGTTAAGATGCAATCTAACTTGATTAGTGGCTGGTTGCGTTTTACCGGCCTGATATAACGCATTAGTCTCTACAAACAGAATCTTATACGCTTTAAGGTGATTGATATCGGCAGCATCCGTAATGGTGATGAAATCACCTGGACGGGGATAGGAAGAGAATGCTACGCTAGTTCCTACCATTAAAGTAGGAGAACCCGCAGCAGTTGCACTTGACGCCGTAAAAGTCTTTCCAGTAACAAAAGTTGAAAACAAACTAGATTTAGGTCTAGAGTATTGTGGCAATACCACAAAAAACGGGTATCTACGACCTTTTCTAGATTGCAGGAAAGTATCTACAACGTCAAATTCATCTCTGAGCATAGGGTTATAAGTAATTGATATTTCCCAGTTATGAGCACCGTCAGTTACATGTACACCCCTATTGCTTTTGGTACGAGATACTTGATTGTCCTCTTTAGAGGTTAACTTAACGCTAGCGAAGCCGGGGCCGCGGGTACCTGTAGTGGCATCTACGACCCCTGCATCGTTTACTATAAACGTAGGGTCCGGAAGACGGTTGTTAAAAGTTGTAAATGTTGCCATTATATTCTTCTCGCTCCAGTCTTCTTATTCGGACTGTTATAAACATTTACGTTTACGTCCTCTAGGAATGTTTTTCCGTTTGCATTTGCTGCTTCTCGGAACATTCCAATTAGATTTCCTCTCTGCTCGTAAAGCAAGTCTTCGACACCCCTTGCATCCAACGCATGAATGTTGAAATTGACTGGGGGTAGTGCCCCACCCTTTTCATTATCATTCATAGGTCGAACGGACATTGGAATACCGGGCTCAATGATCTCAGGTCCCTTCTCACCCACTGCGAAGCCAACGTTTCCATAGCCTCGTGGGAGTGATCCGCCATAGGCCGAACCTACGACAGAAAAGTTACCAGAATTTGAACCCTGACCACGGGCGCCACGAAGATAACCAAGCTCACCGCCGACATTTTTATTATGACGTGCAACATCTACGCTGTCACCTCTCTTACCAATAGTAAGAGTTGACGGAGTAGCCGCAGCAGCAGCATTAGGAGCACTAGTGCTTTGATAGCTTGTTCCTGCGATAATTGCAAGTTGAGCCGCACCCATTGCACCTGAAATACCAGCCATAATATAGCTAAGTGGTGGTGGAAGATTAGCTAGAGCCTGAGTGACAGCAGCCGCTGTATTGATGATGGCATTACCCATCTGGAGCTTCTTGTTAAGGTTGAATGCCTTGCGGGCAATCTGATCCTTTCTCTTTTCAAGAGATTCTAGCTTTGCCTGACTTTCGGCAGACTTACCATCCCTTCTTTGCTCCGCATTAATCTCACGATCAATGGCTTCAATTCTAGCATCGGCATTAGCACTGACGATAGAAGATATCATAGAGATTACAGAACTAACCACAGACAGTCCAGCCATGATTTTATCGCTCATAGCTACATTGTCATCACTAATCTTCTTGAATGCGGTTTCACCGACGCTAGCGATGGTTCCCATTCCTTCGGAGAAGGCGGCAACTACTTCGCCCTGTGGTCCAAGTTTTCTGAGCTCTTCTACAGTACTGGCAATACCTATTCTTACAATATCAATGCTTTCACGAACATTTGGCTTAACTGGCTGAATAAGACCAAGATCCGGAAGACTATTAAGTAGTCCACCAACATCTGATTTAGCACCAGACAATGCCGCGCCCTTCAGTACTACTTCGGGTGCTGGAGGAATTTCATTATCATTAGCAGCAGCTCGTATAGCTGAAACAACTACTTCAGTTTGCTGCTCCGTAGCTGCCACAACAGTAGCTGCTTGTGCAACACCCGCAGTAACCAACTTGTTGGCTTCTGCAATTCGTCGGTCAGTATGCAATCCGGCGGATTGCTCATATTTACGATCAATAACGGTAGCTGCGTCACCTACGTTTCTAGTGCCCTTTAGAGCTGTTAGTGCACCCCCATATCCATCCTTAAGTTCCTTAACGATGAATCTAAGCTGCTCTTCGAAAGTTGATCCGATAATGCTCTTACCATAAGCAGCCATAAACTTAGCTTGTCTCTCTGGGTGCCACTGTGCAAGACCGTAAGCCTTACCTCCGTCACCTCGAGGACCATTTTCCTGAAGTCTGCTTTCAACCTGTAAGTTACCTACAATACCTGCAGCTTGTTCTGCCGTTAGACCAAGTTGGGCCATGAAGTAATCCATAGCCTGTTTTGCACGACCTGAAGCATTTACTGCTCCCGATCCTTGTGCAGAATTATTTACTAGGGTTCTTACGTCTGCTGCGATTTGACTAATGTTACTTTGAACACTTACCATTACAGGTAGAATCTGCTTTAACTTGTCGTCAACAGCGGGTACTTCTATTGATACCTTGTTGTCATTAAATTCAGCAGTTACCTTAGGTGATGCATCAGAACTTAACGCACCTGGTTGTGATATAGCTCTACCGGCACGCTGTGCTTGCTGGTTTCTAAGAGCGCCGCTGTATTCTGAAGCTAGTTTCTGGAATCCAGTAAGAACTTCATTTTGAGTGGTTGATGCAGATTGAATTTCAAGTCTCATAGTTTCAAGGTTTTCTCTAAGAATACCTTTAGCCATATCTCGAAGACTGTTAATGTTGGACGCATCATCCAAAGCTGTAATAGCTGAGGTTAATTGTCTGATCTGAACACTATCTTCACCTAGTTTAGTAGTGGCCATGAGCCAGTATTTTCTAGCGTCTAATTCTTCTCGTAGAGCTATTCTCTGTGCATCTAGAAGGGCATATTCGAGGTCAATCATTGACTCTCGCAATGCTACCTCTTTAACAGCCATATTATAAGCTTGCATCTGGTTCTCAAGCTGATGTGCAGCGTTGAGCGATTCTGATGAAGCTATATCTCTGCGCTGGAGGCTGTTCTTTTCACGAATCTGTGCGTTCTTTAACTGCACAATTTGCAATTCGCGTACTAGATCAACTTCCTTTTCTCTATACGCTAGAGCTTCTTTCTGCCAGTCTAGTCCCTCTCTTCTAGTATCAAATACTACCTTCTCAAGAGTAGATAGTAATTGAGTACGATCTAGGAGAAGTTCCTGAAGCTCAAGAATACGTCCTCTTGATACAATTTCAGCATCAAGATTTCTTAACTCTATCTTAGCTCCTTCTGCGGATTCACCAATACTTTCTGCTCGATTCTTATCTGATTCATGAACAGCGCGTCTAAACTTAATTTCTTCTAGACGGTTTGTGTGTTCTACACGTAATTTGTCCTTTTGCTCCTGAGTTCCTCTCTGAAGCAATTCAATTTCAGTACTTAGGTCTTCAACACTACCCTCAGAAATCTTTCTAAGCTTTATCTGAATGTTGGAAATAGCGTTAAGGGCTTCTGCTTGCTCACGTAGAAGGTCTACGTACTTCTGAGTTACCTCATAGTCTTTTTGCATAGCGCGTGCTTCTTTTTGTGCACGATCCAAATTAGCTGCAAGAATAGCGCTAACCTCATTTCTAAGATTAGTGATAGAAGCTCTACCAGCATCTGAAGCCATCTTAATCTCGTCGAGATTAAGTTGAATTTGCTCCATACCTAGTTTGTAGCTAGGATCTTCTAGTACTTCTGTGAAGCTGATTAGACTGCTTTGTAGCTGATCCAATCTCTCCTTATTCTTCTCTTCTCTTGCTTTTTCAATTTGATAAGCTCTACGATCGGCTGCTGCCTGCATAGTCTTCAAGAATAGAGTTGCTTTTTCAATCTCTACTTGCTTTAGCTTAGACTCATTTTGAGCAATGATGTTCTCATGCAGCGTAATTTCTAGGTTTAGACGCTGTACCTGTAGGTCGCGCGCCTTCTCCTCCTGAGCATATTGCTCAAGAAGCCCCTTTCCATTAAGAGCATAAATACCCTGAATAGTTGATAGCTGTGCCTGACGCAGTTTTAGTTGACCCTCAAGAACACGTGACTGCTCCTGAAGTTGCTGAGTCATTTTTGCGCCATCAATTAGGCCTCGACGTACTGCTACTTCCATTTGAGAGGCAGCTGTTCGTCTTTCCTCATATGCACTTTTTAGTCTGTTGTTATCACCGGCGTCTCTTCTAGGACCTTTAATTTCTAGAGCTTTGATCTCTGTGTCAATCTTTCTGAACTCGTTTACAGTTTCTCTAACATTCGGATTAAGAATGTTCTGAAGCTGTGAACCAATTCCTGAAAGTTGTCCTAGATAATCACGAGCATCGATGACTCCGTTACGGAAGTCTATATTTAGCTGACGTACGGCAAAGTTAGCTTGCTGAGTACCCTCAGCAAGTTGATCGAATGGAGTGCTCATAACGGATGATCTAATAAAATCAGCCGCTGCTCTATCAGCATTAACAAATGCTTCTTCAAGTCTAACTACACTCTTTTGAGCCTTGTCATGCTTTTCATCCATCTTGTCAATGACGTTGTTAGCATATTCAAGTCTCTTGGCATAATTAGCCGCCTTAATTTGTGCAGGACCCCCCATTTCGTCGACAAAGGTTTTGAAGCCTTTAGGGTCAAGTCTAGATAGAGCACTCAATTGTTGAATGAGTGCCTTACCTTCTTTGTCATCAGACTTTTGCATCATAGTGCCGAAGCTACCTAGTGCTAAGTCATCCGCTGGTAGTCCGGTTCTCTTACTAGCAGTGTAGTCACTGATATCATCTGGGTCCCTCTGAACTAGACGTGTCTTACCATTTACTTTCTTTTCGACCATATTACTGCGGAGATACTTTTCTCTAAAGCTAGTCTTATTTTCCAATTTCTCTGCATTAGCATCGGCCTCTAGCATAGCTTTACGGGCTTCTGCTAGAGTTCTGTACGCCCCTACAGTCTCCATGATAGCGTTACTTTGAACTTTAATAGCCGCAGAGGATCGTTGAGACGCAGAAGCCATAGAGTTTTGCACTCTATTATATTCTTCTACGTACTCTCCGGTCTTCTGTAGAAGAGTGTTATACTCTTCTAGCTTCTTATTATATTCCTCTTGCGCGGGAGTTACCTTGTTGAACCAATTATATACCAGTCCACCCAAAGTAATGAAGATACCAATATACGGTAGGAAACGAAGGAAAGCTGCTGCGGCAAATTGTACAGAATTACCTACGGCGAAGATAGCCTTAGACATGAAGCCTGTTGGTTTACCAGCCTTATCTGTAGTCTCGCCGAAGTCACTGATGCTGTCCTTGAGCTCTAGAAGACCTCCAAGTACACTTCCGCTACTTGCTTCTGCGATAGCGTTAGCAGCGCCCTCTTTAGCGGCTGCTCTACCAGATGCGCTTTGAAGTTCGTTTAGAGATGACTTAGCCTTAACAACTCGAGCGTAATCCTTATCGTAAAGCTTTTGGTCTCTACGAGAGTTACTAGGATCACTTCTGAGGAAGTCTGCGTCTTCTAGCTCCTGGTTAAGAGCAGCCTGAGCCTTAGCAAAGTCACGCATAGTGGCCTTACCCTTCTCAAACTTCTTAAATACAGTATTGTATGCAGGACCCAAATCGGTTCCTGCTTTAGCAGCTTTAGCGGAGGCAAGTGCCATTGCATGCATGCCTTCGGCAGCTTTCAACGCCTTACCGGAGATGTTACTCAATCCTGGAATAAGCTGACTAGAAATTGTGCTAGCTAGCAGAAGCATAAGGCCGACGAGACCAGTCTTAGATTCCGCAAAGAGTGCTGCTAGTGGCTTAGCAATTACATTAACCGCTCCGAAGATATCTTTTACAAGATCGGCAAAGGTAGCTGCTAGCTTATCGAAGGCGGTACTGTCTCCAGCAGCCTTTGATAGACCACCAAACTTAAGCTCACCTTCAGCAAGAACCGCATTCATGAAACCTTGACGCTTCTCGAATGAAGTAAGCTGACTCTCGCTCTTACCAATAGAACGAGCATAGTTTACGTTAGATTCTGTAAGCTTGGTCATAATACCAAGTTCGTCGAGAAGTTCGGGTTCAAGCTTAACGATACCACGAGTCAAACGATCCATGGAGTCTTGCATGTTACGACCTAGAGCGAAGGATACGTCCTTAGCTACTAGAGTCATTCTTTCTAGTTCTTTTGTCTTAAATCCGCCAGCCATGAACTGAGCAGTAGAACGCATTGCTTGCTCAGCACTAAGCATGTCGCCGCTCAATGCTTTAACTCGCATAGCAGTCATGTCTAATGCTCTACCGGTACGAGTACCAGCAGCTGTAAGTCCGTTAAGTACCTGCTCGACCTGAGCAGCACTTCTTAAAGCATTAAAAGCAGCAGTAACAGCGAAGATGTTAGCGGCTAGTGTAGCGTACGCACCAACGAGGCCACCGCCCCCACTACCAATAGTTTCTGCTAACTTAGAGAAACTTTTGGTAGAGTTGGCGGTGCCAATTACACCCTTTGATTGTGTGCTGTGCAAGTCTCGCGCAGCTCTAGTAGCGTCACGATTAGCTGCTGCGTTATCTCGTAGACTGCGGCCGATGCCTTGGAGACCATCTTTGACCCCCTTAAGACCTCGACTACTAATATCTACGACATATTTGACTATACTGCCTGCCATTATTTCCTATTTTTCAGCTTTTCGCGCTCCCGCTTCATTGCTTGTGCGGATTTTTCTATAACAGTTTGATCTAACCGGATTAGAGTTTCCAGAAAGACCTCTTTATTCTCAATATTTGATACCTCTATATGAAACGGTAAAGCCGTATAGTCCTTACCTAAATAACCCACATCAGCTACTATTCTATCGGAGAGCTTACCAAAGATCACTATGGCCATTTGAACATCGTGGGGGAAGTCGTCTAAATCGGGCGGCATACGCCTAGGATCAGGTTCTTCCTCCATTTGCTCACATAGTAATAAATAGCGCTCTTTGGTTTCTCCGTTTTCAATATTACGCTGCCACTTCTCCAGCCGGTTCCACAGTTCTTCCTTCTGGCTGTGTACGAAAGTTATCTAGATCAAAGACTACCTCGTTGAGCCATGTATCGAAGTCAGATGAATTAGCTACTAGTAGCTCTGCATCTTCCGTTGAGAATGGGACTTCCTCTTCTGGATCAATTCCTGAAATTTCTACAGGCATCAATCTTTCTAGATACTTGTACTTGAGACCCTTCCAGTTTTTAACTGTAGCTCTAGTGAAGAGACTGATGAACTTATCATCATCAAGGACCTGCTCGGCACCTTCTCCTCTCTTGAACTTAGTGGTCATGCAACGCTTACGTAGAGCAATTAGCTCTGGACGTGCTAGAGTGGCTACTTCTACTTTGAATCCGGTGAAACCCGGAAAATCGACCCAAGCTGACTTTGTGTCAACCATTAACTTACTTAAAACGCTCATTTTTACTCCTTAAAGATAGGTAGTGATTAGATTTCGAAGATTGGCAGGTGTTGCATTGACTCTTAAGTCATAAAACTGTAAAAATGCATCCTGTGTATCCAATCTGTTAGTAAACACTACAGATGGTAGATTACAATCGAATGAATAGGTATTCAAACTATTTCCAACTCTTACTCTAAAAGAGGCAGTTGTAGACCATGTTTGTAGGTTTGCCCTGTTTTCGTCTGTAACATATTGCTGAACTGTGCCTGATAAGGTTTTACTAGACACGACAAAAGCCTCCGGATACGTAGTATCGGAAGCCCCAGTAACATATAGCGATGAGTGGATGGTATTGTTTTCAATCCATTGAACCTCATTTTTAAGTTCAATAGTTACAGAAGTAATATTCTTCAATTCAACACCGTTTAACTGCACTAGCATGTAATTTGGTAGGATAATACTAGAGTTAGGAACGGTGTCTAATGTCTGCAATACACCGGGAATGGCTGTTCCGCTAGCTCCGAACCTTGTAAGCCTACTTAATGTTCCTGAGATGGACATTGTTGGGATTTGATTCTTTACTAACTGAATGATGCCACTTTCGGCTACAGACTTTTTAAGTAGAAATATTTCTGTTCCTGTATCAACATACACATCAACAGCATATAAGCTATTGGCTGGGTTTGATAGAAGCCAATCAAGTAACGTACTTGTATTTGGACCTCTATTTAGAGGCGCTGACAAATTAAAATTACCTGGATTAGCTTTGTTGATTACTGCTCTCTCGAAATAGTCGAGCGGTCCATGAAGCGTTTTTACGTTACTAGACTTCTCTTCGAATGTTTGGGAGAATGAGATATCAGAATTGATTTCTATCTTAAACTTGAGATTGTCAAAGACTAGGTAAACTTTTGCGTCTTTTTTAAAGTTATACGAAGCCATTGCAATTCCTCAGATACAGAAGAGGGGACAAATTTTGCCCCCTCTCCCATGTTCTTACATTATAGATAATGTGATGCTAAAAGTCAAGAACTAAATTTACGCTGGTGCAACACCGACGTAACGAATAGCATCAACCTCATTAGCAGAACTAATGCTGGTTGGAAGTGCTGAGAAGTCCACGGACAGAGAGATAACATCAGCGTTATCGTGTGTTGGGACTGTCAAGTGCACATTCGGGAAGCTAAACTCAATACCAGGTCCTCGCGGTCTGTCTCCCGCAGGGTCTTTACCACCTACGTAGAACTTGACTGAGAAGCTGTTACGAACAGCATTTGTAGCAGCTGCAACATCCTCGAATAGGTCCATACTTCCGTTTGTCTTGTTATCTAGATAAGCGGTCATTGAACCTCCGATTGTTCTAGCACCAGTGATGTGACCAAGTGGAGAGTTAACTCTACCTAGAACTTCTGGAGTTAGATAATCGAGGTTGTTGGTGAAGGTAATGGTACCACCGGTTAGAGTAATAGCATATGCCTTCGCGTCACTGTTACGAACAAGAGCCACCTGAGTGAGCTTGTTACGAATGAATGTGTTGGTTGAGTCAACAGCAGTACGAATAGCAGCACTTGCATCGAACGCAGCAAGTTCTTCTCGTACGCGTGAACCCATACCTGACCAGCTAAGAGTTGCAATACCATCAATATCGAAGGTAATGCTGACCTCATTAATTGAGCATGAATTCAAACGGTAGATGGCGGTATCGCCGTCTAGTTCGTAGTTAGCGTCTGGAGCGTTGTTCGCACCTAATACAAAGACCAGATCGAAGGTTCCGAGAGTCAGAGTGTTAGAGTTATCGAAAGTTACATCCATATTGGTTGTACCGGTACGTACAATCGGTGAACGACTACCTGCGAATGCTGCGTTAGCAGCTGGTGTATAGGTTGGCAGTGCAGGAGCAACACCTGGTGTTACTGTTGCATCGGCCACGAAGTTGGCCCAGAGGACCTCTTCAATTGCACCATGTGTAAGTGCACCCGCTGTACCTGAAGTAAACGGACGAACATAAGTGTCAAAGCTCCATTCCGCGGGTGCCACAGAATCTGTGAACATAGCGCGACCACGACGGCTCGCATTAGTTGAGTCCGCCATTTCTGAAAGTGTAATTTCAGAAGTATTTGTAGTCTGACTGAATGCATAACCACCGAGAATTGGAATTTCCCACATGTTAGCCCCGTCCACCATGTATACTTTAGTATCTCTATTAAAGTATAGGTTCGGGTCGGTGTTTGCTACTACCATTAATTTCTCCTACTATCCTTGAAAAGACCGTAGCTGTGAACATTTGTTCTTGCTTGATATTTTCTTAGTAATGTACTTGGAGTAGGATTTCGCCTACGCCGAGAGGGTCTAAAACCCCCTCATCTGTATCTATGCTCACGATAGTAATATCGTGTGTGAATTGTACGGCTCCTCGAGAATCTTGGTAAGCCAACCTGCCGTTTTCTTCAATTACGGTTTCAATATCCTCGAGGAGCCTTTCTAGCGCAGCTACAGGGTCTTCGTCTTTAACGTAGACCCGGACAGTTACCGAAAGGTAACGATCCTTATATCCGCCCGCTTGATATTGTCTTCTCTCCATTCCTGTGGCGATATGAACAGCTGGAAACTGCTCTACCTCATCCCAGAACTGAAGCTTAGGAAGAATGTTATTATCTAAATCAGTAAGGTAATCCCCACTTCCATCAATTTCTTTTAACTTTTCGGACAGTGCGTTAACAATAGCCGAACGTCTAGTTGTATATTGCCGCACTTAAACTCTCCTTGTGTAGAATCTAGAAATACCCGCTTGTGTAGCTAATTGTCTAACAGACAAATCGACTAAAGCTTTTGGGTCCCTACCTGGCTTATTCCAGGGCTGTCTACCTTTTTGTCTATCAAAAATATCATAAGGAGCTTTTTGATAAGTATATCCAATACTAGGGAATCCTTGAGCCGTTGGTGTTACATCTACAACTCTTGTACTTTCTGCAAATCTACCTGTTCTATTTCTAAGCCTAGGAGCGACCATGTTTGATCGCACTTGTTCAGGCAATCTCTTATTAATGAAATTCATAAGAGATATGTAGCTTACATCAGCTGTTGGAGGCTTACGCTTTAAAGCTGGTGAAGGCTTTAATTTAACCCTCATAGCCTGCGTGGGCACCTTAATCTTACGCTTTCTGATTATCTTCTTACTACTTTTGGATGGAGTAGTATTGATAGGTTGTAGTAAAGCACGATCCGAGACACTAGCCCCCGTTTTTAGGGCTTCTTGCATAACAGTCTTGGATATTGCTCTTACTATAGAATCAGAAGCCTCTTGATTAACCCATTCTTCAGCAGGTCTAGTTCGTACAAACTTACCTAATTCTTTAATAAGTTCTTCTCTAACGCCTCTATCTTCTTCTTTTTTAGCGTTAGCAAGCTTTGATTCGATACCTATAGTGATAATTTTCTTTAGATCACTGACATTCTTGTTATGGAACTTAGCATCAGCGTCTAGAATTATAGACCTTGTCTGTTCCGCAGTTGCTACGTGTCTTGTGTTGCTTAACGCAGCATCAATATCCTGTAATACTTGCTCTCTGAGAGCTTCATCTCCTCCAACTGTACCCTGAAGGGATCGCTGCAGTCTATCTGCAATAAAATATTGAACGTTTGAACCTTCTTCGTGTCCTAGTTCGAAGTTAGAAGTGAAACTTTCGTTCAACTTACCTCTTTTTAACTTAACTAGAAGCTCATTTAGCTCTTTCATGAAGGGCTGGAGCACTTCATTACGTAATTTAGCCTTAGTACCCGTAGTTTGCTGCGTTAAAGCGTCAAAACTACTTAAATCTCGTCTAACCCAAGAGACTAAAGTCACTCCATCGGGTTCCAAATGAACTTCGAACTTGTCACTTTTGCTACCACGGTCGTAAATCATGGCTATAATCATATCTGCATACTTGTTGCAGACGGATTTTACACGAACTACGTCCAATGGACCTAATTGAATTCTAGATTCCTTTAGCTGAACGAGTACCTGAGAAGCAAATTCGCTCTTTCTGAACCTGAAAGCATTAGCATATCGATTAGTATCACTTCTACGGAAGACTTTAATGTCTTGTTCATCACCTTTCTTACCTCTGTCCGTCATTATAGAGGTTTCTAATTGATTAATTAGATCGGAAAGGGCTGCTTTTGACACTTAGTTCACCTTATATAGGTCCAAAATAGCTCTAATATACTTAGGTATACCTGTAGTTTCTGGTGGTGGACCTACCATAGTACTACCCATAGTAGTTCTAGTTGGCTTCCAGTCCTCATTAAAGTAGTGCGAGACCAACTCAATGGCCGCTAACTTAAGATCAGTAGGTGTTTCCTCATAACCAGTGGTATATGTTACCCGCACCGACCTTGACCAATTGCGTCCAAGTCTTACGAGCCCCCCTGTGCCTGTGCTAATGTTATAAGCATCGGCCGGTACTACGTAGTGAATTGTGCTATCTAGACCCTGCACATAATAATTAGCGCTAGGGCCAAACTCTTCCACTGAAATGATCTCTCTAACAGGATAACCTGATAGATAAATACGGTCTTGCTCGAATGGGGTACTAATTTCTTCGACATAGGGCTCATCCCAATTGTCGATAATGTTGTGCCCACAATAAGTTTTAATTAAACTACTAACAGCTGAAATCAGAAAGGATAGTTTACTATCATTCTTAGTAGAAGTAATTTCCTTAAAGTTCTTATATTCTTCTAATGTGATTAAATCTGCCATAATTTAACAAAAACCTTGGGGGACCCGAAGGTCCCCCATCGGCCTGTGATTACGCCCCGTAACGAAGCGCAACGACGGAAGTTGCATCCGGGATGATCTCTGCGAAACCAAGACGCTGGCTACTAACCAGAACCTGGCGCTGCTGCTCAACCTGATACTCGCTTTCTACGGTCATACCACGAAGACGTGGAACAACGAAGTTACGACGGTTAAGAGCAAGTGCGAAGACCTTACCTGCTGCTGGGGCTGCGAACTCGTCGCAGATCATAACGCGTGATCCGTAAAGAAGACCAACCTGACCGGTTAGCTTAGTTGCCTGGTTACCAACAAGGTCGGCATCCTGGAACTCAGCGTCCTCCATAAGATCGAAATAAGCGTGCTGTGATACAATGTATACAACATCATCTGGTCGTAGACCATACTTACCCATTGTACGACGTAGAGATAGCAATCCTGCTGCGGTCAGAGTGGTGTCTGAAGCATCAGAAGTTACTAGTCTTCCACCAGTACGAGCGATCTTGATAAGACCATTAGCTGCACCTGAGGTGTAGTTACCGTCAACGTCGTTACCTGCTAGAAGCATGTTCTCAACACCACGCTGGTGGGAGCGAGCCATTGCCTCACGGATAAGTGGAAGGATCGGAATGATCGCGTCCTCTTCAGTTTCGTTACCAAGATATGACTTTGCAATCATCTTGACAGTACGAAGCTCGACGTCGCTGAGAGTGATACCCTCGTACGGAGCACCGTAAGGCGCACCACGACGGTCCATGTTACCGTTTGGCTGAGTACCGCTAGCAGTAGTGTTAGCAGTGATCTCGGCGTAACCGGCATCAGGCATGATCTGGAAAGTCTGAGTTGCAGAGTTCATACGAACCTCTCTGAATAGAGGGGCTAGAATGAGGTCGTTCCAAATTTCACGCTCGATGTTGGTACCAACGGTTGTTTCAAGTGCGTCTGAACCAACAGTAACGGTTGAGTGAGCGTTAACCTTTTCCATGACTGACTTACCGAACTCGGTCTCGTCAATCTTCTTCTTAAGCACTCGTGCTAGGATGAAAGCATCCTCTGCCTCTGCCATATTCGCCTTGATTGCGCTTCCTGCGTCACCCTTACGGTCGCCGAACTCAATCTTACGCTGACGCATAGACTTAATTTCCTCAGAACGCTCCTCAAGAGCCTCTCTGAGTTCCTTTAGCTCTGCTTCATGCTTGTCGCTGCTTTCCTTGACAGCCTTGTTGACTGTTTCGCCTACTTGCTCAAGAAGCTTTTCCTCAGTTGACTTAGAAGCGGCTTCAGCTGCCTTAGTAGCTGCCTCCTCCATGCGCTTTTCCTGAGCTTCTCTTTCAGCTTTCGCCTTAGCCTCGTCTTCTAGACGCTTACGCTCAGTCTCGAGTGCCTTCTTAGTTGCCGCATCGACCAGAGCTTGAATTTCTACTTCGTCCATTTTTTTCTTTCCTGACGGCTCTAGGCCGTCTTTCGGTGAGGGTTCAGTAGCAATTACTTCATCGACCTGACCGGGGGTTATTTCTAATTCTTCTTGAACGAACTTCTTGTACTCTTCTGCATTCTTAAAGGACTTAGCCAAAGAGAATGTAGCGTCTTGGTTGCAAGGCACAGTTACGACTGATACCTCAAGTAGTTCCGCATCTTTAATAATATAACCATCATTGGTTTTATTATAGTCGGCGTCCTTAATCATAAACCCAACGGAGAATGTGGTAAGAACGCCATCCTTAATTAATCCGTGGGTATTTCCTGCGGACTTAGAGATAACCGAAGAAATCTTAAGTCCACGCTCGTCAACTTCCAAATCAGTAGTACGTCCGATAGGATTACTATAATTGTGATTGAAGAGAATAATTGGGTTTTTCTTATAGTTTTCTAGACCACCCTTTGTCCATGCTTCGGGTAGGATTATATCTCCTACCCGATCTGTATCGACTGTACTAGCGTAACCGCTGATCTTTACGTGATCATCATCTACATCTTGTACCTTTTGAATGGCTGAGTACAGTTTAAATACTTTGTGCATGAATTACTTCTTTGCAGCTGGCTTTGCTCCTGCTGTCTTAGCCGCTGGCTTGGTAGCTACGGGCTTTGGAGTTTCTTCAGGCTTCGGAGCCTCTTCCTCACTTTCGCTCTCTGTTTCCGCTGTTCCTGCGAACTTTGGATCAGGGTTACGATCGGCTGGAGGAGCTTCTGGATTGTCCTTGTTTTGTTCAAAGTTTACAGTCTCGTCGACTTCCTTAGCGTGCTTTCCACCCATTCCCATGCTTGAAGCTAGTGGTTTTGCACCATCAGTTTCAGGCTTTTCAGCTTCCGGTGCTGTTTCAACTTTCGCGAAACCTACCTTCTTCATGCGCTCATCGCTGACACCGACTAGGTCTTCAGCTGGAGCACGATCTGCTGGTGGAGCATTTTCTGGTGCTTCGTCAATTAGAATATCACTTGCACCAACTGCGTCACGTGCGCGCTCACCACGTAGGGCTGCACTCATTGACATGTCGATCTCAGTATCTTCTAGACGTGCAATAGCTTCCTTAGTTTCTGGGCGAAGCTTCTTTCCTTCTGCTGCCACAAACTCACCAATTCTTTCATCGGTAGCTGGGTCAACATAAGGACGTAGCTCATTACGAGCACGTGCTTCTGCCTCACGAGTTAGGTGTCCGTCAGAGTCATCCTCTTCAAGCATTGCTAGAGCGGAACCCTCTGGGGTTGCTGCTAGAAGCGCTGAACGCTCAGTACGCTCGTTTGCACGTACCTGAGTTGCATGCTTGAGATCCTGATCTTCAACGCCACCAAGTAGTTCCTTACCTAGTGCTGAACCTTCTGCTGTCTTAGCTAGCATTGCGTGCTCTTCAGCAACTGCTCTAGCTAGAGATTCCTTAAGAACCTTGGCATCGACGCTTTCAGTTCCGCCTTTACGGACCTTATTTTCGCGCGCACCTTCAGGTGTCTTTGCATTAAGGGCATCTGCTTCAATCTGCGCACGAGCGGCCTCTTCACGAGCTGTCTTCTGCTCTACATCTTCACCGACTGAACGGAGAAGAGCTTCGCGCTGTGCAGCCTCGTTATTTGCCGCAAAAATAAGCTTACGAGAGTCGTTATCTGGACCCGGCTTATTATCGTTGCGGATATTAAATCCTCTTTTTGCCACTATTTTCTCCATTCTAGACCAGTTGCCGAAGACTTTCTTCACACTCTCTAGTCTAATTGGGGTGTCCTTTTCCTTTCTATATTCTTTCTGGGTAAGGACGCCTCCTTTTGATTCGAAATACTCGCCTAAAATCTGAGCAGTTCTACTTCTTTGTCCGCGTACTATTGTATTCATTTGTTGGGGTCCTTAGCAGGAGGTCTGCCACCTTGGTTAGGATCTACTGCACTACCTGCAATGTTAGCTGGGATAACGAGATCATCGTGACCCTCTTTCGGTTCTCTTCCAAGTTCGGCTCTCGCCTCATTTCTTGAAATAATTCCTGTACTAACTAGAGACTGGTAGTACGCGGCCTGATCAGCTAGTTCTGGTCTTAGGGCCTCAATATATGTAGTGTCTTCATAGACTTCGAAACCGAAGAATCGCTCAATCGCCGCATTAATCTTTTCAACAATGGGCATGATTGTTTCTAGGTAGTACATTCTGTGATTAGGTCTAAGGTTCGCGTTATTACCAGCATCAATTAGTACTGGCGGAACACCTAGAGCTTTGAGAATGACCTTTTCACTTTCTATGATGGCATTCTGGAAGTCCAATTCCTTGAAATTCATATTAGATATGGCATCGACAGTAAGTCCGCCATCAAGAATAATAGGACGCTTTCCTCCAGTACCAGGTCTATATCTTGCCGACCACTCTTCAATCAAACGATTTTTCATTCGCTCATTAAGAGTGTTTTCAGTCTTAAGAACAAGTCCTGGAACAGCTCCGTTCTTAAAGAAGTTATCCTGAAATTCTCGCATGCTCATGATAAGAGACATAGTTCTTAAAGCAGGCTGAAGTCTGGAACTTCCTCTGTAGATAGTCTTGTAACTATTATCTTTGACGTGGATTATTTCGTCCACTTCGTATCGGATGGAACCTCTGAAATCATAGTGACTAACAAAGGTTTCTTTATCGGCTACAACCTTCATGTCCACCGCTGGAAGATGGAATAAATGCATTCCATCATAGTACATGAAGATATTACCATCTAAAACTAAATCCATTATAAGAGCGCGCTTAAAGCTACTAATATCCTGGAATGGGTTAGGCTCTTTATTAAGTAGACGATCCAGTGTTACCTTTCTTACCCCTCGCACTAGAGGGGTCATTCCAGTAATTGGATCGCCTATTTTGTTCTTAATGGCTGCGGTGTCATCTACAATCATGTTGACTGCACGATTAACTACCTCTAACTTTTCATAGCACATTTGGAAGGATAGAACCTTCTCTTGGCTGCTATATTCTGCTGTACCTCCGCCACTAATAAGACTTTGGGCGGGATTCAGTTTCTCCTCGGAAGGAGTAGCAATCTTATCAAGTGTCCACTTAACAAAGCCCATTTTTCTCTCTCTGAATTTCCACCCATCTCTTCTGCTTTTGAGCAGTCGCTAATGGTGGGTCCTTACCGTAAAGAGAATGAAGCTTAAGATGGTGGTCATGGCATAAAGTTACCGTGTCCTCATACAACTCAGTCATATGTTCCGCGATAAATCTATCTCGCACTTCTAAAACATCTTCGTCGGTCTTAATTGAAATTTTGTTGTCTCTAAGCCACTTATTGAAAAGGGGCGTTAAAGTGGAAAAATGATGGAAATCGAGCTTCTCAGTGGCCCCGCAGATTCTACACTCCGTGCCTTTCTTATACCTTCCTTTAGCTCGGTCTCTAACGAATTTAATTGGGTCTCTCTTGAGCTTCGTAGCCACCATTTCTCCTTTAATTGTTCCAAGTATAACACTCCCGAGCACATATGTCAAGGAGTAAATTTTCGGATGAGTTGTGCTCTGATTGTATCGTATTAATCTGATTCACAATACATTTGAACTATAGCTAGTGTTTGTACAGCGGCTGCTACATTCACACCGAAGATGTGTGGGCAGAATAGAGTATCTATGGCTGGCATTGCACCCGAAGATACGTAGCCCTGATCAACTACGCTAGCGCCTGTAGAAGAAGTAAATCTAACTACTCTCCAACCAAATCCAGCATCACCTGTAGCACAGTACAACTCTAACTGGAACATAGTTCCTGCCACGTTCCAACCTGCTGCACCTGTATTAGGCAATGATACTGTTTGAACTGTACCAGCTGCTGCTGATAACATTAGTTGTAAAGCAGTATCTGCTGTATTCTTATAGATACCTACAGATTGTGCAAACCCTGTTGAGGGGTCGACGTTTGTTAAAGCAGCTGTAGATCCGGTTAATCCTGCAAACAATCTACCAGTAGCTTGGACAGCGGTTTCAAGACCAAATCTGGTTATGAAATGGAATCCACCGCCAACAGAACGTCTAGAGCACCAGAAAGTAGCAGCTTTAATTTCTTGCAAGGATGCTGCTGTAGCTGCTGTAGCTACAGTCTTACGATTTTGCATAGTAAGATAATTAGTAGTAGTCATTCCGGGTAATCCGAAAGTGGTTCCTACATCAGCGGCCATATTAGTACCTATAGTGTTATAACCTGTTGTGGCTGAAGCAGCTACACCAGGACCACTGATATCTACATATACAATATCGTTAGCTCCTAGAAAGGGCTGCAATCTTTCTGTTTTACCTGTAGGATCTCCAAATGCTGGCATTCTTCTATTCGATCTGTTGGCCGCGAATATTTTGATACCAGTTGCAGAAGTCCCCCCAGGAGCAGCATCTGTAGTAGTTTCTGTACTTAAAGTAACTGCATTAGTTGGTGCACTTAATACGCCTCCAGGGCTAAGTATTAATCCGGCGCCTACAAAAATCTCCTCTCCAGAGCCTCCACCAGGCGAATATCTACCATAAAGTCTAGTAGTACCTGAAAAAGTTATGCCATACGGTATAGCATACCAATTTCCGTCTGCAGAAAGATACCAACTGCTTGGAACAGCTAATAATTCATTACTTAGATCAATAGGTGGAACTAGACCCTTAGTTCCTATATTGTTTGAATTATTATAAGAATAAGTGGGTAAGATTGAGCTAACTTGTCCACCTGTCAATTCTTGACCGGCACCAGCTGTTGTCAATCTTCCGTAAATACGATCACCAGCAGAGAAACTATAGCTACCTGTAGGAGGCGCCGCCCAAGTTCCGTCTGCACGAAGGAAATTTGCAGTACCTCCACCATTGCCATTTAGTACCTTGGACTTCACATCTGCGACAGTATAAGCACTAGAATCTAATTTAGAAGATACCTCACTCAAAGTGGGTACTTCAAAGGACGTATTTGTACTAAGAGCAGCGATTAAACGCTGCTCATCAGTAAGAATATAGACTTGTCCGGGAACAAGTGAACTTGCGCCGACCTTAGAAGTAAAGCCGGTGCGTGTTCCGCGTGGGTGCTTATAAGGTACTGCCATATTAGAAGGTTCCGCCGTCTAAAACAACTCCGTCGATAGTACCACCTGTGATAGCTACCGCATTGGCATTTTGAGATGCCATTGTGCCAAGAGTTGGCTTGTTTGTTAGATCGTTATATGATCCTGAAGTTGCAACAGTTGCTAGAGTTGGTCTACCTGTAAGATCCGCATATGCACCCGAAGTTGCAACAGTAGCAAATGTAGGCTTACCTGAAATTACTGCCCAATCTGGTGTAATGTCTGCAAGTTCTACATATGAAGCTTCAGCTGTCTTTGACCCAGAACCGCTATAAACCCAACGACGTCCGTCAGTGGTAGTAACAATACTACCCTCGTCAATCTCTGCTTGCTGTGGTGCTGAAAGGTTAGCAATAGAACCACTAGATACGATTACCTGACTTCCTGGTAGGAAGGGTAGACGTGCAATATCAATGGTACCACTGACAAGCTTAGACGCATCCAATCCAGGAATACGAGCCGCATCAAAGGTATCAGATGTAATCTTAGCTGCACTAAGGTCAGGAATACGTGCAATATTGAACGTACCACTTCCGATCTTTCCTGCATCTAATGAAGGAATTGTAGCTGCATCTACACTGATTACAGTACCAGTAATATCAATACCGTTACCTTCTGTGTAAATAGAACCAGCATCGCCCCAACCAATATCATAGTCGGAGCCACTGTTCTTTTTAAGAACCTGACCTGTTGCACCTCCAGCTGGTAGCAACTTGCTAGTGCTGAAAGCGTCGTGAGAGAAAGCTACAACTGAGGTAGCTACACCTGATCCGTTATCACCCTTACCAATGTAAAGATAACCGTCTACGTTGTTGTGGGCTATCTGCCCTGATCTTAGTGTAGCTGGGGCACCAGCGGCACCAGTAAGTCTACGTGTTACTTGAAAAATTGTTGCCATTTAAAAGCTTCCGCCATCCAGTATTTCTGGAACACCTTCGTAAACTACGTTGGTAACCCCTGGATTTCCTTGAGGGCCGGGTTCACCGGGCTCACCGTCGTCCCCTTTAGGGCCAACTAATACTGAGACGCTTTGCAGCTTCTCCTGAAATTGTTCGTAGGCTACAGACAGAGATGAATGGACTCGCCATTGCAGCACTATAGGTGCCCTTATTTGTCTCCAGCCTACTGCTATCATGCCACTGTTCCTTTGATCTCGATAATGAGTGGGTCAGTTTTGACTACTCCAAATCCCGGGACTGACAAGGCCGCGTTCATAACATATAAACCCGGAACTAACTCCGCTGTTTGTGCTTCAGTTAACCACATCATCCAGCCCGGAGGATCAAAGGATTCCAATATGGTAAACGTTTCAAGTACGGGTGTACTCGCTGATGGAATAGAACCATTAGGACCCGCCTTCTTTAGTGCGGCAGTAATTGAAGTTACGTTATCCATCTCTCCCTCGACCAAGTCGAGGAACAATGTAAAACGCTCTCCATTTCTAGCCCTATAGGTTCTTTCCATTTACATACTTCCAACTGAATTCGTGTGACTATAGATAGCGTAACGAATAGCATCGGCCATGTGAGAAGCTTCATTATGAACTGGCTTCTCTTTGACCAGATTAGGGTTAGGATCCCACCTGTACCCGTCTAGAGCTCTCAATACGTGCTCCATACGTTTAGGAACAATTAAGCGATCCTGTTCGATGATGCTTCCCACGAATCCAATAGAGTCCGTGACGCTCTTCTTGTTTGCATTGATGGTGGCGATATCGTAGTCTCGCGCCAAGTCATAGCGTGTCTGCTGAGCTGCCGAGTCCAGATAGATAAAGTCAATATCCCACTTATCAATGAGCTTTTGAATCTCTTCAGCATGGGTCTTCGTTGACTTTGCGACTTCATAGTATTCGTCGAGCACATAATATTTCTCTTCCTCATAGTGATAACCAATAACAACTAGAGCGGTAGGGTCCTTGAAACCAAGGTCAAGTCCCGCAATAACATCAACTTTATGACGTTCGCTATTGGGAGTAATATTATGATCTCTTATACAACCTTCATCAATAGTCCAAATCTGACCTTCATAAGCCTCGAATGACGCCTCATACTCCTGCCTAAACTCGGCTATAGACATTGACGCTCGTGCGTCGTCAACGTCATTTTGAGACATTCTAGGGTTATCGTGATAGGTCGCGTGAATGGAGCACCACTCGGGGTATTTAGGACTTGATCCGCGATCATAAAGCTGAGCGAACCAGTTAGTCTTTCCTCGTGGTGTTGAGATGAAGATAGCTTTTGAATTTTCCTTATCTAGGGTTGGTCTCAAAGCTACGTTAAAGGCGTCCATTCCCTCAGAAAGGGCGGCCTCGTCGAAGATGATAAGGTCATAAGAACGTCCAACGACGCTGTCGACTTGGCTGACGGAACCCATTCTAATGGTGGAACCGTTTGCCAACTCAATGACCTTGTCCTTCATGTTATCCTTTGTGATCTCAATCTTCAGATCATTCTTAATGAACCGCCGTTGAAGTTCGAATGAAATCTGAGAGAGAGAATAGTTTGGTGACATAATCAAAATGTTTGAGCCTGGCACCAAAGATACACAAAGCCCAATAATATTTGAAATGTATGTCTTTCCCTGACGTCGCGAAATTGCTGCAACAACAAATCTGTATTTGTTGATTGCATTAATAATCGCGATCTGGGAAGGTAGAGGATCTACTCCAAGCTCTTCTAAAACTCCTGTAATAGGTAGCTTCAAGAAAGGATTAGGTAGATCCTCTATGATATAATCTTGAATTACATCAGCTCTGCTGATTGTTACTGTCATGGTCTGTAATCTCAATTCCTGTTCTAGAGACAACTAGGCTTCTCTTAACAAGTAGACCAAGTAGTCCGGTAATAACTACCATTAAGTTAACCATTGCGGCTAGACCAAGGTAGAATGTGTAATTCGCATGGGATTTAACGAAGAATAAAGCAAGAGTGGCAAACACTATCATTAGTGCGCCACTGGCAACTACTGTATAAAGTGCCCAGTCTCTACGGTCATCTACTCTATCGGAGTTCTCCGATGGAATGACCGGAGACATCATGACCGCACTTCTAACTTGCGTACCCCCCGTTGCCGGTGGTACAACGACGTTCTCGGCGGAAACCGTAGCAGTTTCCGCCGAGATGTTTGCATTGTCCATTAAAGCTGAATGGTACCCTCGCCGCCAGCTGGATCAACTACTGGATCAGGACTATCACCTGGAACAGTCAAAGGAGGCTGAACCTCTGGAGTTGGCTGTACCGGTGAAGGTGCTGGTGGAGTTGGGGTAGGCTCAATTGGAGCCGGTGCTACAGGAGCTGGAGCAGGCTGGGACACAGCAGGCTCAGTTACTTCAGTTTTCTTCTTTGGAGGCATATTTATTTCTTCCCTGGGGTGCCAATCTTTGGTTCCGGACTAAAATCATCCGGTCCTTCCACGGGCCCCTCTTTTGGTTCCTCAGACGGAACCGGGTCACTCTCAGACGCTAGGCGCTGGTTGACTTCATCATTTCGAACTTCCTGGTCCTTTAAAATCCCTAGCGCTTCATTTGCTTTAGCATTGTCGCGACGTGGGGTCTTAAGAGCTAGTGTCTGATCGACATTATCTCGGTCTTCAATAGTTAGTTCGTGCTGCTCATGAGCAGGCTGACGAACCGCGTTAGTTCCATCAAGGGGAACCTTGTGGAAACGACCATTATTATCAGTCCACTTCGCATATTCGCGAACTACGACTGCGTAGTCCGGAACTTCAGCATTTGGGCGTGGCTGTTCAGCCTTTAGATTGCTAGTCTGACGCTCGCTATCTGCGACCTTATCAACCTTTACTTCTTCTGCCATTCTTATTTACTCCTATTGGCAAGCAGCTTTTCCATCAGCCTGCCATAATTGCCTTCGCCAAAGTTGGCGATCTGTGTTACCTGAGCTGGTCCTTGCTCTTTCTGCAATTTCAACTCGTCCATACGCATTTTATGCTGAAGGGCAAGAATTTCTAGAAGGTCTTTGGAGGTATATACACCAGTCTCTTCAGCCTCAGCTATCTTTGCATCAATTATTTTATCGAGAAGGGCTCCCATCTTATCCCTATTTCGATATCCCATATCAAGATAAATACCATCAAGATAGTCTTTTACGTCCTTGCGTCGAAGGGTTGCTACGACCTCATGAAGGGGTAGTTGCAACTGTTGTGCGACTTCTTCTGCGGTTCCAAGCTCTAAATAGGCATTAGCTATGTCGAAACCTTCTGGACTTATCTTGGTTAACATAAACACATTATAGTCGAAATATTGGAATGTGTCAAGGAGTAAATTATTTGGGGTAGTGGGGTGTTTGTGTAATTTGTTTGCGCCTTCTAGCTGTTTTTTGACCTAATGTTGTACGTGAGGAGGGGAGGCCTCGGAGAGGCCAAAGTATAGTCTAATAACCGCCCCCTGTCAAGGATTATCTCACTAACATATGTTATGATCTTTTTTGTTGACGCTCCCTCAATAAAGACTAAGGTGATTGAACTACCCGGATGAGGCGGGCCGAAATTTCCAAGGTGCTAGGATTAAGACATGCGCGCTGCTACTGCCACCAATGTCTCCCCTCTTATTGTAATGGCAAAGACGGGAGGCTTCACGGCCGTCATCTCCTGCCGCTTTCGCTCGGCCCCTCGGGCCTATAGCGTTCCCGACATTCGGACGGCTCGCGCTATCGCGTCCTCCCTTATGTCTAGCGAAACGGGATACGTCTATAACGACGAAAGCCCGAACGCTATCGAAACCTATTATGGCGAGGCGAACTAAGATGGAAGCGCGCTTCTCAGACTTCCCCGCCGTCATCGCCTTCATTACCCTTGTCGTTTGCATGGGGGCGTTGCTAATGGCAATGGCGGGCTTCGGCAATTCGGAGGATATGCGAAACGTGTTCCTCTATAGCGCGGGGGCTTGCATCCCCTCCGCTTTGATCGCTTCCGCAATTTCTTTTAGCAGGAGGGGTTGACAGATGCACCCGCTAATGGCACTGTTCCTGCTCGGGATCGCGGTCCTATGGTTTGTTTGCAGGGGAAACTAAAATGGCACAATTTGCAGGATGGGCTTGCGGGGTTACTTTTTTTTGTGGTAATCCCCTATATCAGCTTCAAGGCAGAACAGGGAAGGCTCCGTCATGGGGAACAAATCAGCGAGGAAATTTGAGACGCCGCCTGACATAAGGCGCGCTTCAAACGAGCGGGAATGGCAACGTCCCCGTGATGGCATCGACATAGACCAATGGTTAGGCTCAGGCATTACCATTGGTAGCAGGAGGGGCATATGAGGCTATCGAGCGGAGAGCATATCATAGCACTTGGGAAGGTATATGCTGAGGCATACGCTTCCCATATCAGAGCCGGTGTTGCTCATGCTGCTGCCCTGTCTATGGCTAAGCAGGCTATGATCCACTTTCATTCCGGGTTAAGCGAGTAGACGAAGGCTCCCGATGATATAACGTATCATCGGGGGTCGGACTCCGACCGCGCCGACGCAGCACAGGGCACACCTACATATAACATGGCCACATATGCGCCGTCAAGGACTATTTCAGCAACCTATGTTAAGAACTTTTTTATTGACTGCTCCACTCTAGGCGCGCATAAGGGGTGGGTAAGGAGATAGGGCCATGTTGCAGGGTGAAATTCGGTACTTCTACAAAGGCGCTTATCGGCAGGGCTGGATCATTTGCCGCCAAGGTTGCGGCTATAACATCGACGTGAACGGCCTCGGGATGCAGGAATGGTTCGTCGCGGGGCAGGTTCATTCCGTTGTTGACTTCCTTTCGACGGACTGCGATAACGAGGAAACTTTCGAGAGGATCGAGGCGTGAACGGTTTCAGCGACCCGGATTATAGCGACGGCTTCGATGACGGTTGGAATGACCGGGATGACGGTCGGACTTATCGGATCAAGAATGGCGCTTCGGACAATTATAAACGCGGTTACATGGCGGGATTTACCGCCGCCGCCGAGAGGGACCAATAAAATGAGCGCTCAGGATGGAATGATTGCAATAGGCGGCCTAGCCGGTTTCATTTGCACGGGAACCGGCTTTGTAGTCATCGTCAAGGCGATGATACCGAAGCGTAAAAAGCCGGAACTTTCCACTTTCTGGGTTCAGGCTTTGGACCTTTTGACCTTGGATAAGGATAATTGGGTTATCCCCAAGGATGACGTCAAAATGCTTTTCCACCCGCCTACGGGGCTTAGGCTCTGTTATGAGGGTTCGTATTATCGCCAAGAATGCAAGGCGATTGTTCCCGGCGGTGGCGAGGTGGAAATACCTCACGAGCACAGACAGGATTATATTAAGCTGTGCGAAAAACTACAGCAAATAATCGCCGTCCGGAAATTGACCACGGAGGCGAAGCCTTACGAGGTGGAATTTAGTTCTTGACTTCGCTACTAAACCCGGCTATAATGGTCGGACCAACAAAGGGAGATTTTATGCAACGGCTTCAGCTTATCGACGCGGACGGAACTTCGAATATCCTCGAAGTTCAGGACGACCGGGCCATCAACATCGTCGTGGACGATGGCACGATCTACACTTTTGCAAGCGTCACCACGGTCGACGGCGAAAAGACGGCGGTTTACCGGCGCGGAACAACCCTCGACTTGATCGACGGCTTCCTGTTCACGCCCGGCTCCAACGACACAGCGACGGAAGTCGACTGGCACTTTCTCGGGGAGGACTAAAAATGGGCGCGTGGGAAAAGGGGCTTGAAGCCCACCTGAAAGGGAAGCGTAAAAATCCCTTTTCCCACGGCTCTGCCGACTGGCACGAATGGAGGCGAGGCTGGAAAGACAGGGACAGGATTGCTACGTTCCGCTTTTGTTCCTGAGCGGGCGGAAGTCCGCCCCCGCCGCAGCGAGCCGCTACTCAGAGCATAGCAAATTTCAGGAACCGCTGTCAAGCAATCTTTTCTCTTGACTAAAACTATTTTGACCCTAGAAGGGTAATATGACCGACGCAGAAAAGATCGCCGCTTTCCTCGCCTCCAAAGGCGCGACGAAGCTTCCCACGGGCGCTAGCAACAATGTCACTAGCGGGCAATGGTATAAAGCCAGCCAAGGGGTTGTTGACTTGCGCTCGAAATTGGCGCAAGGTCCCTTACCGGAGCCGAAGAAAAAGGCTTCGAAACCTGCCCGCAAGGGTGAGACTTTCTTTCATGACGCCTATAGGAGGGCAAACTAAATGTTCGATGATTATTTCCCCTATATCGTAGCGGCCGCCCTTTTCATCATGGCGCTTGCGCTCTGGTACGGCTGGCGCGCTTGCAATCGCGTTCCGCGTGATCCGACGGTTTCGGAAAACGACGAGATTTACGCCGATGGCTTCGACGCGGGCTATCAGGACGGCCATTCGGACGGCTATTTCGACGAGCCGCGCCGCCCCGATTATGCGGTCGGGGACGACGACAAGCCGACGCGCTATGCTCTCGGCTATCGCGAAGGCTATGCGGAAGGCTATGAGGCTGGACAAGCCGAAGGCGACCGCGACGAGGAAGCGGGAGGGCTCGATGAAAGAGTGTGAGCCGAGCGACGATTTCTTCTATGAACCCACCTGTCATTGGTGTGGCGAGCCAGAAGACGATTGTGCTTGCGACAATGAGGAAGAGCCATTCCTCTAGGAAACCCGGCCGTTCTGGATTTGTTCCAGGGCGGTCGGAATTCCGACCCCGAATTTTTGGCCCCACTCCTCTAAGAACATAATAGCAGATGCCACCACCCTGTCAAGCAATCTTTTCTCTTGCGTTGCAAATAATTTTGCCCTACCTAGAACGGGAAGCTAGAGGAGATTTTATGACCTACGTTGTTTTCGATCTCGACGGAACCGTGATCGACAGTTCCCACCGCCACCTTGCGAAGCCTGACGGCTCCGTAGACTTGGAACACTGGTTCGACAACGCCACGCCGGAAAAAATCGCCCTCGACGGATTGCTTCCGCTTGCGGACTCCATGCGCGCAATCCACCGGGCCGGTCATCGGGTCATTATCTGCACGTCCCGCTCGTTTCAGCCCGCCGACCTGAAATTTTTGGAGGATAATGACCTCCCCTATCACCACCTTTTCAGCCGTCCCGGCTTTTTCGTCGGGCGCGACGATCCGCGCTATGCCGATAGCTATTTCGGCTTCATCGGGGATGCGCGTTCCGACGAACTAATCAAGGCGGAACAGCTTGCCGAATTTTTCCGTTCGGAAGGCTTCGAAAGCATTGCGGATGCTCCTGCTATCATGTATGATGACAATCTGAAGGTCATTCGCAAGATGAACGAAATCGGCCTTCCCTGTCTCAATGCGGTCAACGTGAACGCGCAAATTTTAAGGAACGCGGCATAATGGCGAATATCGACAAAATCCCGAACCCGGAGCATACGGCTCTAGCAGTCGCGGCAATTCGTCTTCGAAAGGTTCGGGAGGAAGCGGATTTCATCGACAGACAATTCGAAAGGAAATAGAATGAGAAAAATCAGATACAAACTCGATATCGGCTATGCCGGTTGTGGCGACGAGGGAACGGAAACGGTCCCCGACGATATGACCGATGCCGATATTGACGCTATGGTTCAGGACATGGCGCAAGAACACGCCGCAAGCTGGGAAGGCGATAATCGTCTCTGCTGGGATGAGGATATGTCCGAGGAGGACTATCAAGACGCCACGGAACATTTTTACGAAGGCGTTTGCGGCTCGTGGTCTTTTGTCCTTGACGGCGACGAAGACGAGGACTAGGATAAACCGACCGTTCTGGATTTGTTCCCGGGCGGTCGGAATTCCGACCGCGTTTTCTCAAAACGCACCCCTGCTAAATATAACAGGTGAAAAATCTTTGTCAAGCCCATCTTTTCTGTTGCAAACATTTTTTACCTAGCCTAGAACAATCTCACGGCGGCGGGACGGTCCCAAAGCTGACAACCGACAAGGATGATTTCAGATGCGACGTTCAATTTTGGGGCTGTGTGCCCTTGCCCTTCCGCTCGCAGCCCTCGGCGCGTGCAACATTCCCGATCCGCGACCGGCGCAGCAAGCCGAATGCGACAATCTCGGCGGCACCTACCGGGCCGATCCGGAGGGCGCTCGCGAGGACGAGTGCACGGTGACGGCGCGCAATGGCGTTCCCTTCACCATCGAATACGACGACGTTCATACCGCTTCGGGCGCTCCGGCGACCGGCGGCGACGACTAAGATTTTAGGGCCGACCGTTCCCAAGTCGGCTAAAACGCGAGTGATCGCTACCGGCCCTAAATCGCTTCCGATGCTATCTCAATTTAGCAAGTCGAGACTAAAATAACCTGCCTAGCAAGCGGCTCTCGCAGGGGACCTCGAAAAATGTCCTGCCGCAAAGGGACAAGGGAGACTTGGAAACTCCCCGGAAGCAAAATGAAAAGGTGACGGTACAAGCCCGTTAATCCGCGACCGTGCGGAGCCACCTTTTCCCTATTGACTGTCAAGCCGATAATGGGTAGCCTAGGGAGGCAGTCACGGTTCCGGTCGTCCTAGGTTGGGGCGGCCGGAATTCCGGCCCCGCCCGCAACGGTCGGTTTCCTCTAAGACCATAATAGCAGGTTCGGCAAGCCTGTCAAGCAAACATTTCGCTTGCAAGCAAATTATTTTTCCTCTAACAAGGTTCTACCGGGATGGCCCGGCGACCGTAAACGAAAGGATGAAGGTCAAGATGGCGATTAACAAAAGACGAGCGGAGCGCATGGCGCGACGCAGCGACGCGGAATTGGTCCGCTTCGTTCATGCCAAAACGCTTTCCAGCGCGGCGGCCTATTACGCACTCGAAAAGCGGGGCAAGCTGTCCCTGCTCGCGAAGGAGGTGCGCTAGTGAACGCTCGCGCCACCCGTCGCCGCGAAGGGGCGCTTGCTCGCCTTCGCACTCAGCTTCAATCGGGCACTCGCCCCTCTCAGGTTCCCGGCCTGAAAGGTTGCCGGGTAGACTTGACGGAAGCCGATGTTTCCCGTATCAAGGCGGAAATCGCCACCCTCGAACGGAGGATTTAATATGCGTATCGTAGTCGGACGCGGTAACAACCGCCACGTTTTCGACGTTCCTCCCCGCAAGGATAAGGTGGCGCTGGAACGCGTTGCCGAGGACGTCAAGGCTTTTCTTTTTCGCCCCGCCCTGCTAGGGCGCTAGGGTTCGGCGGACGGAAAATCCTCTTTCCCAATTCCCCTTTAACCTTAGTAAGAACGACGGGGATACGCTGGAATTGCAGGATTTTGGAGCGGGTGGGGCTGGCAAGTCTCACCCGCTCTTTTTATTAGGAGGATTTATGGAACCGAAATTCAAATATGCCTATAAGACGCAGGGTTCCGAAGGCTGGGAACAAATTGCGTTTGAAATGAGCGATGGAAGCACGATTTTCATTGACTTATGGCAGGGACGCTTTAGAGATAGCTTTTGGATGGACACAGAAGGAAAAATCCATGCTTCGACAAGTTGAAATTTCAGACCGGACCCGCAAGGCGGGCGAAGTCGGGGGTTATCTAGGGATGGTCCTAATTCATGGCGCTACGCTTCCGGTTACGGTCGGAAATATCATGGGCTGGACTGACAAACTCCCGCCGCTTTCGATGGTCCTGCTAGTCTGGCTTGGCCTCATTCTCTTTTTCATCCGGGCGCTTGTGCGCTTCGATTGGCTTTATCTGATTAGCAACGGAATTGGTTTCACGTTCAATTCCATCCTGCTAATCATTATCGTGCTTTACGGGAGTTAAGGCGATGGAGGATGACCGCTATGAAATCACCTATGAAGGCGGCTTTATGGCCGCCTTCAATAATAACGGCGAAACCCGTTATTATATCGAAAAGAAACTAAACGAGGGCGGTTTCTTTCCCGAAGATTTTGCCGTAACGAAAAACGGCGACCCTCTCACCGTAGAAGCGCGCTACAGCGTAAGCATCGGGGGGGCAGTAAATGAGAACGCTTTATCACGCTTACACGGAGGAACATGGCGAATGTGAAGCCATGTTCTCCGAAACCGGCGAATTGCTAGGCATTTGGTCCTGCAATGACGCCACTTGGCGGAACGAATACTTTTCAGACTTTATGGAGGCTCTAGGCTTCAAGGTCGAAAACGCTTCGCCGGAATTGGTTGACAAACTCATTGCAACCGCTAAAGAATACTGGGGCTAGGAAAGGAACCCAAAATGCAACTTGCTAATTTCACCCCGGAAGAGCAGAAGCTGGCACTTTCGGAAATTCGCCGGAACCTCGACGAAGCCGAACGGATTTTCGAGGGGAACGATTATCACGCCACGGATGCAGAGCGGATGACGCGGCTTCACTTTCACTTGAACGAGGGGAGCCGTCAGCTTTCGCGGATCAAGGTCGCGGCTCGCCGTCAGCTTTGGTACGCGCAGCAACGCTAAGGTTTCTGGCCGTTCCGGTTTTGTTCCGGGGCGGCCGGAAGTCCGGCCCCGCCGCCGCAGGCCGGGCCTCCCTAGAACTTAAATAGCACCACCTAATAACGCTGTCAAGCGAAAAGATTGCTTGACATAACTTTTTTCACCTAAGCAGAATATAGCACCTAGCGCCCG